TTTGCGCTTCGCCCGTCCGTAAATGGAACTGGCGTTTTATTACAGGGAGAAGCTGCTGGCGCGTCTTTGCAAAACATTGTTTTTACCACTGGAGATCAAACGATTAGCGGTACGAAAAGTTTTAATACGCGTCCTATAGTGAATACCAGTGGGTTAATTACAACTAATCAAACAGTTTTAAATATTATAAAATTAACTCAAAACGAATATAATTTACTTTCCCCGAAAGATCCCGCAACTTTTTATGTAATTGTTGGTTAATATGTTACAAGAGGCTGATAATTTTTATTTAGGGAGCGGAATTGTTAATCGTTTATATATGGGGGGAACCTTAGTCTGGCCTTCTCCTCAAGGAAATTTATGGCAATTTATTGATAATCCTTTTGGTAAAACTTTAAGTGGTTTTAGGGTTACTTATACTAATGGTAATATAATCGCTAACTGGGAGCCCAATTCAAATACTAATATAGTTTCTAATACAAATTATAATTATACATGGAGCGAATTACAATTAGATGATGAAAATACATTAAATGACGGAAGATATCAAATAGCAGCAAGTAAACAGGCTGAAAGTAAAATTTATTTATCAAACAATTATGGCCAATCGTGGTTAGCAACTGGAGCAGTATTAGAGTGGCGAGGGGTCGCTCTTAGTTCCAATGCTCAATATCAAACAGCCGTTGTTAGTAGTGGTGGTATATTTGTATCTAATGATTCTGGTCAAAATTTCATTCAAAAAATAAGCACCCCAAGAGCATGGTATCGTGTAGCAATGAGTAGTAACGGCAGATATCAAACAGCTATAATATCTAGAAATAATTTTACATATGAAGACCTTCTTCCTAATAATATTTATGTATCTAATGATTATGGAAATACTTGGAATCCAAAATTTTCTGTACCTAATAATGGTAATTTAGTAAATCTTTGCGTTTCTTCGGATGGTAAATTTCAAGTTACAAATACATATGTTGGAGGTCCAGGATCTGAAGGTTTATTTTCCGGATTATATATTTCAAAAGATTATGGAGAAACATGGTCTGGAGCAAATATCGGAGTTGGTTCATACACTAGTGTTGGTATGAGCGCGGATGGCAAATACATAACTTTATCTGCCTTTTTTACCCAAGGAGGGGTTGTTATTTCTAATAATTCGGGTACTTCTTTTAATATTTTAACAGTTTCACCAAATGCCGCTTTTATTGATATATCCGTAAGTAATGATGGTAAATATCAAAGTATTGTTGATGGAGCAAGTAATGGAAGAATATGGATTTCAGATAATTATGGATCTTCTTGGAATCCAAAAGGTCCAATACTAGAGTCTCCGAAAAGATGGTATAATATCGATATGAATGGCGATGGAAAATATCAAATTGCTAATGGTATATCAGAACTGTATGGATCTAATGATTATGGAAATACTTGGTCCCAAAGAGATGGTTTTAGAGATTGGATGGACATAGCAATTAGTAGAAGAAGTACCGCAATTCCAGTACCACCAAATCAACCTAGCACAGTAAACGTTAACGATGTAAGTTTTACAGCAAATTGGAATAGTGTTGTAAACGCCATAAATTATAGACTTGATGTTGCTACAGGAAATACTTTTATAAATTTTGTTCCTGGTTATAATAATTTAAATGTAAATGGCACAAGCCAAAGCATTACTAATTTATTACCTTTTACTACATACTGGGTAAGAGTTAGAGCAGCAAATGAAGATGGAATAAGTAATAACTCGCAATATATTGGAAGAACTACGGCTTCAGCAATGCCTAATCAGCCTACGGCTTCTAGCGTCACAACCTCTGGATTTACATTAAATTGGAATCCCGTACCTAACGCAAACCAGTATCGTCTTGATATAGCTACTAATTCTAGTTTTACAAATTTTGTTCCCGGCTATAATGATAAAGCTGTCAGTACTAATAGTGAAACTGTAACAGGGTTATCTGCTAACACTACTTATTACATACGTGTTAGATCTGCTAATGTCACTAGTAGTCCCAGTCGTAATTCATCAACATTGGTGCAATCTACATCAGCTATATGTCCCGAATGTGGTGGTAATGCTACTTTAGTAGGCGTTGGTGGTGGTACGGTTTGTATAGGAGTTCCGAATACAAATTTTAATAGTAGTGATATTGTACCTAATGGTTTTGATTGTAATTATACAGTAAACAGCTATATGACTTATCCAACTTCTTTATGTGGCTCGGCAATACTAGGTTCTTATTTAGCTGATCCAACTAGGTGTGGTAGTCTAGCTAATATTGGAAAACCTTATTATAAAGCAATTTTAGCTGGTGGGGGGGAAAGACAAATTATTCCTGGATTAACATTTGCTCAGTGTGGAATTGGGCAAGGTATTCATACGTATTATGCAATACTTTGTGTTAATAGCTGCGCAAGTTCCCAAGGGGCAATAAAAACACGATCTTTCCCATCCCAGCTTTTTATAAATTAAAATTTATATAAAATTAATTAAGTGTACATATATAATATGAAATATTTTTTATTAGTTTTAACACTTATTTTAACTGGATGTGTATGTTTGAATCCAGACCATAAAAAAAGTGCCCCACCAATTGCTAATACCGGAGAGGTAATAGCTTCATTAGAAAAAACAAAGACAGAGTTAGACGAGGCTGGTGATTCAAATACAATTGTTGGAGAAAAAGTAGATAAAGCTTTAACACTCGCTGAGCGTTTAGAAAAACTATTAGAACAAATTCAAGAAGAAAATTCTAAGAATGTAAAGGAACCAATTAAATGAAAAAATTATTACCATTTATTATATTATTAATCTTGTCTGGAACAAGTTTCGGACAATTTTGGAAGCCAAAACCAAGGCCCACCTCAGTTCCAAAGCCAACCCCAGTTGTTGTGGAAAAATCTAAAAATCCAATACAGGACGCAAAACAAATAGTTAAAGAATTGCAATCCGAATTAAAAATTGCAAAAAATGAAAACGCGAAGTTGAAACAAAATTTAAATGAAGCTAATACTAATGTTAAAAATGGATTTATACAAATTGAAAAGTTAAATAAAGATATTACTACTTTAAAAGAATGGGGTGTAGTACAACAAGCTGAAGCGCAAAAATGGCTTGAAAAATATACAAATGCGATTAAACGTTATCATCGTCTCAAATTGATTGCTGCGCTTATTGCGGCTGCTGGCGGTGTTTTATTAGGATTACAATTTATGGGATTTGTTCCGCCACCATATAATTTATTAGTTCCAATTGGCGGCGCCGGATTATTTGCAACACTTGTTTGGTTATTTTTATAATATGTGGGAGAATGTAAAAAATATTGCTAGTAATGCGGCGGCTTTTCTAAGTTCAAATAAAGTTCCGCCTGGAACGCCATTCGAATTACAACCAGCCTTAAGAAATGAAAATCATTTTAAATCTAAAAAATTCTTTTTAGCATTCTCTTCTTTTATTGGTCTTTTGGCGTTTTATTTATTATCTGTTAGTATTTTATTTTTATTACCAACGAAGAACGAATTAATTGCTGGATATGTAACTATTTTTACAAAAACGATAGAAATCATTGCAATTATTGTCGCCGTATATATTGGAACTCAAGCCACAATTGATTTTAAATATGGAAGTACTTCTAATACAAATTTAGATTCCGTGTTAACATCTGAACAACGTGAAGAAAAAATAATTCAAGAACAAACAATTGTTTATGCGGAAAAATATAAAAATGATCCATCATATGCCCCAATAGATTGGGTGTTTAATCAAGAACAGGAATAATATGAAAGTTTTACAAAAAGGAGATGTGAGTGAAGAAGTAAAACAATGGCAATTGTTTTTGCAGAGCGCTGGTTATAAAATTCCTTATGTTGACGGGGCTTTTGGTCCAGCAACTGAACGGGAGACTATAAAATTTCAAGTTAAAAATGGTTTAAAACCAGATGGGGTTGTAGGTCCAAAAACTTGGAAATTCGTAACAACAATTTCAAATAATACCCCTCTTTCGCAACGCTGGCCAAAACAAGATTATAATAGTATGGTTAACTTTTATGGGCCAGTTGGGGAGAATCAAACAAAACTAGAAGTTCCTTATAGATTAAAATTAGCTTGGGCGCCATCTACAACTTTAACTAAAATTACTTGCCATGAAAAAGTTGCAAAATCACTTTATATAATTTTTGAGAATACTTTAAAAATATATGGGGAAAAAGAAATTTCTCGTTTAAAATTAGACTTATTTGGCGGCTGTTTAAATGTTCGTCGTATGCGCGGAGGATCATCATGGTCAATACATAGTTGGGGCGCTGCAATAGATCTTGATCCAGATAATAATCAATTAAAATGGTCGAAGCCTAAAGCAACATTAAGTCGTTCTGAATATAATGATTTTTGGAAAATTGTAGAATCAGAAGGTTGGACGAGCCTAGGAAAAGAACGTAATTTTGATTGGATGCATTTTCAAGCAGCTTATTTATAATAAAATTATAAAAATTAGTGTAATATATTTATAATAACAAAATGCCGACTTACGAAGATGAGCCAGTAAAAAATGTTGACCCCTTAACTGGGTTTGACTTGTCCGATTTACTTTTTTCTTTCTCGCGCCCTATCTCTTTGTGCGCGATGGAGCTAGATAAATTTGAAAATAATAAAATTGTTATTAGCAATAAACTCAAAAATGTTGCCCTATTAGAAGAACAAAGTGTAAATTTACAAATGGATAAAATGAAAGATTTTAAATACTCGATTCGTTTTGATGGTATTATTGTACAAGCGATGGTTTCATCTGATGAAGATAAATATTTAGCAGTAGCATCTGTTGACCAATTAAAAGAATATCTTCCTAAGAATGTTGATCTTGATGTTAACCGTGATTTGATGGGCGTTGCTTTTGATGCCTTCGTTGTTAATCGCGGAAATAAAAATGGACACATTATTAGCACGGACGTTGCACTAGCAATGGTTGAAAATTTTATTAATAAGCCTTTTAATATTGAACATAACCGTAAAGTCGTTGTCGGGGTTTGTACTGGTTATGGATTTAGTGAATTCGGGAGTAGTAAGCCTTTGACTTTAGAAGAGGTTAAAGCGATGAAAGATCCTTTTAACGTTGTCCTTTCTGGATATGTATGGAAAATTGTAAATCCAGATTTTGCCTCCGAGCTTGTAGAAAGTAGTGACCCATCTTCTAATAAATATCTTTCGGTTAGCGCAAGTTGGGAGCTTGGATTTAATGAATTTAATGTAGCTAAAGGAAATAAAAATTTAGCTGATGCAACTATTGTAGAAAAAGAAGAGGAGATCGTAGAATTAAAAGATCGTCTCAAGGTTTTTGGTGGTAATGGTTATACAGAAGATGGCGAGATAGTTCTTTTAAATCTTCAAGGAAATGTTCTTCCTTTGGGTATCGGTTTTACTAATACTCCAGCCGCCGAAGTTAGTGGCGTTGTTATTTCTTATGATAAACCACAAGTAGAAAAAGAATCCAAAGCTTCTATGTATGAAGTTAAAGAAGGTGTAGAAGGATGTAATGGATTTGCTATCCTTGAAGATGGAGAATTAGATAAATGCTTTTCTACAAAAGAAGAAGCAGAAAATTATATAAAAATGGAAAAAGAAGATGAAATGGAAGATAAAGAAGAAAATGAATTAGAATCATCTGAAATTAAAATGAATAAAAAAAGTGTCCAAGAAGAAAATAATAATGTAAAAAATAATATGCAATTAAATAATATTGATGATATTACGGAAGATTCCATTAAGGAAATTGCTGCAAGCCAAGTTCGTGAATTTATTTCGAATCGTATTGCAGACCTTGCAAAAGAATGGCAATCGAAAGTTGAAGAAAAAGAAACAGCACTCCAAGCCGCAGAAGATCAAATTGCTGCATTAAAGATTGATCTCGAATCAATCAAGGCTGACAGTGAAAAAGTAAAAGAAGAGTTCACAAAAATTCAAGAAGATCTCAAAGCCAAAGAAATTGAAGCTAATTTTCAACGCAGAATGGCCTTGCTTGATGAAGAGTTCGATCTTACTGATGAAGATCGTAGTATCATCGCAGAAGATTTAAACACCATTGAAAACGATGAACAATTCGAAAAATGGTATAAGAAGTTTTCTACATTCGCTGCCGCTAAGAAAAAAGCTATGAAAGCTGAATACAAAAAAGAAGCCGAAATGAAAAAAGAAGAAATGAAAGAAGAAAAAGCTTCTGAAGTCTTAGCTAGCGAAGAAAAAACTGTAGAAGAAGTAATTTCGAGTGCAGAGGTAACGGAAGAAGTCCTTCCAAACGCTTCCTCTCCTCAAGAAGTTTCACTGGTTGAAAAAATCGGTGCGGCTTTCAATAAAAACAGCGTAAAAATTAAATAAAAAAAAGAAAGATAAAATATTATGGCAAATTTAAAACCATTTAGAGATTACGATGAGCACGATGTAATTAACCTCTTCGCCGTCAATGCCGCAACTGCCAATAAAGGTACTGTTGTAACAGCTGATAGCGTTGGAGTTAATTTGAAAGATGCTCTCGCTTTGGACAACCTCTCGCCATTTGGCAATACTCTTTCCGCAGAATTCAATGTTCCTTGGACTGTTAGCCCAGCCGCTTCTGGCGCTGCTAAAGGCCAAATCGTTGGACTTCTCTTGAAAGATGTTCGTCAATCCGATGAGAACGGTGAACAATTAAAATTCAACCCCCGCAAGGCAGCTGAGATGGATGTCATCATCAGTGGTCAAGCATGCCCCATTCTTACGAAGGGTCTTGTTCTTGTTAACGGTATTGTTGGCAACCCAGGGTTCGGTAGCGGCGCCGCTGTTTCCGATGCTGGTGGTGGAGACCTTAAAGTAGTTGCCTATGGCAGCGCAACAGTTGGTAAATTCCTCGGACCTAAAAACGACGAAGGATATGCTTTACTCAAGGTAGAACTCTAATCAATTAGAAAAAATTATAAAAATATGAAAATTCAATTCGATAAAAATCCTGAGCAAATCGAGCTTATCAAAGCTCTTGCGTCAGATAACAAAACAGTTGCCGTAGAAGCCCAAGAAGCTTTTGCAGCATTCATCAGCGATGTCGTTCAGCAAGTTCTTTTACAAGCTGGTACAGCTTCAATGATTTATCGTGACGTAGAATTTGACGAAGACGATTCTCCTTCGATTCCTCTCGACTTATACTATGGTCTTAACGAAGGTCACATCAGCGTTTGGTCACAAACTGTTGGTGGCGGACTTCCTACAAACTTTGTCCAAGGCATGCAAGAAATGAAGGTTAATACCTATCGTCTTGACAGCGCAATCAGTATGGATAAGCGTTATGTTCGTAGAGCCCGTCTCGACGTTGTAGCCGCTGGTTTAGAACGTATGGCCAATGAAATTCTTGTTAAACAAGAACGTAATGCTTGGGCTGTTATTCTCAAACTCTTGGCGGAAGCTTCCACAAACAGCACCAAACACGTTTTCCGTGTCGGTACTGCTGGAACTTTCCAACTCGATGATATGAACAAGCTTTGGACTTTAGTCCGTAGACTCAATGCTGCTTACACAGGCGGTACACCACAAGCTCTTCAGAGCCGTGGTTTGACCGACATCTTCGTAAGCCCAGAAGTCAAAGAACAAATTCGTGCATTTGCTTATCAGCCAATGAACACACGCTCAGGCGCTGTTACTACAAGTGGTGCTACCTCGGTAGCTCTTCCTGACAGCGTTCGTGAAGAAATCTATCGTGCTGCTGGTACGAACGAAATCTTCGGCGTAACAATTCATGAATTGCTTGAACTCGGTGAAGGCCGTAAATATAATGACTTGTTTGATACCTTTGCAGGTACCACACAATTCAATACTTATGGAGCCGCTGGTGGAACAACATTCACAAGCGCAACCGATGAGTTAATTCTCGGTATTGATGCAAGCCGTAACGCTTTCTTGCGCCCAGTCGCAATTCAAAGCGAAGGCCGTGGTCAAGTCAAGGTTCTTCCTGACGATCAATTCTTGGCTCGTAGCCAAAAAGTTGGTTTCTACAGTTATGTAGAAGAAGGCCGCGTAGCTGTTGACGCTCGTGCAGCTGTTGGTTTAATTGTATAATTAAACAAATAGTTTAAAAATTAAGGGCCACCCGAAAGGGTGGCTCTTTTTTTATAAAAATTAGATTATTATTATATAAAATAATATAATATTTAAGATGAATACTCAACCTAAAAAGAAAAGAGGTCGCCCTTCAAAAAAAGAAATGTTACAAGTGCACGGAAAAGAAGAGAAAAATCAAAAACCACCCTCTTCTTTAGATGAAATTTTGGGAGAAACTCTTTCGATATACACAGCTAATAGCTCAGAAGAATATCGTGGACAATTAGCTGAAATGAATATGACCGATTTGCAAGCGCATGCATATAAGATTGGGCTAGTCCCCACGCCAGATAGAAAAGTTCTTACAGATCGTTTAGCCCAAGAATTCGTTAAATGGAATTCAAGATATGGTAGTAATGTCGCTACTGGCCAAGTTAAATCCGTTGATGATTTAGATGCTAAAGCTAAAAAGATCTTAAGAGAAGGTGCCTAATTTTTGTGTAAAATAAGATGTGAATTGCACATACTCTTTTTCTCAGTTTGTAAATAACGTTTATAATGATTTAGGAAGTCCGTCTTCTTACCCTATAAGTCGTTTGTCTGGATGGTTTTTAGATAATGCCAATGCTGGAAAATTAAACAATTTAATTGGCGTACAGATTTCTGGGGTTTGTTTTCAAGATTCATCTGGGGTTATTACTGGTTATGGTTTATTACCAGAACCATCTTCTGACCAATACTCAATTTATAAAATGATATTCGATTGTGAATATTTTAAAAATGAAGCTAGAAATGCCGCATCTAGCGCAATGACAATTGGAAATGATTGGACAAGTTTAAGAGAGGGTGATAGCGCTATTACCAAAATTAATAAAAACGAAATTTCTAAAAACTTTAGAGGACTTGCTCAAGATTGTAAAGCAGAATTAGATAAAGCTGTTAAAATGTATCTTAAATATAATGCTATTCCAGACCAAGTTGTCGGAGATGACACAGAAGGCGTATCACATTATATAATTCAAGAATACCAAAGAACATTAAATTAATATGCCGAGTTTAGTTTCAGACAGTGATAAGTTAGTATATGCAAATGAATTTAATAATATTCATGATACGTTCGCTAGACCCGTTATTGCCTGGAAAACTCCAGAACGTGTAGTTGTTTCGAGTGATCCAAATTATAATTTTTTATATAATGATCAAGAATCTATAGAAGTAACATATATTCCAATTAGTGGTACTTTTGATTGCCGTATTCAATGGCAAGATCCATCTAAGATGATGGGGTTTCCCGAAATTCGTGAAGAAATTCGTGGTAACATTTGTAGAATTAAAGCGAAAAAAGATTTTGTTGATTTTATTAGTGATGCAGAAAAAATTGAAATTGATGGTCGCCCAGTACAAGCACTTGGAACAAATCGACCACATGGACTTTTTAATATAGATTTCTATACATTATTTTTTAAGGAGAGCGAGTAATGGGTGGAAGAATTAATAAAAAAGCTATCGAGAAAGTGATTTTCACTAATCGTACGGTAAAAAAAATGGTTCGTGATATTGTTGAAAAAGAAGTAGAAAAAGAAAAAGCATTATTTCGTGCAGATTTTGAATCTCATCCTGTCACTCAGGAATTAGATGGCGGAGAAACGGCTTCTAATAATTCTGGAACTCTTGGCGGTTATGGTAATTTATTTTCTTTTTTAGGTTTTAATAGTGGGGCGAATCCAACAGCTCCAGTCAAAACTTTAATTCAAAAAATTGCATTAGATCGTAATGTTCAAAGCAGCGGTAATATTTTTAAATTTAAAGTTAATATACCATCAAAAGAAGATTTCGCCGCAGTTAGTCGAATGCCGTGGGAGGGTGGGCGTAGTTGGTTATTAGATATCGAACGTGGAATTTCGGGTTTAGGGGCTTATTTGTATGGACGATTTAAAAGCTCTCGCTCTGGGACGGGTATCCAAAGTAAATATAATTATACGAATCGTAGGTTTCAAAATGTAAAATACTTTAGTGAGATGTATTCTAAATTTCTTAGAAGATTAGGAGTCAAATAATGAAAGCTACTTATATTACAAATTTAATGTCAAGTTTTTATTTGTGGTTAGACCATGAAATTTTAACTCGTGGCGAAGCATTTACAAATTATAGTGGAAAACTATATAGTTCACCAGATCCAAATTTTCCAACAAATTCTGTTTATAGCTCACCTTTTCGTCAATGGGTTTATGATGTTAGCGTGCCAAATGCAAACATTCCTTCTGGAATTTTTATAAATGGCAATCGTGTTAATCGTGGCGTCAGTGGTTTGAGTATTGATTTTAATAAAGGCCGTGCAATTTTAAATAGTGGTATTAATTCTAATAATATTACCGCAAATTATAGTTTAAAAGAGTATAATATATATTATACAGACGAACGTGAAGAAAAATTACTTTTCGAAAAAGCTTATAATGTTACCCCTAAAGTAACTCAAGTTACTGGTGGATTAGGATACTTAGATACGCCATATCCATGTATTTTTATTAAACATCGTAGAGGAGAAAACATTCCATTTGCTTTTGGTGGTGAAGATTCTACTGAAACAATGGTGCGTTGTATAATTTTAGCCTCTAATAGTTTTTCTTTAGATGGTGTTATTTCTATTTTAAGCGATACTGCTAGAAAGGTTTTTCCAGTATTTGCTTCTGAAGATTTTCCATTTAATTATTTTGGAGATTTTAAGCCAGGGAATAACAATTTTAATTATGTCGCCCTATGTAAAAATCAACCATCAAATAGTCTTGTATATATTGATAGAGTTACTGTTTCAAAATTAGATGAGATTGACAACGCAAAAATTAATAAAAAATGTGTTGCTGCTATTGTAGATTTCGAATTATCAGATTTAAGATCTCCTAGAATATATGATCAACAAGAACCACAACCTCCCGAAATAATTCCTGGATTACTTTCTAGTGTAAATGTGCAAAATGGTGGACGGTCAAACTTGAATGGAACGTTTGTTTATACTACCGAATTTCAAGGTAAGCCATATTATAATAAAAATGGTGATGGAAATTTATTTATAGCATGGTTTGAAAATCAATGGAATATTTTCGATTTTTCAGAAAACGCTTTAGACGCAATTTATTGGAGTCCTGAGAACGTATTATATCCATGGTTAGTAAATACTTGGTACACAATTAATAGTGTTTATTTACCAGTACCTAGCGTTGATCAAATTATTTAATAATTAAATTTTTTAAGAGTGTCTCTAATAAAAATGTAATGTAATTATAAGTATGGCAAGAAATAGAACAATTTACCAAGTATTAGCTCTTTATGCAAGTCAAGTTGGCGCAACTGGCATGCAAACAGGTGCAAATGATATTAAACAACTTTCTCGCGTACAAAGTTTTGACGAAGATTTTACTCGTAATTTTACAGATGTGAACCAGTTCGGAAACTTGGCCGCTATTGATCGTATCGAAGTTGAAAATCCAGATGTTACAGCAAGCTTTTCTTATTTCTTAACAAATGGTCAAAACGAAGAAAATCTTGGATTGAATGTTTATGGGACTGGAACAGCTTCTACAGACCTGCGTTCTTGTATTTCTGGGCTTTTAACAAAAGCAACGGATGAAAAAAACTATTACCTATTAATTGCAGAAGAAGGTAATGACGCTGCTGGTTATGCAGGAGCAAAGAGTGGCGTAATTGGTGTTGGTAATGGTTTCTTAACATCTTATAGTGTTAACGCTGCAGTTGGCGAAATTCCAACAGCTGATATCGAAATTGAAGGCTTAAATGTCCGCGTATATGGAAACGTCACTGGTAATGCGATTATTCCAGCTATTAATCCAGTTGATGGAACTAATTTATCAAATCGATTCTATCGTTTACCACGAGCTGCTTCAATTACTGGTGTAAATATTCCAGCAGCTTTACAGCCAGGGGATATTCTTTTCAGTCTTGCTAGCAATGATACGATTGGTTTTGACGCTGTAGATTTAAAAGTTCAAGATTTTACTTTATCATTTGATCTTTCTCGTACTCCACTTCAAAAATTAGGTAATCGTTTCGCGTTCTCTCGTGAAATTGATTTCCCAGTTACGGCGACTCTTGAAGTCAATGCTGAAGTTGGCGACTTACAAGATGGTAACTTGGCTGATATTCTTTGCAGCGAGGCCGCAAAAGATTTTACAATCTTGATGAAAGAACCTGGTTGTGGAACAGATAAAGATACGGCTCTTGCATATGTATTCAAAGGTGCCAAACTTGTATCTCAAAGTTTCTCAAGCTCAATCGGTGATAATGCTACAATGACAGCTTCTTACGAAGTTCAATTGAGCGGACCTCAAGATACAGATAAAGGTATCTTTATCTCTGGTTCTCATAAATAATTTTAATTAATTATTTAATTAAGAAACGGGCACTTTCGAGTGCCCGTTTTTTTTATCATGTGTAATCTATGTTAGGTAAAAGGTTTGTAAAGGATGAATATTGATTTAAACGATCTTGTGAAAGGTTTTGTCTACAGAGATGTTAAAAAACTATATTTAAGTTTTTTATATGCCCTTGAAGATCTCAAAAGTCAAGATAAAATTAATGATGATGAGTTCCAAAGAATGAGAAAACGTGTTCTTGATTATGGAAATAATTGTTATAGAAATATCGAAGAAGAATTAGATAATTTTGATTTTAAATTAAAAGAGAAATAATATAATTAAAATATGAATAAAAATAATAAGCAGTGGATATATGAATTTTCTTCCGATGAAATAATAAAAAAAGAAGACGGATCTCAAGAAATTAAATCTCATAAGTTTACTATTTTAAAACCAAATAGAAAAATGAAAGAAGATGGGGAACTATTTTTCGCTTCGGAAACTTCTAGATTTGCAAAAGCAGGCGTTTTGCCAAGAGCCGCTTGGAATACAATTCTTTCTAATGGTGGCGGGAGTATTAGTGATAAAGAACGCGAATTATATGGAGATCTCTTAATTAAATTTAGAGATTTATCATTTGAATTGCAATCAATTCTTTTAAAAACTGAAAGCGAAAAAACAGAAGCCGAAAAATTAAAATCTAACGAATTAATTAAAGAGCTAGATAATATTAGAAAAGAAATTCAGTCATTCGAATCTTCGCAAATAGAAATTTTTGAAAATACTGCCGAAGCAAAAGCTAGAAATCGAACCATTTTATGGTGGGTTTTAAATTTAGCATATGAAATAAAGGACGGTTCTATTGAGCCAATTTTAACCGGAGAATCTTTTCAAGAACGTTTGGATACTTATGATTCTCTATATGAAAATGAAATAGAAAATGAATTTATTCTTTCCATAATTAAAAGATTTACATATTTAATTACAATATGGTATTTAGGTAGAGCTACCTCTATAGAAGATTTTAGTTTATTTGATAAATCTTTTGTAAAAGATGCCCAACAAGGTGGTTCTGAAATAGAACCATAAAATATGTGGATAAAAATACGGAATATGGCAGAATTTATTATGAAATAGCTCGTGGCTATTCAAAAGATATTCTCAATAAAGAAGAGATTTATTTTAAACACCCAACTCTGGCCGAACATTTCTTTGTTTATTCTAATTATGATTTAATAATAAAGACGGTTCAAAAAAAAGGCGTTCAAACGGAATCGGAAAAACTGGAAGAAGCTATCATAAATGATTGGTGGTCTAAAGAAAAAGAAGAGAAATTTCGATTATTAAGAAAAACAATTGATAATTTAGTTAAAACAAAAAATAAATTATTATTCCCATCTCAAAAACAAGAAATAGAAAAAGAAATTAAAAAAACTGAATCTATTTTTTTTACGTACTTAAAAGAAAGAAAAGATATTATAGGATACACCGCAGAACAATATGCTCAAGAAAAATTTTTTGATGAATTAATAATTTCTTCTTGTTATAAAGATATTGAATTAACTGCTAAATATTTTAATAATGAAGATGAGTTTTATAATATATCTGATGATGATAATTTAGTATTAAGAAACTTATATACAAAATATTCTACATGTTTTTCTTCGGAAGTTATTAAATTAATCGCCGCAAATGGATTTTTTCAAAATTTAATTTATTTAGATACAATACCACATACTTTTTGGGGAAAGCCTGTTGCAGAGTGTTCTAAATATCAAATAGATTTATTAGTTTATGGTAAAATGTTTAAATCAACAATTGATTTATACATAAAAAATGACAAGCCGATATCTGAAGAAATTATTAATGATCCAGAAAAATTTATACAATGGTTTGAGTCTTTAAATGGTTCAAAATCTACAACTAGAAGTAGAGCGAAAAATTCAGATAAAAAAAATAATGTATCTAGTTATGTTGGTGCCACTAAAGAAGATCTCGATAAATTAGGTGTTAAAGTCGAGAAATTAAAAGGAAAAAGCTTGTTAGAATTAGCTGAAGAAAAAGGAGGCGTGTTGGAAAAATCTGACTATTTCAAAGCGCGCGAAAATAATTAAAATGTGTAATTAATTCTAGACAAAGGATTAAGGAAACACCATGGCAGCAATTAATTTAGATATTGGCGGTAATACACGGCAGTTGGAAAGAGATATCCAAAGAACTGTCAATAAATCTTATTTAATTAATTTAAAAACTAAAGGAGAACAGCCTTTAGGAAGAATCACTGGTCAAGTTAATGAATTTGAAAAATCTTTGGCTGCATCAAATGCTCGTGTTATTGCTTTCGGAGCTAGTGCTGGAATTATTTTTGGTGTTCAGAACGCATTTGTTTCTTTAGCTAAATCCGTTGTAGATGTTCAAAAATCTTTACAAGATATAAATGTTATTCTTAATGTATCAACATCACAACTTAGTAAATTTGGTGCAAATTTATTTGATATTGCTAAAAATACTGGACAAAGTTTTCAACAGGTTGCAGATGCAGCTACAGAATTTTCTCGTCAAGGTTTGGGGTTAGAAGAAACTTTAAAAAGAACAAATGAGGCATTAATCCTATCGCGTTTAAGTGGATTAGATACTGTAAAAAGCGTCGAAGCGTTAACTGCCGCTGTCAACTCTTTTGCAAGTCAGGCGGTAACAGCGACACAAATTGTAAATAAATTTGCTACTGTTGACGCTGCATTTGCTGTTAGTTCTGCAGATTTAGCTGATGCTCTTGCTCGTGTAGGTAGTAGTGCCGCACAATCTGGTGTTAGTTTAGATGAGTTAATTGCTATTGTTACCTCCGCACAGCAAACAACTGCTCGTGGTGGCGCGGTAATTGGTAACTCTTTAAAAACTATTTTTACAAGATTACAGAGAGAAAAAGTCGTTAACCTTCTCGAAAGTTTGGGCGTAGAAACAACTGGCGCTGGTGGGGAATTAAAATCTACAATTGACCTGTTAGAAGATCTCGCTGTTGTATATGATAATCTTGGTACCCAACAGCAAGCTTATGTAGCTGAACAGGTTGGTGGTGTTTTCCAAATTAACATTTTAAAAGCTGCTTTAGCTGATTTAGGAAAAGAATATTCAATATATAATAATGCTTTAAAAATTTCTGCTACGGCCACAGATCAAGCGGTAAAAAGAAATGAAGAATTAAATAAAACTTTTGCGGCTCAATTAAATGCTTTACAGCAAAATATAACTCAATTTGGTGGCTCTATAGGAGAAAGACTTTTAACACCTTTATTTGATAGAACTGTTGGGAATCTAAATGAATTGCTCGGAGGTATTAATGAAAGTGACGCAAATGGTTTGGGGGCGACTCTTGGTAAGGGTATTTTAGATGGCCTTGGGCAAGTTATTGCTGGACCTGGTTTGGCGCTTATTGGCGGGGTCTTAATTAAATTATTTAAAGATTTCTCAGTATATGCTAGTGGAAGTTTAAAAGACCTTTTAGGATTAAATACGGCTTCAAAACAACAAGCAGAATTACAACGCAGCATCAGTCAAATTATTAGTAAAAATCCCGAATTATATGCATTAATGCAAAAAGGGGCTTCTGGACTAAATCAGGCTTCTCAAATTTTACTTCAAAATTTAAAATCCCAAACTTTAGAATTACAAACACAACAAAAATTATCAGCTGCAATTGCAAAACAGTTTTATGGAGCTGGCGTACGTATTAGTGGCGGAGTTCCAGTTGCGCCCACTGGAAGACCTGGAAGGGCAGCTGGTTATATTCCTAATTTTGCATCTGATAAATTAATAGAAAAATATACTGCGATTTCTTTAGGTGCAACTTCAAGCGTTCGACCACATATGTCACAAGGAACAATTGGTGGCCGTAAGTTTGTAATGAATAATCAGGAGGTCGAATTTCCTGGGATTGGTAAGAATGGGGATTCAATGGTTATTCCTAAATATGGAGATGGACCAAAAATAGCCGCAGGAGGATTTATTCCAAATTTTGCAGATAGATTTAATATCAAAGGCTCAACATTTACAACCGCCCAAATTCCTTATGCAATTAGGACTGGCAGAATATCAGCCGAAGAAGCTCGTCAAGCTGGCTATGTTAGTTCCGCTGAAAGACAAACAATCTCTACTCAACAAAAACGCTCTAAAAAAGTACAAAATTTAGATTTTTTAGATTATATTTATTTATATGCTGGAGCAGGCGCGGAACGAACTTTCAGAAGTCAGCTTAAAGATGCTAATACTGGTAATTTAATTAATTTTGGTTTTACAACTGCTGGCTTACGCCAACCATTAAATTTTAAAGATGAAGTTAATAATATTATGGGCGATGCTATTACAAAAATAGCTGGCCAAATTTATCCATCTAGTAAACCTTTTGATGGCCCATCTGGATTATTACCTTATATCGATAAATCTGCTACAAATCAATTTCTAGGTAGAATTTTTGAAGCTTCCGTAAATAGGGCCATAGGAAAAGACGTTTCTGCGGAAACAGGAACCGGAACATTAGACATTCCACCAGGAGCATTTGCTCAAAATTCTAAAGAATTCAAAGAAATTTTCAATATTGGTAAAAATTATAAAGCTGGAGATTTTAAATTTTCTGCGCCAAGAGCTTTTTCTCGTAAATCGAGTGAATTAAGTTTCGCAAGCAAAATTTCACGTACAGCTGGTTTAAATATTAACCCTGTTCCATTAACTAGCGCCACGGGTAGACAAAATAGAGCTTCTGGCTATATTCCAAATTTTGCAGCAATACAAGATGCTATATCTCGTGAACGTGCAGCCGGTATTCCATCAAGTCAAATTTATCTCGCGCAAGAAAAAGCTCTAACAAGTGCAAACCCAATGGGTATTGGGGTATTTAATAAACAAGACGAGCCAACTAAACGCTCTAGAAAAAATGCCGTGCGCCGCAAGGGTTTTGCTAGTGGTTATATTCCTAATTTTGCAGTTGGGGCTAATGATACAGAACCCGCAAATTTAGCCGCCTCAATTGCTGCGATTGGTACTCAATTAGGCGGACTAGCCCTGATATTATCATTAAACAAAGATAGTATAAATTCTTCTTTAACAGAAATGATTGGAAGCCAAAAATTAGCTTCTGGAATGACAGTTGCTGATGCTAAAGTAAGACAACAGGCAATAAAAGAGGAAATTACTGCAAGCCAAGGAAATGTACAAAAAATAAAAAAATTACAGGGAGAGTATGATAAGTTATCCACACAAATTAGCGCAACTAGAAATCGTGGAGATATTACAACTGCAACAAGAGGGCAAAAAGTTGGCGCAGCAATATCGGCTAATACGTTAGGTATTACATTTATTGCTCCAATAATTGCAGAAACCGTAGCGAATGCAATTGGCCAAGGAAGTAAAGAAGCTAGAACCGGATCTGCTGCCGCAAGCGGACTTGGAAATATAGCAAGTTTTGCAGCAACTGGCGCGCTTATTGCTGGACCATGGGGGGCCGCAATTGGTGGCGCGATTGGTGGTGTTACAACTTTGACAAGCATTATTAAAGAAGCGAGTACTGATATTCCAGAATTAACTGCTGCTGCAAATCAATCTTCTCAAGCATTAACAAGGTTGAATGAGGCGTCTGGAACAATTTCAACAGCTTTTACCAATTTACAACAATTACGAGAATCTGGAAAAACTAAAGAAGCTGCGACTTTAGAATCTTCATTAATAAATGATATACAAAAAACATTTAAAGATAATCCCGCTTTAGCAACGCAAGCAATATCGGCTGTAAAAAGTAATGATTTTAAAATGTTGTCAGAAGCTCTTGGAAAAAATACAGAAGCTGTAATTAAAAAAACTTTAGAAGACCAAAAAAATCTTGCCACTGGAACTTTTAGGGAAGATGTTGGGGGTCTAAGAAGTTCAAGATTTACTGGAGGTCGTGGTAATTACGGATTCAGCAAGCAAGAAACAGATAAATTTAGAGAGTCGTTTCAAAAAAATATTTTGGATGTTTCTGATGTCGGGACGGGGCAAGTGCAGGGTCAAAAATTACAAGACTTAGATAAAGAAATTAATAAGATTGTGGGCAATGCGCAAGCAAATCCCGAAGTTTTATCTCAAATTTTTTCTAAAATTGGGGTTGATTTTGAAAAAACAGGTATTCAAGGTAATGAAGAAATTAGATTGGCTTTTAGCGCTTTAAGAGATGAAATTAATAGGAGAGCAGAAATAGAAAGAAATTCTGCAGATGATAGCGAAGAAACTAATGCGAGGTTACGCGCAATAAATCAAGCTTTAAATAAAGCTTATAGTCATTATCAGCAATTAGCAAAAAATGCGGCGAATAGTGCAAAATTTGAATTTGATTTAGCAAATCAAAGAAGAGAGTTGTCTGTTGAATTCGGTAAAACAGTTTTAGAGGGACGGTCTAGCGTAGCTGAAACATTAGGTGTTTCTAGTGCTGGTCAAAGAGGTATCACAAATCAACAAAGAACTTTAGAAATAGATGAAACTTTTAATAAAACAGTAAATGATAGTTTAGGAGAAGTAAATTCAACATTCGCAGATTTAAAATCTCAACTCATTGAATCTAGAATATCAGAAATTCAAAAAGGAACTGATATCGAAGCAAAAACAGCTTTGGGTAAAGCGGAAACAAGAGCGGCTCAAATCCAAACTATTGGCCCAGAATTTGAATTTTTTGGAAAAAATATTGAAAATGCTATTGGCATACTAGAGGGAACAATTAATGAAGGTTTAAGTACTGGCTCGTTTGATTTATCTGCTTTCGAACAGGCAATTAGCGCTGGCATTGAAACAAAAGATGAAAATGTAGCAAAAAAATTAGATGAAGTCAAAGAGAGTGCAAAAAGAACTGTTGAATTAGCTATCAAAGCCGAACAAGCAAGAAAAGCTCAATTAGCAATATTAGCTCAACAAAATATTAATCAAATTGCTCAAGAGTTCGCCAAGGCAACCGTTGCTGCGTTCGGGGGTTTTCAAAAAGAATTTTTAGGAAAAGATATCGGAGACAAATCAATGGCCACAGAAATATCAGATGTGGCTATTCAAAGACAAAATTTTGTTGACGCTTTAAATAGAGGAAATGCCCCTATAACAGAAACAGAAAGACAAGAATTAGGCAGATTAAGTGGAAATGTTTATAGTGCAATTGAAAGTATTGTTGGTAGGCCTTTGGGGTTAGATGAAAATACTCCATTAAGACAACAAGAAATCCAGGGTCGCGCATCTCAAATTACCAGTCAATTTCAACAAATTAGAACTGAAGCTGGCGGAGCACCTGAAGTTTTACAAGCTATCAATGAAGCTGAAAGAAAACTTGCTCAACAAGCTGGGCCCGAGTTTGGAGAAAGATACCAACAAATTCAAACACAGTTTGCTGGAGATGAAATGGGCATGAGAGCCGCCTTAGATGCCTTATTTAAAGAAGTTGCCTTACGAACGGCTACGATTCAAAGTAACGAATTAAGACAAACTGGACAATCGGAAGAGATATTTTTTAATGCAGCAAAAGCTACTTTACCAGAAGACCAAAGAAAAGCATTAGAGCAAGCTGGGGCAGCAGGACAGGAACTTTTTAAAGATCCAGCTGTATTAATGCAAAATCAATTAGTTAAAACAGATAAAACAAATTCTATTTTAGAACAAATTCGAGATGAAATTAGTCAAGCTTTGCTTACCCCAAATACAAGCGCAGCAAATCCAGCTTTTAATTTTGGATCTAATCCTGGTCAGGTACCATTACCAACTTTTAATACAACTGTTAGCCCAACAGTAAATATAAATATGAATGGTGGTGCTGGTGGTACACAAGTAAATGCTGAGGGTATGAGCGCAGAAACAGCAAAAGTATTAGAAGAAAATAAAGATAGAATCTTGGCCGCTGGCGGTTTGACAGAAAAAGTAGCAAGTTTAGAAAATGCTGTATATAATAGATTTCCAAATGATCGACCGCCTCCAGGCCCAAGACCGCCAGCTCAAGGTGGCGCTGGACGTGGAGCAGATGGAGGATTTTTACTATAATATATGATATTTAATAATGCAACATTATTAACTTTAAATAAAACTTCTGATTTTAGTGCGGATACGGTTCGGTATAAAGCAACAAAAACATTAAGTATCGAAGGCCTTTTATTAGACTTAGCTAATGATAATGGTGTTAAAAATATTTGGAATGATTTAAAATCGTTTCAACAAAGCCTTATTAATGATTGGCAAGACATTATAATTAATGGCGTTAATTTTGCCCCCAGTTCAAGAGGCATTATTACTAATATAAGTTTTTCAGAAAGTAATGACGTAAGAACAAAAACCTATACGGCAGAAATTACAATTCCAGAAACTGGTGATTTATCTACTATTACTGCTGCTGGCGGGTCTTATTCTGGATTAAACTTTACGCAATTTAATTTTATAGAAAATTTTTCAGAATCAAGTGATTTTTCTAGAAGCACGAGTAGGGATACTTATACTCAAAATATTAATATTACTCTTAAAGGACCGCCAACTTTAAATTCAATTAATGAAGCGAAAACAGTAGCTGAGAACTTTTTTAACAATAATACATTATCCAATGTTATTGGTAGTTATTCATCATACGCTTCTACCAAAAAATTCTATACAGAAAATTATAATAAGGAAACTTTTGAATGTACTTTTTCAAGAACTTTTGAATTATATAAAAATTCAAATGGATTGTATTCTTCAAGTATAACGCATAGTGTAAATTTTGATGAAGCTGGAGTTATGTCTATAACTGAATCCGCTGAATATATTGGCAATTCAGAGTCTTCGCCATATGATACTGCTGCCAATCAGGCCAATATTGATATCGCAAATTCTTTTAGTAGATGTCAAACTATTTTTAATAATTACAAATCAATACAAGATGATGATTTAGAATCTAGAGCTATATCAAAATCTTGGAATTTAGATGTATTTAACAATACCGTTTCTTATACAATAGTATATTCGAATGCCTCTAGAATTGGATCTGCTTTTTTAGCTTTTCACGATTACACAACAACAATCACAGAATCTCAAAATGGTACTTACAATTTTTCTTATGAAGGTAGTATAGTAGGTTATGCTGAAATAAATCAAAATCTTGTAAAATATAATAATGCAGCCTCGTCTTTCAACTATATTAAAAGTAATATTTTAACAACACCTACTGCCCCATCTGGAACTTTTAAAGAAGTTGGTCGATCAGAAACTCATATAGAGATATTGGGGAAAATAGATTACTCAATACAATATTCTACTGGTGATGGTATTTTAAATCCGCAAAGCAATGGTATAAGAAGAAAAACAACTAGAATTTCTAGAGACTTTAACAGATTTTTAAATAGTAGCTTTAATATCATTGGACTAAAAGAAATAGTACAAATTCAAAAAAATAAATTAGAAAATAATATAAACTACTCGATCTCTTTAAATGGTCAGGCGAATTTAGATATTTCTACATATATTAATGAAGCAAAAAATATAGTTAATTCAAATTCTCCTACTTCGATTATGGGCGTTTCTACTAATTATTTATCAGATGTGAGCTTTACATACGACCCATTTGCGAGGCAATTTAATTTCAATATTTCATATTTTTCATTACCTTCTTAATTATAAAAATGTGTAAATAATAAAAGGTATTTTATGGTAAAGGTATATTATAACGGAGAAAACCCATTTGACAACATCGCCCCGACACCTTTTGTGTCAATTAGCGATGAAATGATACGTTATGGTGATCGGTTCGGCGTTACTGAAAATATAACACTCGTAGGAAATATTACAGGACAATGTCAAGATTTTAATTTTTTTATTAATAAACAAAATTTACTGTTACAAAAATTTGGGATTGATTTTAAACCATTCGCTATTTTACAAAGCGGACAAATATCTCCAGTATATTCTGGTAATTTTATCAAAGTTAATTCTGTAGACTTTGAACAATCTAATTATAATGGTATACTTCCTTTTTCTATAAGTTTGACATCTTTTCCCTCCGGATTCTTTACTGGCGTATATGGCGTTCTTGACCCATCTGATAATACAAGATATACAGAACAACAAGATGGTACGGTTGTAGTTTTAAGAGATTTTTCCGCAAGAGGATTTAATACCAATTCGAATTCTAATAATGCTTTAAATAATGCAATTAATTATGTAAAAAGTTTAACTGGTAAAGCCCCAGTAGCGCCAAAGTTTATTACGGCGCCATCCGCACAATTAGTTCCAAGACAAATTTCGGAAACAGTTAACAGAATGGAATCTTCATATAGTGTTAGTATTGAATACGTATATAGAAAAAATGCTACGGCACAATCTATTTTATCATATTCTATTGATATTAATTATGATGAAGAAAATGGAATTTATAATGTTGGTTTTGATGGTTCTATTGTTGGTCCAATTGGAGTGAGCATGGCAACTTTAAGATCAAATTTTGCAAGTTTGCAACCAAATATTTTTAATATTGTCTTGACGAGATTTAGACAAATTACAAATTATCAATATTTAAATTCAATTCCTACAAATTTTAATATTACCGAAAACGCGTTAGAAAATACTATTAACTTTAATTATTCTTATATAAGTGACCCATATTCTGTTAAGTTTGATAAAAATATTTCTTTAAATTATGATTATACAACAGACTTGTATACATTAAATTTTAATGGCACGTTAACATCACTTGGTTCTCAAAAATCAAGAATGTCACTTTTGGAAAACGAGTTATCTAAAATAGATATAAAGTCTATTGCTCAAAATTTTTTCCAATCAAAAGTTCCTGGCGGGTCACCCCCTTTAAATCCTAATTATAAAAATTACGAAATCAAAAAAGATATTACGAATCCTCAAATTACTATTTCTGCCCAGTTCGATAACACGCCGATACCTCCGCCAGGATTTAAAACTTTTAATTACAATATATCTATTAATCCATCTTTTTATATTCATAATCCAGTACAGTTATTAAATGGAGATAACGGAGCTTTTAAAATGAACTTTTATAAACGTGGGCAAATTTCAGTGCAGGGCCAAGCTTCATTTTCTACATCGGTAAATAATATTTCTTTGGTAAAATCTGAAGCTGAAAAAATCTTAAATACTTATGCTATCAAAATGGGGGCGCGTAGACGGCTGAGAATACAAGATAATATTGAACGAGATATTTTTTCTACAGAGAATGGATATAACTACACATTTACATTAACCGAAACTTGTGAAAGTAATATTTTTACTATTTAACTATTATGCCTAACGCAATAAATTATTTTTTAAATCAAATCGCTAGCACTGCAAGTGAATCTTGCCGCGCTTATTTTGATTTTGTACCAAATAATTCAAACCTATCTGCTTTGTTTAATAAAAGCGGCGACCTTTCGTTCAGCGGTGTTATAAAACCTTCTGTAGGAAATTTTTGGCAAAATACGGGATCTGGATATTTTTCTGGTGGTCGATACGTTGAATTTACTGGAATAAATAATTATTCTATAAATAATAAGGATTTAACAATAAGCTTGGTATATGAAAATAAAAATGTTGGTGGCGGAACATTATTATCAACTATTGAAACAGGTACTTTTATATCTTACAATGAATTCGGGTCACCCCAAACAAATCTTATATATAAAGGTTTTGAATTTGGTATAACTGCAAATAATCGATTATTTTTTGAATATTATCGAGATAATGGTCCTAACATTTTTATTAGTGATTTTACATTGGCGGATAAAAATTCCATATATTTGAGTGTTACTGAAAATAATATATCTTTTGGTTATTATGATTTTTTCAGAAACAGCTTGATTTCAAATAATAATTATATTTTAACGGATTATTTATTTGACTATTCAAAAATGTTTATTGGATATAATCCAAATACAAATAATAGTTATAATTTTAATAAAAATTATACCGGTTTTTTTGAAAACTTATTAATTTTTTCCCCTTCTTTATATGCTTATGATTTAGTAAATTTAAATAGTGGTATTGCTTATATTTATAATTCTGGACAAGTTAATATTGAAACCACGTTAGTAACTGGAATTACTGGATATGTGTCTGGTATAACGGGTTTTACAACTGGTGTTACGGGCACAAATTTAATACCAACTGGAATATTAACAAATGAGTGGGGCGTAGAATATACTGGTTATTTTGAGAGCGGTATTACTGGCACAATTGTTCTTTTCGGAATTACTGGGCAAACTGGAATCATTGCTTTTGAACAGATTACGGGTATTAGTGGTGAAAGCATTGTAAAAAATGATAGTTATATTAATTTGTTTGGCAAGAACAATATTAATTTGTTATCTAAAATAGACGCTGAAGATCTAATTGATATTAATTTAAATACTAATATTGCAATAAATCCTTTAAATAAAAACATTAATTTAGATTATCAAAAATACGCCAATAATTTCAGTTTGTTAGAAGATATTTCGGAAAATTCTTTTCCAATTGTTTATGTTAATGGTCAATTAAAACATTCTGGCGTTTTTTATAATACTGGTAATATTTATAATTTAGCACAATATATTGTTAATGATTATTATTTAGATGAAATAAATAATTTTATTTTTGCAAATCAATATAATGAAAATGATAGTGTTTTTATCGATTTTGTAACAGGTTATAATTCTGGATTATATATAGAAAATTTTAGTTCGCCAGGAACTACCTCATTAAATGGGTGGAACTATAATCTTTATAATTTTTATTTTAATGGCCAAAAATTAACACAAAATGTTAATTATTTTAGTGGTGCGAATTCAGATATTATTATATTTAATAATTTATTTAGCGGGGCTAGTGGCAAACTATTAGGTATTCTCAAATCAACAAATTATACAATTACAGGGTCTAAGAATATATTCAATACCAATATTCCTTATTTGTATAATTTATCTGAAATATATAGAAATGGAGTTAGACAAACTCTAAATTCAGATTATTTAGAATTAGCTAAATTTGACTCTAATACTGGGGTAGGATTTTTTGATTATAATATAGATATTATTTATAATAATGATAGTTTATTTAACCTTTAAGATATATGCAACGTTTAATTGATATTAACCAAGTTCGTGGAAATTTTTTTGGTGGCTTACCATATAGTATTAACTGGAGTTTTAATAATGGGGAAGAACCTTCAAAATTATCAATAAATGTTGTTAGTGAAAATGGGGTGTATCAAACTCCAACTCCCACATTTACGAAAACCGAGCGTATCCAAATAGGAAATTTTGCGTTTGAAGGGTTCTTGGTTGGTTATTCTTTTAATAACACTCCGTCGCAAAAAATATTAGAATTAGAATATGTTGATAAAGCTGTAAATTTAGATAAATGGTATGTTGGTTTACATACTAAGCATGGAGATAAAAATAGAAATACAACGCCACGTTTAATTCTAGTTGGAAAGCCTTATCATCCATGTGATAAAAATTTAGATTCATCCATAAATTATACAGAAAGTTCAGAAAGACAAATAGATTATTGCGACCCATGTCCTTTCATGCCAGAAGATAAATATGATTTTTCTTGCGACCCAGTTCTCAGTAATTTTGAAATATATGATGTTTACTATACTTTCAATGAGTTGATAAGCAAAATACCTACAGAATTTAGTATTCAGATACAAGGTCGAGAAAGATATAAAAATTATAAAGCTCAGCATGTAGGCACTTTAAAAAGTGTATTAAGTAGTTGGTGCGCTGATTTAGGTCTTTCCTATTATTGGGATCCATTTATTGCAAAATTAGTTTTTATTGATAGATCAAAACCAATAAAAATTCCACAAGCACCAACAAATTGGCAAATCATTGATTTAAATGAAGGAAAAAATATTTTAAATACTTTTTCTCGTGGTTTTATTGGCAATTTTGAAAAAGCTGGCGGGATTAAAAATTATACCTGCACAAATGAAACTATTGAAACAGTAAGGTGTTTAACGGTATCTGATTTATACGAACCAGATAAATCAACAGGTTTATCAAATGAAACCGTTCCCAATGAGTCAGATATAAGAGAATTAACTACTGCAGTTTCTTACCTTGGAGTGTCAGCAAGAAATGTCTTTTTATGGTTTTGGTATTATCAAATTAATACGCCTCAAGATTTAATAAATAAATATAAATCGACAGAAGAAGAAGAATCAAATAAAGAAAACGATTTAAAATTAAAAACTAAAATTTTAAAATATCTTGGAGATATGAAAATTCGTGACGTATACCATGCGAAAGGAACTCCAGATCAAGTACAAAAATTTAATGCATGTCAAAATAGAATGCAAAAAGCTGATCGTGATAGATTAACAGCGGAAGACAAAAAAAATGGGTACGCGCAGGGAGATTATTCTTATTACTTTTTTGTTGCAGAGGTTAACGAGGAGCTTGCAAAAAAACAAAACGATTCCGATGTTGAGTTAGCTAGAAATTTTCTAGGAAAATATTGGTTTAAAAATTTTTCTACAAAAGTTCCTGGAGCATCAAACTCAAACGGTGAAGTTAGTGTTGAGTCTCCAGATGGTAGTGTTTCATGGAAAAGAACAGATGAGGATTTAAAAGGATTACCTATATTTAATTTCGGACATCAAGAAAAATCATTAATTGGAAAATTAGCAAAAGAAATCGAAAAAGACGCGAAAGAAAATGATAGATTAGAACAATTGTATCGCGCGGCTGCCAAATCATTTACACAAGATAATACGACTTTAAAAAATTTAAAGTCTTTTATTTTATTGGAAAGAGACGGTAAATGGTTTCCAAATGAAGATTTTTTACAATATTATGACTCCTTATTTAAATGGTTTCAAGATGTAACTCCACAAATTTTTTCTACTGCAGATGGTCGTCCAGAATTTTTATTTCAATTACATCCTGAAGCGGCTAAAAATAAAAATATTAAGTTATTCATGTGTAGAGAATTAAAAAATGGTTTTGATGTAGAATTTTCTGTAGAACCACACCCTTTAGAACCCAAGACAAGGAAACAAAGAACTGAAGAAGAACAAGACGTTTTAGGTAATACAATTGTGGTCAAAAAAGGTGCGTGGGGTCTTAGAGATCCAAAAGCCGTAAAAATTAAATTTGGTGGGGATCGTGGTATAACATTTTTTTGTCCAGCACAGTCATTTGGTAATAATAAAATAGTAAAAAATGATACAAGAGATAAAACAGAAGAAGAGAAAGTCGATAGATTTGATAATCAAGATATTAATTTAGGCACAGACGATGGTAGCTCTGGTTATTCTGTTTACGTTAAATCTTCTGCTGAGTTTACTAAAGTTTTGCCTAAAATACAGTATGTATATACTAAAAATATTTCAAGTTTTAATGTGGCTAAAATAGACTATAATTTAAAACAAATTACAGAAGACAATCTTTCACTTTTAAACAATAATAGATGTTTAATCTCAAAGCAAGCTTTTGATCTTTATGCTCAACGTATTTCAGAATTTTCTCAATATAGTATGCAAGAAGCTCAAAATACAATGTCTTTCAAAACAGCGGGTATTTTTCCTTTAAGATATAATTGCTCACAAGGTTTATCTTCTGTACAAATTACAATTGCAGATGATGGAGTTTATACATCATACTCATTTGAAGATTTAATTGTTCAACCTCCATCTGATGATTATTTTAATCAATATTTAAAAGATAGTTTATTGCCAAAACAAAATATTGGATATCTAAACTCGGTAACAAGAAATAATGTAAATAATATTAGAACAGCTGTTGGGTATATTCAAAACTAATGTAATTAACTAATCATGATTATAACTGGAAATAAAATTAGATCAATATATCCACAAGTTAATATTAATTGGCAAAAAATTTGTACACCATTTAATATTGATGGGTATTATAATTTTTACTTTTCTGGACAAAATGCAAATGAACTGGTTTTCAAATTAAAGAATAATAAAATCTATTCAAAAAATAATGATTTTGTTGGCGGGTTTAATTTAAATGAAAATATAAATTTTTCTGGAAACGTTACAAATACAACTCTAGATTTGTATCAAAATGGCGATCCTTTATATCTTGGGGTCAGCAGAAATCAGACGGGCAATCTTTTGGGATTTTTTATAGAATCTCAAAATTCAACTTTAAATATTGACTCTTTAGCAATATTAGGAGATCAACCAGATTATTATTTTAATTCGAATATAACATATAATTCTGGAGATCAAATTCCAATTAATTTACGGAATAGCGGCCAATACCCAATTGTAATTTATTCTGGAGAGATTGTTAGTAATAATTATAGCATAAGCGGGGTAAACAATTTAATTGTTCCAGCAACTGGATCGTCAAATTTTTTTATTATCAATAATGGGACATTTTCAAATGGCGTTGAAATTGTTAATATTAATCTTTTCTCGAATATCGGAACAGAAAGTTTGTATATCAGCCTATCTGGTACGTTAATTCAAGATAATTTATTCTATATTAATATTAGCCCACCAACAAATACAATTTTTAATGGTGAAAATTTTATATATAATCTTTCTTTTGCAAATGCATCTGGTTCTAATATCGAAATATCTTTAGAGTATAGTTCTGGTATTACGGGAGATTATTATCGTAATGTACAAAGAACTGGATATTTAACAGGTATTGTGTCTGGTATTGTTTCTGGACAGGGGTTTATACAAAATAATTTAACTGGTAGGATTAGTGGCTTTAATTCTTTAAGAAATGGTTTCGAATTTGGAACTGGGTCTGGATCCTTTTCAGCATTTAAAATCGCTGAAAACCAATTAGTAAGTGGTTTTTATCAAACCCTCGCTACTGGAAAAGGAGATGTAAATTTTACTACTAATATATTAGCATCCGGTTATAAAGATAATGTTTTATATTCTGGTTTTTTAAATTATCAAGGTGGATTTTTAACTGGATTTGCAAGTCTTCCTGGTACTGGATTTATTTTTAATCAACAAAAAACAGGATTAATTAATGGTATTCATACTATTTTTAAACAATGGACTGGTAATATTATTGCTAACTTTAACCCTGACGAATATGAACTTGTAAATCTAAGTAGTCCAGTAAGATATGTAGTTGGAAATTTTTATACTGGACTGACCTTACTTGGTTTTGGTTTTGCGACTGGAATTAGAAAATCTGGAAAATTACAAGCAGATTTTGGTAGTGAAGATTATGATCCAGGTATTTATAATTTTTCAATTCCTTTCAGTGGAAAGGTTTCGGGTTTTATTCAAGAAGCAACTGGTTTTGAACCAATAGAAGTTACTTACAGCCCAACAGAAATTACTGGTTTTGTTTCTACAATAATCAATCAACAAGTTATTGCGATGGGTTGTAAGATTGATTTAAATTTTGGTTTAACTGGCACTGGAATTCCACAATTTCCAGGGAAACTTCCTAATGGAGTTCCGTATCCAGTATCTATTTTTCCAACTTTGCCAGTAAATAAAGCTGAATACATATATGAAAATAGTAATTTTGTAATTAATTCTGGCAATATTTCTATATTTACTAATCAGCCAACTGGTGGTAGAACAAGAATTTCTAGATTAGGAAATACTATTAATGGAACGGGCATATTCGATAATTTATTCCAAGAAAGTACTTTTACTGGAAATCAGTTTATTACAGGACTAGATAATAAAAAAACTGGTTATGCCAGATCATTTTTCGGTTGGAAAGAAACTATCCCATCTACATCTGTAACTAAAATAGTAGATTTACCATCAAATAAAATTATTTATTCTTCTGGTCAATATAACTTATTTAACATTCAAGATTTTTCTGAAATTGATTTTGCTGTTACTGGAAAATATTCTGATTTAAATACTTTTAGATTAAGATTCGATACAAATAGAACTGGCACAATTTTAATTAATGAAGTTTATCAAAATGATTTTGAAAGTGGAAAACGATTTAGTGGCATAAATATAGGAGAAGTTTTTGGAAACCGGAATACAATAAGTGGAAATGTAGATTCTCCTCTTGGGGTTGTTTCTGGCTACTTTTCCAATAATACTACGGGATTTTGGAGTACTGGAAATGTAGTTGTTTTAGAAACTGGAACTCGTATTAGAAAGTTAATTACAATTCAATCTGGTGGATTATTTAATTATAATCCAATTAATCCTACTAAAATTTTAGGTAGTCCAACATTATTTATTAATTTAAGTGAAGCAACAACTGGTAACTATACAGTTATAAGCAAATATCAGGATTATACTAATTTAATTTTTACTACCCCTAGAATTGGTTTTACGCATAATATTTATACCGGATGTGAAAAAGATAGGTTTTTTGCTTTTACTGTTGAAAAAGACACTTCTCGTTTTACTGATTTTAGTATTTCTGGAGATGTATTATTAAAATTTACAGGACCTAATTATCCAATGGTAACAGATGCTGTGCTAAAAGATGGTTTAAAATGGAACTTTTCTTTTAATCCCGGTGAAATTCAAAAAACATTTGGTTTTAAAATTTATCCAAATACTCGTTTTCAAACAAGTTGGAATGGTAATATAAATTTAAATTTAAATCAAAATAGTATTGAATATTCACATCCAGAGGTTATTATTGAATCTTTAGAAATAAGCGGGTCTACTGCAAATTTTATTATTTTAGATGATGACTCCGTAGATTGTTGTACTGGAGTTAACTGTATTGCTACAATTAATAATGAGAGTATTTTATTACCATCATATCCAAGTGGGTTTTTGGGTGAAGATCTCAGGAATGCAGATTTTTTACTTGACCCGCCACCTCCACCACCACCAATTTTTCCTGATTTAGTTGGTCCAGGTGATGGCCCAGGTGATGGCCCAGGTGATGGCGCTGGTGATGGCGCTGGTGATGGCGCTGGTGATGGCGCTGGTGATGGAATTGGTGCTGGCGATTTTCCAGTGGGCGATATTGGAACGGGTGAGGGTGATGGCGTTTGTCTCGAAGAAGAAGGATCAATTCAAATAAATACATTTGGAATTTCTGCGCAATGTTTGCCAAATAATCCACGTAATAAAAAGTTAACTGGTGGAATTGGTGTTGCTACAAACTGTGATAGTACTTCGGTGAGTATAAGAGTTAATGCTGGCGGCACAATAATTACAAATGGCGCAGGAGAAAGGAGTGTTTCTTTAAATAACTTAATACCTGAATGTACAAGCTCTATAAGAGTTAATGCTAATGGCCGAGGAATTTTTAAAGAACCTTGTGATAACTGTGTTGGTGGGTATAGAGTACGTTCAAAACGATATGATATTACAAAAGATATTACAATTGAACCTATAGAAACATGTAAATGCTGTCGCTATTTTGGTTTAAGAGAAGCCGATTTTGACTGTTCGGTTTTTGGAAAAAATTATAAACTGGTAGCAAAAGAACAAAAATCATGTTCTTGTGTTCAAACACAATGTTACGAATGTGAACTTATCGATGAACCGCCTCCGCCAGTGGGAGCATGTCCTTGTAGTACTTTAGGAAATGGGTGGTCGCCAGTTCCACCTGATGATTGTGATACTAGATATGAAAGACAATGGTCTTATAATGATGGTAGTTATTTTGATTGTTATTCACAAGCATGTTTTAAATGTATTGATGATCCAGGCGAAGAGCGTTGTTGGAAAATAGTAAATATATCTTCTAGTGTCTTAGGTTCCCCTAATTGCACCACAAATGCTAGTCTTGCTTGGGATGGTTCTTGCGGATATGGTGATATGAAAAGCATAGCCGATCAAAAAGCAAATGTAAGTCTTACCGTTAGTTGTCCACCAAAAGATTTTTGCGAAGGAAAAGCTTCTGGAGGGGGGCTTTCTGCGTGTAGTTATATAGGTACTGCTGGAAATACTGTCAATTATGAATTTGAAGATTGTTTAGCTTCTGTAGGAACTGGGGCTCCAGATCTTAAAATCACAATAACATTAGAAGCGTGCCTACTAGAAGATTGTAATAATTAATTAATATGAATAATATCGTTGTAATTTGGGGGTCAAACGAGTCGAGGGTTTTAAACCCTCCATTTGCGTTTGGAAAAATAACTGGAATAAATAGAAATTTAATTAGTGGTATTCCCTATACAACAAAAGTTTCTGCTGGAACTAGTCATATTATTTCAGAATCTAAATTTGCTATTAGTGGTATAAATTATGTAGTAACAACTGGATGGGGTGATAATTTTTGTGGAGAAACGCAAATTAGTCAAAATTTTAGATATATCGATTTTGACGCTGGAAACGCCTCAACGTATTTAATTGATGATAAAGGTAAGATACATGGATATGGTTGCGATCTTTTGAATATAGAACAATATTCTGGAATGACTGGTCATGTAATTGATTGGTTATATTTTAAAGATAATGGTTTTCATAGAAAACCTTTGGTTAGTTATCCTACTGGATATACAGAAATATCAGCTGGAAATAATTTTATCTTGGTTTTGAATAGTTCTGGAAAAATAACTGGATGGGGTGATACGGGTTTTAATAAATTAAAAATACCAAATAATTTGCCTTTTGTGAATCAAGTTGCGGCTGGTAATAATCATAGTTTAGCTTTATTAAATAATGGTTTTATTACTGGATGGGGAGATAACTCAAATGGGCAATTAGATTATGATTCTAGCATTATTTATTCTGGAGCCAAAATTTCTGTTAATAATGATAATAATTTAATTATGGGGTTAGCATATCCAATTATAACTGGTATTCAAACTGGTAACGATTTATCACAATGGATTATGTCATATATTGGAACTGGTAGTGGGATAACTGGTTTGAATATCCAAACATCTTTAGATAGAGTAACTTGGCAAGATAATCTTTTTTCTGGCTTTAATAATCAAAATATTCTTACTGGCAATAATTTTCCAATAAATAATCAAAATTATTATGTTAGAATAATTGAAAATAGAAATAGTTCTGGATGTGAATATCTTGGATGGAATCAAATTACACAATATTCTACGCCAAGATCTTTTATAGATATTGCTTTATCTTATGATGGAAGATATCAGTTAGCGATATCTAGTACTGGCTCTCCTGGTATAGAGCCTGGTTATTTATATAGTAGTAATAATTATGGAAAAACATGGAGTATTAATACTGGTTCTGGATTATACTTTGATCCAGGTAGCGGAGTTGGTTTAAAAAGATTTAAATCTGTTGCGATGTCTCAATCAGGAAATATACAAGCAGTTACAACTGATTTTGATTCTATATATATTAGTTATAATACTGGGTTAACTTGGTCTGATAATTCTACTCCGTATAGGAGATGGAAACAAATTGCGATGTCAAATAGTGGTCAATACATTACAGCAGTTAGTAGAACTATTGATAATACTGCTTACGAATTATATAGAAATATATATACGGGAAGAAATGTAATTCCAGGACAAACTGGATTATGGTGGAGAGAATTTTCGGGCGCTTCTGGTGATCTTAGTGCCGTAGCAATGTCTGAAAATGGTCGGTATCAATTAGCAGCATTTGCTACGGGCCGGTATAATGTCATAGGTGCTCCGGAATTTAATAGAAGTTTTTTTGTGAGTTCTAATTTCGGTCAAACTTGGAGTGGTATAACTGGTTATAATATAAAATGGGCAGATGCTTGTATGTCCAGTAGTGGTAATATACAATTACTAGTTCCAATTCAAGGGTATTCGCTTATTAGTAGAAATACTGGCATCACTTGGTCTATTGTAACTGGCTTAAATATTCTGACAAATGATATTATTAATGGCTGTGCGATGTCGAATGATGGTCGTTATATGACCGTAGCTGTACAAAATGAATATTTGTATAGAAGTGAAGATTTTGGATTTTCATGGAAAAAAGTTTTTACGCCAAAAAATTGGTCTTCGATTGCTATGTCTAAAAATGGCCAATACCAAACAAGTGTTACAAATGATATATTTAATGGTTCTATATATGTCAATTGTAATTATGGAAAAGAAGGAACTGGTATTATCGCAAGCAAAACTGGGTCTATGATGATTTATAATCCGTTTACTAAAAATTTTATAGTTTCTGATGATTATAAGTTCTATTCATGGGGTGATAAGACTATAAATTTAGCAAGTAATTTATATGATATTCAATATGATATTTCAGGTGATAAAATTAATGATGTGTCAGCAGGTTTTTTTCATAATTTATTACTAACACAAAATCCTAGATCAACTGGTACTGCAAACATAACGTTTCCAGATATACAAGAACCGCCATCGGGACCAGCTCCATGTATTAATTTTTATTTTGATAATGATTAATTATTAAAATTAAGAGTAATAAGTGTAATTATTTATTATTATATGGTAAATCAAGGTACAGGGTATTTATATGGATGGGGCGGAATTGGTGTTTCCGGCTCTGACTCGATACCCAATGAAATTACAGGATTGTTATTTAGTGGTATACAGGCTGGACCTACTTTTAATACCGCTATTTTAATTATACCTTCCGGAATACCATCACAACCAACGCCGCCCGAAAGTCCAAAATCATTACGAATTGATTTTCAATTATTACACAATGGGGGAGTAAATTATTCAAATAACGCTGGAATATCAAAAATATCTTTATTTTCAACTTTTTCTGGAAGTGGATCTTCTCCACTTGTGTCTGGAAGCGACTTTCAAAATAAAATTTATTTGGGTACTTTCGGAGGACAGAATCAAACTTTAAAAGAAATTGCAGCAGTAAGTTTGGGAGCAACATTGGGAACTGGAAGTGGCATATATATATATCCATCAGATACATTTTTAAATATAGATAAAAATAAAAGATTTTATAAAAGTGGTAATAGCTGGACAGAATATTTTGGAGACTTTTCAAAATATAATTTTACAGGATTTTCAGGAGCAGATGCGGGAATCGTTTTAAAAGATTTCGGTGGAACACCATTAGAAAAATCAGAAATAGAAAATTTAAATTTATATAATATTAATTATGGAACGAAAGAATCTTTTTTAAGTGGGTCCCTAGTCAAACAAAAAATTTTGATACAATCTTTATCAGATTCTCCGCCAGATGTAGATGTAAAGAATCCATTGCAAAAAAAAGCATGGGCATCTTACAATACTTTTACTGGGATGGTAAATAATACTAGAAATGTATTTTCATATGCAATTGACGTTGTTGGTAAATTAGAAACAAAAAAGGGTATGCTTCTTATTGGCGGCACAGAAGTAAGCCCATTTGAATATTTAAAAAAATTAGCTTTTCCAATTTTGAGTACCGGGTTAGAATCTTCATTTCGTGATTATATTGGATTTTGTTTTAATAGGGAAGACTGTCCAGATCCAGGACAATTGCCAGAAGATGCCACTGAATGTTGGACTGGTAATAATACTACCGGAATAGAGTATAAATTATTTTTATCTGGAGTTATTGAAAAATATAGTGGTAAAAAAGATCCGGAAGGAGTTATATTTGACGCTGCTTCAAATTTAACTATTTCTAGTGGCGTTACAATTGAAAATTTATTCTATTATCAAACCGGAAATTTGTTTTATAATAGTTTTTTTACTGGAGATTCTTTAGAATTTCAATTATATCCATATAATTACACAGGCTTATATAAAGAATATCATTTAGGAAATAATCCTATTTATCCGTCAACTGGTTTTAAATTAACATTTCCAAATGATTTTACTGGTATAGATGATTTAGTCAATGTTTTAAATAATCGTCTTTACGAAAATAAATCTATACAATTATGGTATCCATATTTATGTTTATCTGGACAATCTCAAGGGATTTATAAAACTGGTTCTTTAGTATTTTTTGAAAAAGATCTTTCTATACCAACTGGAGATCAAAATTATAACAATGTTATTAAATTTAAATCATTAAGAAATAATGCCAGTGGTTTTAGTTATAAACTAAGTTTAGTAAATAGGGATGAATATGTGAGAAATTTAGAGAAAGATCATGTTCGAAAAGGTCTTTCATATCTAATTCCAAATGTTATTGAGCTTCAGGGTTTAACTGGCTCCCAATGGATGATTTTGGATAGACATAGTGGAATTTATCATGATTTAACTGGTATTATAGATAAAAAAACACTAGACGTTATTGTATCTGATAAAATTTTATTAAATCAAGATGTTATTTATGCAGAAACTGGTGTTCAAGAAGAAACAACCGAAGATTTTGAAGAGGTTTTTTTAAGTGGTGGATTTAAAACTTTAAATCAATTTAAGAAAACAAATAAATCACAAGGACCACCATTTTGCGCTCAAATTACAGGAATTCAAAATATTTTTGTTGTTCAGCCAACAGGTTGGCCAGAGGGGTTCAATCCCTGTAAAGAACCAAAAATATCTGGCGAAAAAGAAAAAGAAGAAGAAGAAGAAGAAAAAGTTGAAAGTGGTATTAAACCCATAGAAGCAAAATTATATATTGCTAGAACTGGTTGGGTATTAAATCCAAGTGGACAATATCTTACATGCCTAACTGCTCCAGATTATAAGCATGAAAGTGTTAACTTTTCAGGATATAGAGTAGTATTAAGAGATTTTTCTGGTTTAAAGGTTGGGCCCGAAGTTCTTTTTATTAAACCAACTAATGATATTTATATATCTACAATTAATTTATTTTCTTTAAAATCTGCTAACATTCCAGTTTTAACTGGAGATGCGAAATGTCTAATTGGTGCAAATTATACTGTTGATGTTCAAGATATAGTTGCTAAAAATTTTGATACAAATTTTAATTATGTTTTAAGTAGTGAAGATCAAAAAGGAGTATATAAAGCTTTTAATCAAATACAGACTTATACTCCAACAAGTCTAGAAAGAAATATTTCTTTTGTAAATTCTTCTGGCAGAATAGTTGGAGACTTAACTGGTTTAGTAAATGGTTTTTTTACAGGAACTGGTTTTATTAATCATACGTTTGGAAATCGTTATTTTTATAATCCATCAACACAAGAAGTTTCTTTTAGGAAAGATTTTTCGGGTTTATTTACGGGTAGCGGAATTCTTTCTGGTAGCGTAATTGCAATTAAAGATTTTATTATAAATCAAGAATTACTCCTTGGTGGAAGACTAAATATACCACCACAATATTCAGAGTTCATTTCTGGTGGATTGTTTACGGGGCTTTTAACTGGAATTAACTATATAGAAAATAATGTTACCGGATTATTTATATTAAGTGGGTATATAAGTGGAATTTCTAATAGTGGCTATTTTATTTTTAGTACTGGGGTTACTGGTAGTGGTGTATATGTTAACGAAGACAATTACCCATTTTATCCATTTCCAACGGGTTATAAACAAGCAAGTGGAACTATTTTTATAAACTATAATAGAATTCAAAATTTTGATTTATTGGCAATAAACAGTACAAGTATTAATTATCATACGAATACTGGTGTTTATTTTGCTCCAGATTATTTTTATAATACTGATTCGTTAATTACTATTATTAATAATTCACCAAATCTATTTAATTGCACTGGAATTAAACTAAATAATACTGGAATATTATTAATTGCAAACGATTTTAGTCTTGGTAGCGAAGGCAATAACATAATTATTACGGGTAACGGTAGCGGTATTATTTTTAGTTCAAATTCTTTAACAGGTGGTAAAACTTTTTATCCACGTTTATACCCAACAACAATTTTTTCTGGTACGGCTAATGGTTTTGGTATTGCTACAGGATTTTATTATGAAAAAGCTTCTGGTTCTATTACTGGCAACGTGCCTACATTTACGGGTGTCAGAACATTTACTGGTGTATGGGGATTGCAAACTGGACAAGACTTGGATTTTATTTCTTTCTTGGGAAATAATTTATTAAGTGGAAATGGTAGATATTTCAATACTGGCAATTTTCCAGATCAAACAAATTTATTACAAATATTAGTTCAATATAGTAATCAATTAAATACAGATGAAAATGATATTCTTGATGTTGCCAATATAAAAATTAAAGATTTAAATTATAATTTATTATTTCCAACTGGAAGTCCTACTAATACAGGTACTTATAATTTTAGAATAACTGGTATTAAAAATTTATAATTAATTATGGAAACAATTTTTTCTAGAATGCTAAGTCCAGTTGACCGTACTACTACACCGCCGTTTCAAATTAAAGAATCGGTGGGCGGCGCCGTTAGTGGGTATGTGGTTAGTGATGGTTATTGTTTTTCAACTTTTTCATATGGTACCGGATCTTATATCCCAATAGAAAAACTGAATACGCCATTTCCTTTTAAAGAAAATGAAAAATTTTATATTGATTTTACAATTACGCCGAATCTTCAAGTAGAAAAAGCGGAAATTAAATGCTCTAAAACTGGCCCAGAAGCAACAATTGGGGATAAAAGTAATCCAAGTGAATGGGTTTCATATCCAAACATGTTTTATGTTCAGCCCGAGGATCAATTTGATGCAAATGGAAAAGTTATATTATTAGCCGAGGGAAAAAGACAAATTAAATGTTATGTTTTAATTGGTTATAGACAAGACGATACAACAAAAAACGGCTCAAATTCTTTACCTGTCAGTGGTTCTTACGTAGGTAATCGTCAACCAGTTCAAATATTGAATGATAATATTATTTTACTGGCTTCAATGTTAAGTGGGATTCCAGCTGTTTTTCCAGTACCATATTTTAATGCTGATAAGCATGTTAAAGCTATAAAAAGCGAACCAATTATATAGTAATGTCTAAAAAATTTCATAATATAAATTTTCTTGGCCATATACCTTTTAATCCAGATTTATTATTAGAAAAAGGGCGTTTTAGAGATCGTCCGGTAGGAATTCTTTATACCGACTTAATAAAGATGTATTGGACGGTACGTAGCTTCCAAGTTAATATTTCTATACAAGTTATAGCTCAAAAAGACCCATTAACAACTTTTATAAGAACTGGCGGAACAAGTGGCGGTATTATTGGGGCTACAGCTGGTTTAGCGGCTGTTAATCAAAATTTTGCACAAGGAGACTCTTCAATTACTTTAACAGGTAATACAAAAATTTTGCGTAGGTATGAAAAATATACTAGAAAAATTCCCACAACCTCAATTCCATTTGAGGGAGTTAGAAATAATAAATTAGATGATATTAGTCCAAATTTAGAAGAACTACAAAGAGACCCCAGTGCAAAAAATAATCCATTAATTAGCGTTGATATAAAACCAAATGAGGCTTCTCTATGCGTACCAGGGCCATTACATAAAATAACAAAATCTGGCGCATTTCTATCTATTGATTTTTCTGATATAATATATTATCAAAAAAAATATTGGCCTAAAATTATATTTTTAGCAGCTCGGGGAGAGGCGTCATTTACTTCTAACCCATTAAGAGCATTTTCAGGCGGATTAACCGTTTTAGGTTCTATAGGGCTTATGTCTTATAATATCCCGATCTATGGAAGTATAGATTTTTCTCCAGATAGAATTATTCCTCCAATAGCTTTTGTTAATGGATCTATCAAACCTGGAAATAGATGTTGTGATAGATTTTTTTATGATGGCTTTGATAATGAGAGGTTTGAGAAATGTAAAGAAGAATGTGGAGACGGGTTAAACGGTGTATACAATAAAGAAAAAACAAAGTAAATTATTTTTTATTTTTGTTTTTAATTCCACTAATAATAGTGAACATTGATAGGGGCGGAATATCATTTAAACGATTCCAAGTTTCGGATCCACTCATTTTCTTTTGGACGGCACGTTCTTTAATTTGCTCAAAAGAAATATTATATTCTTCCATTGTTTTTTGTAACAATGCGATTGGTTGAGTTGTTAAAGTATTTGGTTCAATTTCAGAATCGACATGCGTAGTTTTTCCCATTTCATCATTACCAACAATATTAATTTTAAGAAAACTACGAACCGTACGAATAAATGCACGATTTTCAGCGATAGCCATCAAAAAGTTTTTTGCAAAATCTTTTGTATTATCTAGATGTGCCTCAGCGAGGGCTGAGAAGGATACTTCTTTACCACTAGTTTCATAATTAGCAATCCAATTAATTGTACATTTTACAGCTACATAGTCTGGTTGGGCTTGGATTATTTCGTAATTTACATTGGTATATCCGCGAATTTGTGCCAGTTCTTTGATACCAGCCAAAAGAATAAGTAATTGATTATCTGGTAAAGAAGTTACATCAATTTCTTTAAGATTTATATTTTTTTGATATTTAAAAGAGTCACGATTCGGAACAAGGTATTCTTTATTAATCATTGACCTCCAATTAATTGTATTGTCTTCGTTAAAAGTATAATCAATACATTCTAAAAGACCATTAACATCTCTTTTAAATTTATTTACAGTATCTTTATAACGATATACTATTTTGTCTGACATATTTTTAGTATCACATTATTTGATTAGAGTGTCAAATTTTATTTATAAAATAAACAATAATCCCCATCTTCTTCTATCAATAGATTAATATTATTTATATCTGATATTTTTTGATTAACATCTAGTTTATCTAAATGAACTGGCTTGTCCTCTAGATAAGCTACAAAACTTAAATATGTTTTGTTATTTGCAAATAATAGTTTTTTACTTTTATAAAAATTACTTTGTTTAATTTCTTCTTTTGGCTTTTCTTGATTCTCAATAATATTAATTAGTTCTGGATAATCAATAAGTTCTAATTTTTTATTATTTAATATCGTTTCATCTTTATTTTTTGACTTATTAAAAATAAAATCAATTTTAACCCCATGAAATTTAACTTTATTGACAAAATCAAAATCTATGTTTTTAAAAGTAATATCGTACATTATACCAGTAATTTTATCTTTTAATTGTAATAAATGTTCAATTTGAATTGGTTTATCTGTAATAATTGCACAATTTCTATTGTTTAAATTATTTAAAGTACAAACGTAATCCTTTTCTTCAATTTGTTCAATATAATCAAAACGAATATTTAATAACGTTCCTGGCAATACTTCTGGTGGAAGAATAATAGATGGAATAGATTCGAGTATGTAATGTTCGTATCTAGAGCCAGTAAAAATAGTCTCATGCTCAAAATCATGATTAATATTTAATAATTTTAATATTTTTTTAACTATTTCTTCTGGTTTTATATTATTTATTATTTTGGGATTTTCTTCGGCTGAATAAGAAGGTTTTTTATTTTTTAAATCAGCTTGAATTAATTCAATATTTTCATGATTAGACCAATATGGTTTTGATTGTGACAAATACATATTAGAGTATAAAGCCACAATTTTTTTATCAAAATATGACGCTACATGAACAGGAAAACTATCTACCCCAAAATGTAAAAGCGAGTTATTTATAATATAAGCTGTTTGGTTAAAATTTGTTTGACCCATTAAATGGGTACAATTATTATAACCAATTTCATTTTGACCACCAATTTGTACAATATGAATATTTTCTTTATTAAGAATTGGCTTTATCAAATCAATTACTTCTTGCCAGTAAGAGTATTTTCTAGAATTAAACTTACCAAAAGGATTGAAAGTTATATATTTTTCGAAAGGTAACGGAAAATATTTTTCATAGATATATGGCTTATTAATTTTTAAACCACAATTTAAAGCATATTGTTCTAGTATGTGCATATTATTTTTTTATATCAAATTGAATAATGTCTTTACCATTATGTAAATAATTTAAAATTCTTTGCGTCCCGATATGTGGTAAAAATGCTATTTCAAAAAATCCTTTATGATCTCCAGCGCCCTCAAGCCATAATAGATTTTCCATTTGTTGCATATATGGAATTATTTTATGAATAAATGGATTTCCATTCAAAATATCAAAATACTCTTGTTTTGTTGATACGTATAAATTATAGTCAGGATAAGTTTCTTTAAATGACTCAAATAAACTAGTTATCATAAAGACATCCCCAATACTTTCTGGAATTACGATCAAAGCTCTTTTACCATCGTCATTTTTATCTAATAAATCTTCAAAATTTATAGTAGTGTTTTTACCAAGATCTTTTTTAGCAACGTCTCTAAAATAATTTTCTATTTGTTCTTTTGGAACTTTTTGTTCTAATTTTTGAAGCCAATGTAATAACCCATCATCTTGATCAGATACATCTACATCTAATATTTTTTTATAAAGCGATTTAACCCATAATTTTGCGTCTGGATTGTCTTCTACTATTGCACTTGGATTTGGCGTGTTTTTTGAATTTTCAGAAAAATTAAATATATTTTCTTCTAAGAGCATTTGGCTATCAATAAATTCTTCTATTTTTTTACCATTAACTTCTATGCCATAATTTTCTAAAGCCCATTTTCTTGAATCTATTTCCATTTGTCTTTTTGTGCTTGGCTTCATTTCATAGACTTTCTTAAAAATTTTAGAAAGTTCATACGCAGATGGCTGAGATTTTAAAAATTGAGTTCCATGTTCTGTATAAAAAGTAAATTTCATTGGAATACTCCCTTTATTATTTTCAATAATATCTTCTCCAAAAGAGTATGGAGCGGTAGTAATTATTTTTTCAGTTAGAGCCGCTTCTACACATGGAAGTTCACAGGCTCCAGAAGTAGCTGGATGAGAATATAATGAAAATATATTATAGATTTCATTTAACTGTTCGTCTGAAACTCCTAACCCAACATTTGATGTTACTAGCGTTTTTCTTTTAGTTATAGGGTTTTCAATATCTTGACCATGAAATGGTGCAATAAAATATTGACGAGTTTCTTTGCAAACATAAGTACATAATACTTCTCTAGGGTCTACTCCATACTGTTGACACAAACGATGAATATCCCAACCTTCTCCGTAATGGGTATGAGTATATAAAAACGTATTTTTAATTTCTGGATTGTGCTTTTTAAATAAAGCGTATGCTTCAATTTGTGTATTAATTAATTTTCTAAGTTGGTTTCGAAAAACAAAACCTATAATAAAGGCATCCTGTGGAAGACCAAAACGAGCTTTTATTTCAGTAATTTTAGAATCTGGTAATTTATAAAAATTATTAGTATTAACTAAAGGATACTGATTTTTTACATGATCAAATCCATATTTGTGCAACTCTTTTCTAGCAAAATCGCTCCATGTCCAATAATGTTTAATTTTTGAAGCTTTTTCTATAGTGTCTGGAAGCAAAGGAAGTGAGTCAAATGTGTTCCAACAAACCGTAGGAATTTTTTCAAAAAATGGTGTATCAATTACAAACTGTGATCCCCATGTATCATTAACAGAAAAAACAACATCAGGTTTAAAATCTTTAACAATACTATTTATTTCTAATGATCCATAAGCGGCCATTCTTGCAAGATTTGGGTCTTGATTAATTTGATTAATTTTATTTGGATCGTCTGGTAAAACACCAATAGTGTTCCATGGAAATTTAATATTATGAGCCCCATGTTTTGGAACTCCTTGCGCAGCGTTTAATATCTCATATTTACCAGTTTTATATAAATATGTTAAAAGAAGTTTGCACTGTTTACCAAACCCAGTAAAGGCTCCAGCATAATCTGTCAAAAATAAAATTCTTTTTTTACGCATATTAATGCATTATAAATACATTTGTTGTAAAGTCAATTTTAAATATTCTTGAAGACGAAGAGTTTCTGCAAAATTTAATGCGATACTAATCCCACCGAGTTTAATTAAATATCCAACATGTTTTTCTTCACGAACGAATGGTTCTACAAAAATTGGAGTTTTTCCAGCGTGAACTGTGGACCATTTTTTTAAACCATTAGAATCTAATACTAAAAACATTTCAGCGATATCATTTTCGCTAAGTTTAATTCTTTTATGTTTTTCGGGATTATTTACATTATCTTTGAAAGTACCATTTTTAGTTTCATCATTCCAGCCAGCTTGACGTATCATATTTACGTAAAAACCATTCTTTTTTTGATCTTCTTGGTCTTGGGTTAATCCAAATGTCACCCAAGCTCCAGTTACAGATTTCGTAGGTTTGCAAAAATCTAATTTTTTCATAAATGATTATATTGCTTTTTTCAAAACGTATCTAAGAATAAAGTCTAAAATTCTTAAAACTATAAACACTAAACCTATGTATAATACATTCCCTAATAATAACGAAATTAGCATGCTAACCCAAGTAGTAAAACAAATAATGCACGAAAATAATTTTAGAAAAAACTTAGTAGTAAATGATTCGGAAAAGCATCGTCTTGCAAACAAATATTCTATATAGCTATCAAAATTTAAATTAGGATTTTCGTTATTTAAATATTCTTCGATCAGAAGCCATTGGTATATTTTAGATGGCAACAATTTTTTAAATGTTTTTACATAAAAAGCAAAAAAGTCAGAATAAAACCATAAATGTATAATTAACGCACCCAAACAACAGAGTAAAATAAATAATAAACTTGACATAACTATAAAAAAAATTAAGATAAAGGAACATTTCTATTTCGAAACCTCACTTCGTTCGGCTTCGATTTGTTCGCTTTGCTCACAAAAATTATATTAATCTTTTTAAAAAAATCAAATTTAATTTGACTTCTAAATTAATTTTTAGTAGCATAAAAAAATGAGTCGTTTAAAAGATGAAACATTAATAAAAAAAGTGATTAACAATCAGTGCAATGACAGTTTAAAAGAATTAGTTGATCGTCATAGTGGAATGATTTTTAATATCGGTAAAAAGTATTGTAGTTCTTGTAATTTAGATATTAATGAATTAAATGATAATAGATATTGGATAATATTTAATGCCGCTAAATCATATAATTCGGAAAAGGGTAGTAAATTTTCAACGTGGTTGGGAAATCAAATAAGATTCTTTTGTTTAAATTTTAAAAATAAAAATTCTAGGCTTGTACCTATTGAAGATCAACATTTAGAATTTTTCGTAAACAATTCACGAAAAGATAATGAAAATAATCAAAAAGAATTAGTTCATACAATTATAGATTTATTTAATGAAATTTCAGATCCTAATACAAAAAATGCTATTTATTATCGTTATTTTCATAATAAAGAGCGTATTCTAAATTATTCAGAAATTGCTGAAATTCTTAAAGTTACCCCTCAAACGGTATTGAATTGGCATAATAAATTTATTAACTTTGCGAAAAAAAAATTGACAAATAAATCAATATTTTCTAATATATGAAGATTATGGATAACAACGATAAACCTAAACTCGAAGAAGCTGGAGCCTTTTGGATCAAGTCTTCTAAAACCGGAAATCAATTTCTTACCGGAAAAATTAAATCTAAGTCTGGAGAAGAAATTAGCGTAATAGTGTTCAAAAATAAATATAAAACTGAAGGATCAAATCAACCTGATTATCGTATTTATTTTGATAATGGGCCTGCGAATGGATCTGCAAAAGGGGTTGCTACATCTTCTACAGATGTAGAAACAAAAGTTACAAAAACTCCAGTAAAAAAAGAAACTGTAAAATCTGAAGAAATTCCATTCTAATCTGTGTCTAAATTAGCTTTTAATTTACCATTAAATTCTACTTCTTTAGGACAAGTCTCTCTTTCAATTTTAAGAGAACTTTATACTAAAAAAGTACAAATTAATCTATTTCCTATTGGAGGGGCAGATCTTAGTTCTCAAAATCAAGATCAAGATTTTTTTCAATGGCTTCAGAATTCGATAAATTCTGCTGGAAAAGATCATAACAAAAATACTCCTATATTTAAATTATGGCATATTAATGGTAGCTTAGAAAGCTTTTCTAATAAACAAGTTCTATTATCTTTTTATGAAGTTGATTCTCCTACGGCTACAGAAATTAATTTCATAAAAAATAATGAAAAAGTTTTGTTTTCTAGTAATTACTCTGTATCAATTTTTAAATCTTTGGGCATTAATAATGTAGATTATTTGCCTTTAGCTTTTGATAATACTCATTTTAAAAAGACTCAGAAAAGAAATACAACTGGAATTCAATTTGGTCTTTTTGGAAAATTAGAGCCGCAAAGAAAAAGGCATCTAAAAACACTTGCGCTTTGGGCGAAAAAGTATGGTAATAATCCAAACTATACTTTAAATTGTGCAATATTTAATCATTTTCTTGACCCAAATATTCAAACACAAATTATTCAACAAGCTTTAAATGGCCAAAATTATTTTAATATTAATTTTTTAAATTACATGCCATCTAATGAAGCTTATAATGATTTATTAAATAATACAGATATTGTTTTAGCTATGAGTGGTGGTGAGGGGTGGGGGTTACCTGAATTTCAATCAGTTGCTTTGGGAAAACATTGTATTGGTTTGAATGCCCATGCTTATAAAGATTGGATGAATGAAAAAAATACAGTTTTAATTTCTCCAAATGGAAAAATTCCATGTTATGATAATATCTTTTTCAAACAGGGGATGGAGTTTAACCAAGGGAATATTTTTGACTGGAGCGAAGAAGAATTTTTACAAGGTCTAGACCTAGTAGAATCTCGCTATAAAAATAGTCCAATTAATACAGAAGGCTTAAAATTACAAGAACAGTTTACATATTCTAAAATGGTGGATTCTATTTTAGATATAATGAAAAATATTTAATATGGAAACGACTACAAATATTGGTGAAAAAATTAAATTTAAAGATGGTACAGAATATATGCGTATGCCAAACGGTGAATTACGTAGAATGTCTCCTAGGGCATATCAAATTAGAAAAAATAATAAAAAATCTATAAAATAAGGTATATGCCTTATTATACATTTAGTCATCCAGATACAGAAGAAATTCAAGATATATTTTTTCATATGAATGATGAAAAAATATTTATTGATGAAAACGGTATTAAATGGAATCGAGAATTTACGGTCCCACAAGCAAGTATTGATACGAATATAGACCCATATTCTAAACGGGCATTTATGGATAAAACTAATAAAGCGGGGACTTTCGGAGAAATGATGGATTTATCTAAAGAATTGAGTGAAAAACGTGGTGGTACAAAAAATGACCCAGTTAAGAAAGGATATGTTAAAGACTGGAAGGAAAAAAGAAATTTAAATCATACACCAAAAGTAATTCAATAAGTTTTTTATATTTTGATAATTTTTATTTTTTTGCATCATTAATCATATTGATGTATAATTTAGAAACAATGAGCACAGAAATTATTTCAGAAAAGTTTGCCAACAAATACGCAACCAAACAACCAAATTGGGGATTTAACGGTCTAGGTTATATTGTTTATAAAAGAACATATGCTCGTTTAAAAGATGATGGTAAAACAGAAGAATGGCATGAAACAATTCGTCGTTGTATAAATGGCGCGCAAAAAATTGGCGCAAATTATACTCAAGAAGAAGCTGAACAGCTTTTTGATCTTATATTTAATCTTAAATGTAACTTTGCAGGAAGAATGCTTTGGCAACTAGGAACTCCAACTGTTGACCGTTTTGGAGCAAACTCACTTTTAAATTGTTGGAACGTTTCAATGAATAGCATTAAGTCGTTTCTATTTCTTTTTGAAAATTTAATGCTTGGTGGTGGTGTGGGTTTTTCTATTCGTCGTGAAGATATTCATGAATTACCTCGTATTAAAAAAGGTGTGAACATATCGCATAAAAATACTAAAGATGCGGATTTTATCGTACCTGATAGCCGTGAAGGCTGGATTCATCTTTTAGAAAAAGTTCTTGAAGCCTTTTTTAATAATGGTAAATCATTTAATTATTCGACAATTCTTATTCGTGGCGCTGGTGAACGAATTGGTGGTTTTGGTGGCATAGCTAGTGGGCCTCAAATTTTGTTGGATGGTATTGAAAAAATTAATAAAATTTTCCAAACTAGAGAAGGTAAAAAACTTCGTTCTATTGATGTTCTCGATATTTGTAATATTATTGGCGGTATTGTAGTTTCTGGAAATGTTCGTCGCAGCGCACAAATTGCGATTGGAGATCCAGATGATTATCTTTTTCTTCGTGCTAAAAACTGGTCGCTTGGTAATATACCTAATTGGCGTGCCATGTCCAATAACACAATTTATGCGGATGATTTTTCTCATATCTCAAATGAGATATGGAGTAATGGTTATGTGTTAGACTCTCAAACTGGTTTTGCAAAAGGCGAACCCTACGGATTTTTTAATCTTCCACTTTCTCAAAAATATGGAAGACTTAAAGACGGGCCAATGAAAGACAGTAATCTTTACCCAACTGATGAAGATAATGTTGTTGGAACAAATCCATGCGGAGAGATTAGCCTTGCTTCTTATGAGTGCTGTAACCTTTCTGAATTATATTTAAATAATATAACTTCGAAAGAAGAATTAAATCTTTGTGCTAAACTTTTGTATAAAACTCAGAAAGCTATTGCCGCACTATCTTTTATTCATGAAGAAACAAATCGTATTGTACATAAAAATATGCGTCTTGGATTAGGCGTTACTGGTATTTGTCAATCTCTTGATAAAGTCGAATGGCTAGATGCTTGTTACAAAGAACTTCGTAAATTTGATAAAGAATGGAGTAAAGAGCGCGGATGGAATCGTAGTATTAAATTAACAACAATTAAGCCTAGCGGTACATTAAGTCTTTTAGGTGGATCTACGCCAGGAGTACACCCAGCTTATTCTAAATATTATATTCGGAGAGTGAGAATGGCAAGCAATGATGCTTTAGTAAGCTATTGTAGAGATTTAGGTTATAATGTTGAATATGTGGTTAATTTTGATGGATCTGAAAACCATGATACTGTTGTAGTTGAATTTCCATGTGAAACGCCAGATGGTGCATTATTTGCAGATGACATGGGCGTAATCAAACAACTCGAAATGGTAAAAAAACTTCAAGAAGTTTGGTCTGATAATGCGGTTAGCGTTACTGCTTATTATAGCGATTCAGAACTTGGGGATCTTAAAAAGTGGCTTTCTGAAAACTACGAAAATGGAATTAAATCTGTTAGCTTCTTGTTAAGACAAAAGCACGGTTTTAAGCAAGCTCCTTATGAAGAAATTACAAAAGAAGCATATGAAAACAAAAAGTCTAAAGTAAAACCAATTACTATTTTAAACCAAAATATTGGGAGTGATGCTTTGGATGGTATTGAATGTGAAGGCGGCGCCTGTCCAATCAAATAATGAAAAACAAAGATTTGCATAAAAATCTACGGGATTCAATGGATCAAACATTGGAGACTAAATTTATGCAAAATCTTCAATTGTCAATGTTATTTTTTTGTTTTAATTATATTGCTAACCATATAAATGAAGAAAATGATTTTAAAGACAAGCATGTTCATCAAGAATTTATAAAAACATGGAAAAAATTTGCTAATCAAAATATAGCAAGTTCAGATTTAAAAATAATTAATGATATATTAAATTCCCCTAAAAATGTATTTTACTCAGCTCTTCAAAATAAAGACGAAATAACAGAAAGTACTGAAATATATCAAGAAAAATATAATAACATAATAAATCAAATAGAACAATTTTACCTTAAAACTTTAGATAGTCAACAAAAATATGAGCCAACAGATAATGAAGACGACGATGAAGAATATGCCTAAAAAAGTTATAATAACAGGTGTTACCGGACAAGATGGTAGCTATATGGCCGATTTATTGCTAGAAGATCCTAATTATGAAATTTTTGGGATGGTACGCCGAGCTTCTACTAATAATCATCATAATATTAAACATTTATTAAATAATTCTAGATTTAAATTAATTACGGGGGATTTAACAGATTCGCAATCAATAGATAATATCGTAAGAGACGTAAAACCAGATTATTTTATCAATCTAGCTGCGCAAAGTTTTGTTGGGGCATCTTGGCAAATCCCAGAACAAACTTTTGATATTGATGCTATTGGAGTTATTCGATGTTTAGAGGCGATTCGAAAACATGCTCCGAATTGCCGCTTTTATAATGCTGGGTCTTCAGAGGAACTTGGTAATGTAGATTATAGCCCACAAGACGAAAAACACCCTTTAAAACCAAGAAGTCCATATGGTGCAGCAAAAGCGGCTGCTAGACATATTGTTAAAGTATATAGAGAAAGTTATAATCTTTATGCTATTCAAGGTTTATTATATAACCATGAAAGTGAAAGACGTGGAGAAGAATTTGTTACAAGAAAAATTACAAAAGAAATTGCTAAAATTAAAAAAGCAATAGAAAAAAATCATGAAATTAAGCCCCTAGAGTTAGGAAATATTTATGCAAAAAGGGATTGGAGTCATGCAAAAGATTTTGTTAAAGGTATTTGGCAAATGCTAAATCAAAAAGAACCAAAAGAATATCTTCTTGCTTCTGGGGAAACGCATACTGTCAAAGAATTTATAGAAAAAGCTTTTAACGCTGCTGGTATTTTTGGAGAATGGTCTGGACAAGATTTAGAAGAAAAATTTATCCTTAAAAGGACAATTAATTCAATTTATTATGATAATCAAATATTAGTAAAAATTAATGAACAATTTTATAGACCAGCAGAAGTAGATTTATTACTTGGAAACCCTTCAGAAGCTAAAGAAAAATTAAATTGGCAACCAAATATTTCTTTTGAAGAATTAATAAAATTAATGGTGGACAATGATTATAAAAATGTAATATAATATAGTTATGAATAGTGAAGAAAAACATAAAACTTGCATTTTCCGTTCTGCGGATGTCGTTTCAAAAACTATAAAAAGATGTTCATGCCAAGGCGGTAATTATGAAGTTCAGGGTTATTTTTGTAATAAAAAACAACTAATGGATGTAAAACCTTCAGATTGTGAAAGCTGCACGGAATACCAACATAAATAAAAAAGAATTTATAAAGCGCCTTCTGAAAGAAGGCTCAAATATAATTTGGCCTAAAGAAATGAAAATGGCCAATCTTTTAATAAAGATTTTTCCAAATCAAGACTTTTGGGAAAGTTTAGAACTTAATTTTAAATTAAATAGTTTGTGCTGGCTTTTATCAGATGATGGAAGAAAATTTCTTAATAAAGAGTATAAAAAATTTAATCTTAATTTACCTGAAATAAAAAAATTTGAAGTAGAAAATAATAATATTGCTTTCGAAAACAAAAAAACATATGATTTAGATAAAGCTCTAAACTTAAGAGAGTTTCTAAATTTATGGCAAAAGAAAACGCATTAACAGGTAAAAGCATATTATCTTCACATCTTAAAGATAATAAAGATTCACATTATAATTTTGAAGATGAACAGGTTTTTCAAGTATCAACTGGCTCTCTTCTTCTAGATTCGGAACTTGGCGGTTCACTCGAAGTTCCAGCGATTGTTCGTTTTACTGGAGTAAGTGGTGGTGGAAAAACAAGTTCCGCATTACTTATTATGAACAATTTTCTTAAAACTGTTCCTAATTCAAAAGGCTTTTTAGTTAAAGCAGAAGGTCGTTTAAATTCCAATGTTAAAAAAATCTCTGGGGTTAATTTTGTAGATGATCCAGAAAATTGGGATAAAGGTACATGCTTTGTATTGCGTTCAAATATATATGAAAATATAGCAACTTTAATTCTAGAGCTTATTAAAAATAATCCAGAAAATACTCGTTATTACTTTCTTATTGATAGTATGGACGCTCTTATTTCTAAAAATGATTTAAGTAAGGGGTTTGAGGATAGTGCGAAAGTAGCTGCTGGAGCAGTTCTTACTTCAAATTTTTTGCGTAGAATTATGTTACCACTTTCAACTTTTGGGCATATTTGCGGACTTATTTCTCAAGTCCGTTCTAATGTTCAAATCAATCCATATGCTAAAACCGATCCAAAACTTACGAATAGTTCTGGCGGAAATGCTTTACAACATTATGCGGATTGGATTTTTGAATTTCAGCCTAGATATAAATCAGATCAAATTTTAGAGGGTGATAAAATTATTGGTCACTGGTCTAAAATTCTTTTACGTAAAACTACCAATGAAAAAGATGGTGTTGAAGTTACTTACCCAATTAGACATGGAAGAAGTGATGGTAAAAGCGTATGGTTGGAATACGAAATCGCAGACATGTTAATTCAATGGGGCTTTGCTAAAAAAAGTGGTGCATGGATTGCTTTTGATGCTGGTTTAATTAAAGACATTAAAGAAGACATCAATAAAGATTTACCAGAAAAAATCCAAGGCATGGATCAATTGAGAACTTTTCTTGAAACAAATCAAGAAATATGTTTATATCTTTTTAATAAATTTAAAGGTATTCTATCAAAATGAAACGATTACCAGAAAATATCGTAAATAAGTCTTGGGGAAAAGAAATTTGGATTGTTAATAATGAAGAATATTGTGGAAAAATATTAGAGTTTAATGCTGGATCTAAATTTTCTATGCATTTCCATGTCGAAAAAAAAGAAACCTTTTACGTATTAAAAGGTAAATTAATTCTCAGTTATTTTGATTTAACTAATGCAGATAAATATTCTGAAGAACTTAATATCGGAGATATAGTTGATATTAATAGATTTTTTCCACATCAAATTCAAGCTATAGAAGACAGTTCAATTATCGAGTTTTCAACTCAGCATAAAGATTCTGATAGTTATAGAATTGAAAAAGGAGATAGTCAAAAATGAATATAGCTGTGCGGCTAGAGGGTGGACTGGGAGATGTATTATGTGCGAATCGTTTTGTATTTGCAATTAAAGAAAAATATCCAAAAGCACAAATAACTGCTTATATTGATAGCGAAGGAAAAACCTTTCAAAAAGAAGCTTTAGATATACTATACCCGAACACTTATAAAGAAATTAAAATTATTCCAAATAAAAAATATAGAAAATTTTGGGTAGATTGTCAATTTGGTTTAGATAATTACTATGGAGCCTTAGAAAATGTACCAGATAGTATAAGAGAAGAAATGGAAACACAATATGATAAATTTTATGATTTACATATTGATTCTTTAAAATGGACTGAATATGATTTTGACTGGATTCGGTATTTCAAATTTTTTCCAAAACCAGAGTTAACTGTAGAAAATAATAAAGGTAAATATATTGTTCTACATTTAGTGTCTTCAACTTCTGTCGGGCATAGATTGGAAGATTGGTATTTAACAAAATTAATTTCTCTATTGTCGAAAGAAAATAAATGCATTATAGTTTCAACACCAGATACAAATCATTTTTATAACGATATAAAAGATAATTCAAATGTAGAAATTTTTAATGGATCTATAGAAGATGTTTGTAAATTAATTTCTAATGCGTCTATGATGATTGCTACAGATAGTGGTTTTAAATATATTGCGTATGGATATGCTATACCGACACTTACATTTTCTAGACATTCTCAACAACCATTTTCTTCTATTCCTAGTCATCAGATTCGTTGGCTTATGTTTCCAGAAACATGTTTTCCATTAAATTGGGATTGTAACTATATAGCCGAATTATCAAATAAAATTCTTAATGATGAAAAAGGGTATATATTATCACCATATTTACAAGATTTTAATTCACAAGCTATAAAAAGAAATTATAAAATAAACTTAGAAAAAAGTATTATAAAAAATGATATTTAAAGATTTATATACAAAACACCAAGAACTTTTAAATATTTTTTGTGAAGTTGGTGTTTATTTTTGGGACGAAAATGGTAAAAATTATTGTCGTTTTTCTGAACAGGCTAATGATAATAAACAGATTATTTTGGTAGAGCCTTTATCGAAATGTATTGAAAATATTAATTTACATATTAAAGATAAAAATAATGTAGTTTTATATCCATATGCAATTTCAAATAAAAGTGGTTTCACAACAATTTATGATCAGGGGGCGGGAACTTTTATTGAAGAAGTTCGAGGTAAAACTCCATATGACATTTTTTGGTCCCATAACGAATTAAATAATAAATATACTGTTAAAACAATAACGTTTGACGAGATTGACCCAGAGAATATTGATGTTCTATTTATTGACACAGAAGGAGGCGAATATTTTGTGTTACAATTTTTAAAAAGTAGGCCTAAGATTATTGCCATTGAAACACATTATAGTGAACATAATAATCATTATATTAATCCATATATAAAAGAAATCAGAGAATGGATGGAAAATAATAATTATGAAATATGGTATACTGATGAATCAGACTCTTTTTTTATAAATAAAAATTATAAATATTTAATAGAACAATAACTATATGGAAGAATTCGAAATATATAAAAACTTTATACCTCAAAATAGTATTATTTATGATATTGGAGCGCATATTGGTGCAATGTCAAATTTCTTTATTGAAAATGGAGCGAAACATGTATATGCGTTCGAGCCATCTCATTATAATATCCCAGAATTGAAGCATAATACGCAGCATTATTCTAATATTACTATATTTGACGTAGCTCTAAATAACGAACAGAATACTTATAACACAAGATTTAAAGACTGTAGAGTAGACGGGGAATTAGATAGAGAACAAAATATTCAATATGTAATCTTAGAGAATTTTATAAAAGAAAATAAGCTAGAATTACCAGATTTTGTAAAACTTGATATAGAAGGAATGGAAAGTATTGTTTTAACAACTTTTGACTTTTTATTCACGGGACGTAGGCCAGTTATATATGTAGAAATACATGCTGCAGAAAGAGGAACTAATTATCAAAATTATTTAAATAATCCACATTGGCGTTGGCCACAAGATGGCGGATTTGATTTTAATAAATTGAAAGAATTTAATTATCGAATTATTCTAAGTAATGGTTCAGAATTAAATCCTAAAATAGATTATAATCCTTCAGAAAATAGCCATACTTCATATGTATTGTTACCAAATTAATGGAAAAAATTGGTATAAAAACAAATGAGGCTTTTGGAATTGGAGATAAATTACAATTTTCTAGTATTCCAGAAAATTTTTTTTATACCCATGGTTATAAAATAATTGATGTCGATAAATGTTGGGTTTATGATCATAACCCATATGTAGATAGAGAATCTTGTCCAGAAAAAATATATAACCCATGGCTATCACAAAATTTAAATTTAGAACAAAAAATAAAAAGTAATACTTTAAAATATTCATTACTAGGTTTATCGTTACGAGCGGCAGCCGCTTTAGATTTAAATTTGAAACTTCGTCATAATAGATTATATATTTATGAAGATGAAGATATAGATGTTAAAAAAGTTGTTGTTCATACGAATGGAAAAACAGAAGGTGGAGAAATTAATAATTTAATTATTAACCAGATACGTAATAATTATAAAAATTATTCTATATATCAAATTGGCGGTAAGGATGATAGGGAAACTCCGTTTATTGATATGCGTGGATTAAATATATGGGAAACAGCTAAATTTATTTCATCTGCTGCAATTTTTATCGGGGTAAATAGTAGTATGATGCACCTTGCAAATTGTTACCCGAAAGTCAGAAAAAAAATAATACTATTGCAATATGACCAAAATGATTTAAGATATTTTTATCCATCAGCTTATGGTAATTATACGCATTGGATAGATTATAATAATGAACTTTATAATCAATATGATATTGATATTGGCGCAACAATGAGTTATATTAAGATATAAAATGAAAGCAATTGGTTTTAATTTAGGTCAATATGGTGATTTGTGTATAAATTTAGTTGCCGCAAAAGCATTTAAAAATACATATCCAAATTCATATTTTACTTTTAATTTATCTAAACGATACGAAGGAATTAAAGAAATCTTTTATAATAATAAGTATATCGATGAGTTTAAAGTGTGGGATGGCTATAATGATAATTGGCCAACTGAAGATTATAAAAATTATTTATTAAATAATAAATATGATATTATTTACGATCCAATGATTGGGCCAAGACCTGGTTGGCAAAAATATCATCATCAAACTATTGAAATGTGCGAAGTTCATAATTTAAATCCGGTAGACTCTCAAATAGAACTCAACCAATATTTTAATATCCCTAGTAATTATGATAAACATATAGCTATTTGCCATACGGGAGCAACAGATATACATAAAAAAAGTTTAAATATTGAAAAAATAAAAAAAATTACAAATTTAATTATTAAATTAGGATTTAAACCATTATTTTTTCAATATCCTTTTGAACATTTTGATTATTTTGATGGTAAATTTTTTGATGCAATTAGAATAATGCTTGGATGTAAAATGTTAATTACAATAGATTCTGCTATGGCTTGGATTGCATCTGGTTATAAATTTCCCACGCTTGGTTTATATAATTCGCATTATTATATAGAACATGGAGTAACAACGTCTAAAAATTGGCAGCCTACAAATCCAAATAGTATTTATTTCGAAGATGTAAGTGTCAATAATATCAAAGAAGATTTAATTGAAGAAGCTATAAAAAATATATGTTAATTGGCTGAAAAGTTATATAATATTAATATGAAAATATTTGAAATTGGAGTCGGAGAATTTAATCAATGTAGAACATTAAACTATATTAATACAGATATAGAATGTTATTTATTTGAACCAAACCCAATATCATTCAAACAAATAGAAGAAAATCTTGGTAAACACTCTAATTTTAAATTGTTTAATATTGCACTTGGATCAGAAAATAAAGAGTCGTATTTATATATAGCTCGTGGATCTTCTTTTTTAGAAGGCGCACAGTCACCAGAAAAAACAGCAAATATTTTGGCGGAAGAACAATTACAAAAAGAAAAAATTCAAATTAGAGATATTAAAGATTTTGATGACGGGTTCATAGATATACTGTTGTTAGATACCGAAGGATCAGAATTTGATATAATAAAAAATTTAATCAGTCGGCCTAAACAAATTATTGTAGAAATGTATAGTTTTGGAGTGAAATATAAGAATCCTTATTTTGATGAGATTATGGATTGGATGTCTAAAAATAATTATAAAATAACAAATCAACATGAAGATTTTATTTTTGAGAAATGAATGATAAAGTTACAGCATATTTTTTGTCATGTAAAAGATTTGAATTATTTGAACAAACATTTAAATCATTTTGGGATAAATGTGATGATAAAAATTTAATAGAATCATTTATTATAATAGATGATAATTCTTCACAAGAGGACCGTTATAAAATTACTGAACTTGCTTCTCAAGTTTCACTACCCAATTTAATTGTAGCGAAAAATTATATAAAAGGACAAGCATCTAGTTTAAATATTTTCTATGATTTATGTCATACTAAATATGCAATAGCAATTGAAGATGATTGGAAATTTATAAAAAATGGTAATTTTATCAAAAATTCCATTGAAATAATGTCTTTACATCAAAATATTAAAAGAGTATGCTTAGACTTAAGCAGCTCTGGAAAACAACTTTTTCAAATTGAGAGTAAAAATATTCATTCAGTAAATAATGAAAAATATTATATTCATACATATGAGAATAAAAATGAATGGCCTTCTTTTACTTTTAGGCAATGTATAATTGATATCGAGTCTTGTTTTAAAAATATTGGCTATGTAAACTCTTTGCCAAAATTATCGCACGATGGATCCCCACCAACAGCAGAAACTGATTACGCAGTAAGATATTGCAGTATTGGGTATAGAACGGCTTTTTTTATAGATAGTTATGTAGAAGAAACCTCAAAAAATTATCCATCATCTTTTGATTTAAATAATGTTAATAGATATAAAGAATATGATTATTGATTGTTTTCCATTTTTTAATGAGCTTGATGTTTTAGAAATACGTTTAAATGTTTTAGATGGCGTTGTAGATAAATTTATTCTTGTTGAGGCCTCTAAAACTCAATCTAAAATCGATAAACCATTTTATTTTGAAGAAAATAAGCATAGATATTCAAAATTTTTAGATAAAATTATTCACATAAAAATTGAAGAATATCCAGAAGAAAATGGCTGGGCAATGGAAAATTTTCAAAGAAATTGTATCCAACGTGGTATTGAGAAATTAAACTTAACAATTAATGATATTATCGCAATCTCTGATGTAGACGAAATTTGGAACCCAACTATTATTAAAGATTTAGATGTCCTGCTTGATCAACACAAATTTTTATCAGTAGATATGAATTATTTTGTTTTTTACTTAAATTTAATAACTGTAGATAAAAAATGGATAGGAACAATTTTTAGTAAATTTAAAAATTTACATGGTTATTCTCCACAAGATTTAAGAAATATCAAAGACCATGTTATTTATATTAAAGATTCTGGTTGGCATTTAGGCTACCAAGGTGGTAAAGAAATTGTATATCAAAAATATTTATCCTGTATTGAGCCATTAAATAAGAATTTATTACCAACAAAAGAGAAATTTTTTGAAGAATTTGACAATAAAATTAAAGATGGGGGGTCATTTATCTTCTCAGACGACCTCCAAAATAATTCAATTAAATTAAAAAAAATAGATATAAAGAATTATTTGCCTGAATATATTATTAAGAATAAAGAAATATACAAATATTTATTATATGGAATACAATAATTTTTATAAAACACACGGTCATTCATATGAAGAATATGAACGTTCGCATAAACCAAGGCTAGATTTTCTTATTGAAGATTTAAATTTAAACCAACTTACCAACCAAAAAATTGCCGATATTGGATGTGGATTAGGTTTTATTTATAATAGATTAAATCCAGATATACAAAAAAATTATTATGGATTTGATGGGGCGGATATCGATAATCCAATTTTTAATTATGAAAAAGTTGATTTAGATAATTTTAAAATTGACAAACAAAATTTTTTTGATACTGCTTTGTGCTTCGAAACCTTAGAGCATTTAAGTAATCCATATAATTGTTTATTAGAAATAAAAAATATTTTAAAACAAAACGGGTTATTATATTTAAGCATACCACATGAAAATACAACACATAATACAATTTACCCAACTTTGCTATATCCAAAAGAAAATTTTAATATTTTTTTAAAACAATTAGCTTTTGAAATTATAGACATAAGATATCATGACAAAGCATTTTATCAAAATGTTTTTGTTTTAAAAAACAAGGACTGGAATTATAGCGAAATGTTTTGGCCAAGACATGAAGAAATTTTTAAAAATATTCCGCCACATATTTCTGTAAATATTTAATTCATATGATTAATTTATTAGTAGATGAAAGTTATGCGTTTGACTATTTGTCGATATTAGAAATAAAATCTGATAAAAATGGGATTAAACAAAATTATAACTTATGTAAAGAAACAATAATTTCTCAAATTGGTTTGTACGAGTTTTTAGAAATTGAGTCTTCTCAAGAATATAAAGATTTAAAAAAAGCAAATTTGAATACTTTTAACTTAGTGGACGCGGTAAAACTTGCCCCGTGTCTTGGCGCAGAAGTTGATAAATCAAATTACGAAAGATTTATAAAAAAGCAAGCGTTACAAAAAAAATTCTTTAATTCTACTGGAATTGAAATTAAAATTGGTTATTAATGAAATTTAAAAATATCTTTGGTAAAGAAGTAAATAAAACAATTAACAAATTTTTAGTTAATTGGGACAAACCCTGTAAGAGTAAAGTCCAATTTAATGTAAAAAAATTCTTTGAAGATTGTTGGCGAACACATGTTGTCGTAGAAGAATTTCCAGTTTTTGGAACGCGTATGAAATGCGATTTGATAAATTTCACAAAAAAAATTGCAGTAGAAACACATGGCCTTCAACACGATAAATTTGTGAAACATTTTCATAAAACAAAAACTGGATTTAAAAATAGCGTTAAAAGAGATTTACAAAAATACCAATGGTTAGAAATGAATGGATTTCGTATCATTGAAATATTTGAAAATGAACTTATCAATTTATCCCCAGAATGGATAAAAGAAAAATTTGATATAGAAATTTAGCTTGAATATTAAATTAAGATTCGCTATCATATACGGATGAGCGTATTGTATATTGGCATAGCTGGGGTCGCTAGATCTGGCAAAGATAGTCTCGCATTAGAGATCGAAAATTTAATCAGATCTTATAAAGGCAAGACAATTTATAGGACTTCTTTAGCACAACCTTTAAAAGAAGACTGTAAAGACTTTATTCAACAATATCTTGGCCTAAACGTATTTACAGATAATAATGAGGAAAAAGCAACCTTTCGTGAGTTTCTAGTTTGGTATGGCAAAGTAAAACGCCAACAAACAGAAGGAAAATATTGGACAAATCTTTTGGACGAAAGAGTTAATCATTATCAACCAGATGTGTGTATTATTCCAGATGTTCGTTACCAGCAATATGATGAAGATGAGGTCAGTTGGTTAAAAACAAAACCTAATAATATTCTTATTCACTTGCAAAGAATTGCAATTAATGGTGAAATAGTGCCTCCTGCAAATATGGATGAGTCTATCAATGACTCAATTATCCAAAATAGCGCAGATTACAAAATTGTTTGGCCAACTTTTACTGATGATCATAAACAAAATAATATGAGAGAGTTTGCAGAAAAAGCTTTTAATGCAGTAATTAAAGATAAAATTTAATATGAATTCTATTCGTAGCGTACAAATAGAAAAACACGTTCTCGCTGGTTTTCTTAAATATCCACAGGTATACTTTGAGGTTTCTCATTTTATTAATGAGAATGATTTCTCTAATGGCCATAAAACTATCTTTAGCGTGATTAAAGGTCAAATAATGAAGAGTCAACCTCTTGACCCAGTAATCCTCGGAGAGAAAATTAAAAACTTGGGTATTAATTTCAAACAAGATTTTAATATTTTTGATTATCTTGAGAGTATCGCTTTTCTTAAAATTAGTCAAAAATCCTTGATTGATGCTTGTAAAAATTTAAAAACAATCACAATTCGCCGCGAAATTGCAGAAACAGCTTCTCTTATCGCAGAATCTATGGAGAACTCTGGAGACAAATCTCCAGATGAAATTATTTCATTCGCAGACAAGATGTATAACGATAAGATTACTGCTTATGATTTAGAATCTAATCCAGAAGATCTTTTCCAAGACATTGAAAAAATGGTTGAAGAAAGGGCTAATAATCCTATTACCGAAACTGGTTATCTAACCCCATATAAACTTTTTAATAAAATGTATGGCGGGTTAAGGCCTGGAGAGCTTTATGCATGGGTGAGTCGCCCCAAACATGGCAAATCAACTATTCTTAGTGATATATGCTCCAAAGCAACTCTAGTTAACCCAAATATGCAGGCTCTTATTTTGGATACCGAAATGCAAACAAACGTAATTCGTTTTCGTATTGCTAGTAGCATTACTGGTATTCCAATGTGGTGGCTTGAAACAGGACAGTTCAGAAACAATAAAGAACTTCTGGCCAAATGGAATAGTAAGAAATCAGAGCTTGCGAAAGCACAGGGTAAAGTAAAGCATTTGCAAGTAGCAGGAAAACCAATTGCGGAAATTGAATCAATTATTCAGCGTTGGTATCTTGGACAAGTCGGGCGTGGCAATCCCGCTATTGTTGTTTATGATTATATTAAACTAACAGGAGAAATAGAAAAAGGTAAACAGGAATATCAACTTATCGGTGATAAAGTAGATCGTCTTAAGGAGCTTTCTGTTCGTATGAATATTCCAATTCTTACTGCTTGCCAATTGAATCGTAGCGCCGAAAATGGAGCCGACGATTCTAGTGCTATTGCCCAATCAGACCGTCTTCAATGGTTTGCTGCTTACGTTGGGATTTTTAGGCGCAAAACTCTTGAAGAACAAGCCGAAGATGGTGCTCAATTCGGAACACATAAAATGATTGAGCTTGCATCTCGCTATCAAGGTCAGCATGCTCATGGTCACAATGATCTTGTGAGAGTAATTGAGAATAATCGTCCAGTATATCGTAAGAATTTTATTTCATTTAATGTAGATAATTTTAATGTAGAAGAAAAAGGTACTTTACAAGATATCGTAAATCATCAGAATGGTGTTAATGTGAATATCTTTGACCGCGAAAATAATCAGGCTCAAGAAGAAATCATATGAGGCTTTTAGAACTTTTAAAAGATGCTGGGTGTAATCCTAGGAACTATGGTAGTTATCTTACTTGTACTGCTCGCTATCGTGGTGGTGATGATCCTGGATCTGTAGCTATTTATCTTCAGACGAATATTGTCAAAGATTTTGTCACGGGGCATTCTTTTTCTTTGGAGGAGTTTCTTAAACTAACCCTTAAATTAAAAGACCTTAAGCAAGTAGAACAAATTCTTGAAGATAAAGCAAAGTACTATACAGGGTTTAATAACGATGTAGAAGACCCATTTAATAGAAGTGTCAAATATTATTCACAAGAAGATATTGTAGATTTGAAACAAGATGGATCATATTGGAATCGTCGCGGAATTAGCGATGAAACATTAAAAGTTTTTGAGGGTGGTCTTTGTGAGGTGGGCAAAATGTATCAAAGATATGTATTTCCAATTTTTGATGCTCGCAAAAAAATTCAAGGATTTTCTGGCCGCGACGTAACGGGTAAATCAAAAATTAAATGGAAACATATTGGCCGCAAAAACGAATGGGCATATCCATTTATATTTAATCATAAATTTATCAGAGAATCTAAACAATTAATTCTTGTTGAGAGTATTGGAGATATGCTCTCTCTTTGGGAGAGCGGAATTAAAAATACTGGTATAACTTTCGGGACTGAGGCTGGTGGAGGCCTGTTAAAAGCGATAATTCGCCTTGATCCTGATAGTATCATCATTGCGACCAACAATGATGAAAACAGGGCGGGGCAAAAAGCGGCTATGAAAATACGCTCAACACTCATAGACGGATTTTTTGACCCCGCCCAAATTAATATTTACCATCCACTTAAGAATGATTTTGGAGATCAAACTATAGAAGAAAATAAAGAATGGTATTCACAACTATAATATGAAAGATAAATGGATACAAGCTTATATGGATGTAGCCGAACGTTTTGCGAAACTTTCAAGCGCAAAACGACTTCAGGTAGGAGCAGTAGTTGTAAAAAATAATAGAATTATTTCTATTGGTTATAATGGTACTCCAGAAGGGTGGGATAATACATGTGAAGATGAACATAATAATACGAAACCAGAAGTAACACATGCTGAAATGAATTGTATTTTTAAATTAGCCAAAAGTACAGAATCTGGTGAAAATTCTATCATGTTTATAACTCATGCGCCATGCATTGCTTGTGCAAAAGCTATACATGGATCTGGTATTAAAATTGTTTATTATAAATATATATATAGAGATGATTCTGGTATTAAATTTTTAAAACAATGTGATATTCCTATATTTCAAGTGTAAGTATCATTCATGCAGAAACTAAAAAAATTTGTACATAGACATCATATAATTCCTAAACATATGGGCGGAAAAGATACTCCAGATAATATTATAGAATTAACGCCAAAGCAACATGCTAAAGCGCATCTAGATTTATATAAAAAATATGGAAAACAAGAAGATTTATGCGCTTATTATCTTTTATCAAAAGATCCTAGGGGGCCGCAAATTTTATCTTCACTCGGCGGTAAAGTACAGGGTAAAAAGAATAAAGAGTCTGGACATATGCAAAGAATATCAAAAGCTTTAACAAAAGAACAAAGAACTCTTTTTGGAAAGATGTCTGCTAAAAAATGCAAAGAACTCCAAACAAATGCTTTTTTTGATCCTAAGATCAGAAGCAAAATATGTATTCTCGGTGGTAAAGCTCAGGGTAAAATAAATGCAGAAAATGGACACTTAAAAACAATTGCAAATGAATATTGGGATAAAGTAAAATCTGGAAAAACAAAAAGAAAAAAAAGAGTATGGATATATTCAGATAAGTTAAAAAAAAGTTTTTTTGTTGAAAAACCTAAAAAATTACCAAAAGGTTTTAAATATGGTAGGAAATATAAATAAATTATGAGTGAACTAGTAAAACTTTCAGCCAGTAGAATCAAGACCTTGCAATCATGCTCTTGGATGTATTATTGCAATTATAATCTTAAACTGCCACAAAAGAATAATTCTGGAGCAATGCGTGGCACTGTAGCGCATTTAATTTTCGAAGTGCTGGCCAATCCTCGGCATGAACATTACGTTAAAAAAATTGTAAAAAATAAAACATGCTTAAAGTCTCCAGCAGTTTTTAAATTAATTATAAAGGCTGCTAAACGCGAAGGACTAGATTTAGATGAAATGGTAGCACCCCTAAAAAAGAGTGGCCAAGAAATAACTAATCTTAAATGTATAGATGAGATGATTTTAGTTGGTTTAAAATTTGATTTTATTGAGGATTATAAACTTATTGGCTCTGAATGGGAATTTGATATTACTAACGAAGAGCCTAAATACAGAATTGGTGGGTTTGTTGATCGTATTTTTAAAGATAAAAACCAAATGATTATTAGAGATTTTAAATCTAGTAAGAAGGCTTTTAAAGGAGATGAATTAGAAAGTAATCTACAAGGAATGATGTACTCACTAGCTCTTCGTAAAAAATACAAAAAACAAAAAGATATTTTAGTACGATTCTTATTTTTGAGATATCCCGATGATCCAGAAAGAGAGTGTCCACATTTCAACGAGGAGGAGTTAATTGGTTTTGAGCACTACCTTGAATATATTAGCACATATTTAAAAAACTTTGATGAAAAAAAGGCTCGATCAAATTTCGCCTCTAGCGAGTTTAGTCGTAAATGGATGTGCAAAACAAAATCTGGATGGCGCTGTCCATATTTAGATTCAATTGAATATAAAGTTCTTATAGATAAAGAAGGCAAAACTATTAAATCTATTTTTGCAAACGAAGAGTTTAAAGAAAAAGATTTGAAACCAGAATATCGTATTGAAATAAGAAAATATGATGGCTGCCCCGCTTGGAAACAAGTTCAGTCAAATAATGACTTTGACTTTTAAAAAAAGTATTGATAATATTAGATTTAATGTTACCAATCTTTAGATCAAACTACTCATTGAGTTCGGTTCTTACTCTAGAGCCATACGCTCCTATAGAGGAGCGAGCCTTAAACCAGCCCGATTCTGTTTTCGATATCTGTAAAGACTATGGTATTGAAGACGTATTTATTGTTGATAATACCTTAACTGGTATGGTAGAAGCCTACGAAAATTCAAAGAAAGCAAAATTAAATTTACGTTTTGGGTATCGAGTAAATGTTTGTCAGGATATTGAAAATAAAACTCCAGAGTCAGAATTGACAGAAAGCAAATTTATTATTTTTGCACTTCAAAATTCTTTTACTGATTTAATCAAATTGCATAATATTTCTACTACAATAGGAATCTACAACGGGAAAGCCCGTCTTGATTTTAAAACTTTAAAAGAGAATTGGAGTAAAAATCTCTCGCTTGCTGTTCCATTTTACGATTCTTACGTTTATTATAATCTTCTTTATGGTCGCCAATGCGTTCCAGAATTAGATTTTACAGATCCAGTTTATTTTATTGAAAATAATGGTTTGCCATTTGATGGTCTTTTAATTAATCATATTCAAGAAACTATTAAAGATCATGAAATTATTCCATCCAAAACTATTTATTATCGTGAGCGTAAAGACTTTAAAGCATATATGACTTATCGTTGCATTCTTAATCGAACGACTTTTCAAAAACCAGAGTTGAGACACTTCGGTAGTCAAGAATTTTGTATGGAGGCACTGAAAGAAAATGCAGAGTAATCTTTTGCGTTTTAATAAAAAACAAAAATATATTGTTTTTGATACCGAAACCGAATCGCTGGCCCTTGCCTTGGCAAGGCCATGGCAATTGTCTTGGATGGTTTATGAAAATAATAAAATTACTAAAAACGAAGACCATCTTCTTTATTGGAAAGATCTAAACGTGTCTGCGGATGCAGCTAGAATTACGCGTTTCGATTACAATAACTGGAAAGAGAAAGCTAAAGACCCAAAAGAGGTTTTAGAACTTTTTGAAAGTTATCTTTATAATCCCGAATACTTAATTGTTGGCGCAAATCTTTTTGGGTACGATGTTTATGTTATTAATACATTACGCCGACTATTGGGACTTAAATCAGATTTTTCTTATCTTGATCGTGTTTTAGATATACAATGTATTCAAAAAGGTATATATATGGGATTAAAGACGGTTCCAGAAAACAGAACTGCTTGGCAATACCAAATGTATCATTATGTTAAGAAAGGCGTTAAAACTTCAGTAAAACATCTGGCGGGTCTTTATGATATTCCATATGATGAAAATCGCGCTCACGATGCCGAATACGACAATTGGTTGTGTATTGAGATCTTTAAGAAACAAATTTTGACTATTGAAATATGAAATTTTTAGAAAAATTTAAAAATATTGAGATGAAAAATGTCAACCTTGTGAGGTTGCCAAATATTTCTTTTACAAAAGAAGAGAAAGGTTTATTGGCTGAAAAAGCAGAAACAAACGAACAATTCCTTCAACAATTAGTAAATGAAGGATGGAAAAAGTTTCGTGATAAAGTCCCAGAGCATAAAAAGAAAATCTATCTTGATCGTATCAAAGAAGAATTTGACATTGTTAAAGATTTAGGTTTTATTGATTACTTTCTTCTTGTTTGGCGTGTTATAAACAAAGCTCGTCAGCTTGGAGCTTTTATTGACTGGGGTCGTGGTTCAGCGGCGGGTAGTCTTATTTTCTATTTGATTGGCGTTACTGGTGTTGATCCGATTGATAAGAATCTTTTCTTTACTCGTTTTATTTCTAAAACTCGCGCTAAAAAAGAAGTCATTGACGGAGTTACTTATATTCAAGGAGATCTTGCTCCAGACGTTGATATTAACTTGGGTGGAGTTCGTGATGAGATTATTGAGTGGCTTAAAAAATGCTATCCGAATAAAGTATGCAAAATTTCTTCTGTTTCTACTTTTTCTGGAAAGATTCTGGTTAAAGATGTTTTTAAAATCATGAATGAGGCTTCGGAAGAAGATGCTAGTCATTTGGCAGATACTATTGGCAAGCATTTCGGAGTTGTGGAAGATATTGAAGATTCTTACAAGAACAGCGAAAAATTTCGTGATTGGGCTGATCGCTACGCAGAAACTTACCAAGTAGCTTTAAAATTGCGCGGATTAATTCGTGGCAAATCTACTCATGCAAGCGGATATTTTCTTTCGTATTATCCTCTTGACAAGTTTGCCCCTGTCGAGATTAATAAAGAAGGTGAGTTGACCATTTCTTATGAAATGAATACTGCTGCTAAATTTGGTATTAAGCTTGATCTTCTTGGCCTTATTAGTAATGAGATTATTAAAAATGTATTTGAATTAATTCCAGAAAAATTTGAAGATATTAATCTTGATGATAATGAAGAAGTTTATACTCATCTTCAACGTGAAGATTTACTTCCTTATGGACTTTATCAAATCAGCGCTGATTGCGCCTATCGTGTTTGTAAAAATATTCGTCCAGCCAATATCGCACATTTGAGTGACGTAAATGCTATCGCCCGACCTGGAGCGTTAGCATATGAAAAAGATTATATTAATTTTAGCGGAGAAGCTCCTCACGAAAAACTTGCGCCAGTATTTGCGGAAACGCGTAATCTTCCATTGTATCAAGAGCAGTTAATTCAAGCTCTCGTCACGGTTGGTTTTACAGCTGACGAATCTGAATATATTCGCCGTATTATTGGTAAAAAGAAACGGGACGAAATGCCAAAATGGAAAGATAAAGTTTTCGAAACTTGTGAAAAGAATGGGTTTGGAGAACAGGTTGCGGAAGCGATCTGGAAAGTCATGTTGGATTCCGCTGACTACAGTTTTAATAAATCACACTCGTATTGTGTAGCCTATCTCGGAGCTTTAACTGTTTATCTCAAATATAAGTATCCTTTGGAATTTTTTACGGCATGTCTTAATGCTATTCAAAAGCTTCCTGATCCCATGGATGAAATCAGACAGATTGAGAGAGAACTGCCTTATTTTAATATAAAATTGCTTCCACCGAGCTTATTGAAGTCAGACATAGGATTTACAGTCGAGAGTAAAAATATCAGATATGGATTAAGTGCAATTAAAGGTGTTTCGGATAGCTCAATTGAAAAACTTATTAAATTCCGTGGGGAATATGATAATAAGATCGATTGTTTCTTGGCTGCAAAACAGGCCGGATTAAACATTGGTATTGTTTCATCCCTTATTCAAGCTGGAGCGCTTGACGATCTTGGTTCGTCACGCCCACATCTTGTTTTACAGGTTCAAGCCTTTAATCTCTTAACCGATAAAGAAAAACGTCTTGTCAAGGGTTTGCACGATGAAGGAGAAAATAAAAATATTCTTAGTATTATTCAACTGCTTGTAGATAAAAAGCAAATTAAAGAATCGCGTTTTGAAACATTTAAGAAAAAGTATGCGTCTTACAAACAAATCTATGAATTAAATAGTCGTAATGAAGCACTTACTAATTATTTTTATGAAAAGAATTGTCTGGGTTTTAGTTATAGCGAAAATCTTACAAGCATCTTTAAACAAGGTAATCACAACTTTATTACTATTAAAGACGCTTTTGAAACAAAAGAGGATAATGACAGGGTATTAATTATTGGTGAAATTACCGAAACACCAAGACAGTCTAAGTCAAGGAATGGCAATAAATTTTTTAAAGCTACTGTTTCTGATGACACTGGGAAAGTTTCCGTATTAATGTTCGATGGGCGTTTTAATCTTTTTGAAGATTGTAAAGCTAAAAATGGCGGTCAATTTCCAGAAGAAGGAGATATTGTTATTGTTAAAGGTCGTCTCAAAGGAACTGATGCAATATTTGCCGATGAGATTGTAAAGCAGGATTGTAAAATATATAAAAACATGAGAGATTTGAAGTAAATTATCAAATTAATAGGTGTAAATATTATATTATGCCTTTACCTTTACCCAAAAAATCAGAAAAACAGGGAGATTTCATTTCACGTTGCGCTGGAAATGAAACAATGAATAAAGATTTTAAAGATACTAAACAGCGTGTTGCAGTATGTTATTCACAATGGAAAAAAGCTAAAGCAAGTGCAAGCGCATCAGTTGGAGAAGGTAACAATGAAGTATTAATTAATTTTGAATGCGAAGAATGCGTAGAAGCTGCACAAAAAACTTATAGTGGGAAAAAACGTAGTGAGTTAAAAGATAGTGATTTTCTTTATCCACAAGAAAGAAGTTTCCCGATTGTATCTCCAGCAGATGTTAAAGATGCCGTAAATAGTTTTGGTAGAAGTAAAGGCAAAAATTATGAAGATTTTAAACGCCGTTTAGTTCGTAAAGTAAAAAGTAAAGGACCTGAATTTGTAAAAGCTTTACCACAAACAATTAAAGAAGAATATAATATTAAAGCAGCTGAAAGTTTAGAAGAATATAAAAATGACTTTTTAGAAATGTCTGTTGGTTCTTTAAATTCAATTAAAAAACATGCTGATAATATTTTACAATCGTTAGAAAATCCAATGGTTAAAGAAAATTTAACCGAATCTTGGTTGCAAGGCAAAATTGCTATTACAGAAGATTACATGCTTACTATACATAATTATGTAATGTTTGTTGAAGAAAATGAAGAGGAAGAAGATTATGAAGAGTCTGAAATGGATGCTTCAGCAGAAGATCTTAATGAAGATAATCTTTATATTCCAGAAGAATCTGAATATGTTTCCGCCGAAGAAGTCGCATTTGATGAGAATGATGTTGTAGAAATTGACATTGCTAAAGAAAGGCCTGGACTTTGGGAGAATATTAGACGAAAGAAAAAGAGAGAAGGCAAAAATTATAAGCCAGCAAAACCTGGTGATAAAGATCGCCCATCGCCAGAAGCTTGGAAAAAAGCTCAAGGTGCTGAATATCAAGGTAGAAAAGTTACTTTGAATAAGCCATTTAGAACTCCAGGTGGTCCTAAAAAATTTGCGGTATATGTTAGGAATAAAAGTGGTAATGTTGTTATTGTAAGATTTGGCGATCCCAAAATGGAGATTCGGCGCGACGACCCAGAACGTAGGCGTAATTTTAGGGCTCGTCATAATTGTCAAAATCCGGGGCCAAAAGACCGCGCGCGTTATTGGAGTTGTCAATGGGGATGGAGTCCAAGTAAAAAAGTCGGAGCTTAAAATAAGCTTTACATAAATTTAAAATTATTCTATCATATTGATTATATGATAGTAACATGGACAATAGAAGGCGTTGACTGGTCAAAAAATATAAAAGCGAGTATTGACTCCGAGCCGTCAGAAATTGCAACACGCGGCGTAGAATCTATTTTAGAATCTTTAAAAACAGAAGAAGATTCAATCCAACTTGGGGCTGTTTTAAGAGTTTTTCACGATAAAATGAAAGATGAGGGAGAACATTGGATTCTTTACGCTCCAACAATTTTAGCTAATGCTGGTTATTATCAAGATGCTGAAGAGCTTAGACAAGCCGCTGAAAAAGAATTTTTGTGAACCAAAATCTTACATATGAAGAATACAGACAAATTCTGGAATCTCTTCTTGAGCATCATGGGGTATTTTATCAATTTTGGCGCTTGGTTAAGCCTATTTATAGTAATGATGTTCCTACTGCATGCGTGGGTTTTAATAAAGAAGGTAACTGTATTGAATTTTTAATTAATAAAAAGTTTTGGGGTGAACAATCTGATCATAATAAAAAGTTTATTATCGCACATGAATGTTTGCATGTGATTAATTCACATGGCAAGCGTGTCGGGAAAAAAATGTCCAACTTAGCAAATCAAGCTATGGATATTGTTGTAAATGAAAGCCTTGTAAAATATTTTAGATTCAATCGTAAAGAGATTGATCCTAAAACAGAATACTATTGGTTAGATAATTCATTTGATAATGATCCAAATATTCTACCATGGAATAATTTTGAATATTATTATAATAGACTGTTAAAAGACGCAAAATTTGTAAAAAATAAACGTCTTGTTAATGATCATAGTGGTCTCGGAGATTTTCCTGAAGAGTCCGTCCAAGAAATTATCAATAACCTTTCCGAAGAAGACTCTGAAAGTCTAAAAAATATTTCTGAAGACTCAGAAAAAAATGCTCGTAAAAATGACGATAAATCTATAGGTAATACCAAAGGTGGTTTAATTCAAAAAATTGAAAATAAACCAACGCAATATAAGAAAAAATGGGAAAGTGTTATTCGACGCTTTGAAAAGAAAATGTCTAAAGACGAAGGTTTAGAATCTCATTGGATAATGAGAGATCGTCGTCTTTATAATCTTAATTTTAATATCTTCCTACCTTCTGATATAGAACAAACATTAAGAAAAACCGAAAGCGAAAAAATTGCAACTTGGTTTTTTATGGATACAAGCGGTTCATGTTGGGGGCTAGCTCCGCGTTTTTTCCATGCTGCGAAAAGTCTTGATCCAGAAAAATTTGATGTTAAATACTTTGCTTTCGATACAATAGTATATGAAGTAGATTTAAAAAAACAAAAACTTGATGGTGGTGGAGGAACAAGTTTCCGTTGTATTACCGATTTTATTTACAATAAAAATAAAACAAAACCTTTTGTTTGGGTACTTACTGATGGATGGGGTAATGGAGCGCAAATTCCAGAAGATCAAAGAAAAAAATGGAACTGGTTTCTCACAGATGACGGAACAACAGCTTATATTCCTAACGGTTGTAAAATTCATGAATTAAAAAATTTTGAATAATTAATTAATAATAGATAATATACAATATGAATCTTCCAAAAGAAAAAGAACTATATTTTGACAAAATCATTTTGAATTTAATTAAAATTTCAAATGAATTTAAATCAACTTTACAGTCTGAATTTCCGAATATTTATGCAGATATTGAAAGTGCCTCAACAAATCCAAACTGCGGATGCGTAAAAAAAGTTGAAACCGAACTTCTTAAGAATCCGAATAAATCATTAAATTTATTAAATAATTTTCTTTCTGTTCCGGCTAATTTTGAAAAAGCGCAAGAAGCTTTAAATATTGATTACGCAGCTTTAGCTCCAAAATCATATTCTGGAAGAATGTTTATAATTGAAAATACTGAAGAACAATTTAAAAAATTTATTGAGAATGTACACAAAGATAGGGGAATGTTTAGAAATTTCTCGACAGCAATTTCTTCTGATGGTAAATTGCATGTTTATTTCATATAAAAAATTATGCACTTTTTTGATTTATTATATTATCTTTGTATTAGTTTAAGTTTTTCCTATATGTGGAGTTTCACAGATATTCTTGCCCCAGTAAGAAATTTTGTTGCTAAAATACCATACGTAAGAAGGCCCCTTCTATGTCCAGAATGTAGTAGTTTTTGGGTAGGGTTATTTGTATCATTTCTATACAACCCGATAATACTAGATTTAAATTTATTTATTTTAACAAATATTTGTTGTGGGTTGGTTACGCATTTATTTGCTTGTATTTTATATAAATCGATACATAAGTTTTTATAAAAGTTATTTATATTTTTCTTTTATTTTTTTTCTTGCTTGTTTCGTCATAATAGTCTATAGTTATTACTATAACTTATACAAAAATATGTTAACCGCACACATGTTAGAAGAAAAATTGCGCCTTTATTTAAAATTAAATAAAAATGTTTTATTAGAAGGTCGTCACGGAGTAGGAAAAACAGCAATTATTGAAAAAATTTTTAATGAAAATTTCGGAGAAAATGGTTGGATTTATTTCTCAAGTAGCACTCTTGACCCTTGGGTGGACCTAATCGGAGTGCCTAAAGAATCGATATCAAAAGATATATCTTATTTAGATTTTGTCCTTCCTAAAAGGATGGTTGATACAAATCTAAAAGCCATATTTTTTGACGAATATAATCGTAGTCATAAGAAAATACGTAATGCTACCATGGAATTGATTCAGTTTAAAAGTATCAATGGTCGTAAGTTTCCCAATTTAAAAGTCGTTTGGGCCGCAATTAATCCAAGCGATGATGATGAAGAATATGACGTTGAAGAACTTGATGGCGCCCAAGTAGACCGTTTTCAAGTTCGTATTAAAGTTCCGTTCATTCCTGATATTGAATATTTTCAAAATAAATTCGGTAATGATTGGGCCAAGTCCGCACTTGAATGGTGGAATGGGATGCCAGATAAAGCTAAAAAACTCGTTTCTCCACGTAGGCTTGATTATGCCCTAGAAATTCAGAAAGAAGGGGGTGACGTATTTGATGTCCTCCCAATGGAAACTAATCCCACAAAATTAATTGCTACTCTAAAACTTGGTAGCCTTGAAGATAAAATTAAAAGTCTTTATAAATTGAAAGATGCAAAGAAAGCTCAAAAGTTTTTTGAAGATGAAAACAATTTTCAAGCGGCGTTACCAATTATTAAGAGAAAAGCGGATTATATGAAATTTTTCCTACCAACAATTGATAATGAACGTATCACTTCATTATTCTTTAGTGACGCCCATTTTAAAACATTTATTCTGGATCATGCGCCATATTTTAAACCAGCATTAGAAGAGATTTCTAAACTAAAATCGGTTAGTCGAGATGATATTAGCATGATTAATCACGCTCTTAAACAAGTAGGAAATATTACTTATTTTTAAGTATAAAATAATTCTTTATTAAAAGCCCACCCACTTAACATAAAAAGCCCCATTTGCAAAAATGAGGCCCAACAAAATGGTGGTCCAAAATTAAACCCAAAACCGACTCTTGCCGAAAAGAGACATACCGAAATACTAAATAATATCATTGAAACTACAAACATTGATTTAATTATAGTATTTATTATTTTTTTAGTTTGTTTTTTCATTTCGCCTAGATTCCAAAATAGCAACCATTTGCTCTATCTGCCTTAACCTTATTTCTATTAGTTCTAGTGTTTTATTTTGTGAAAGATCTATTTGATTCTTAATTTCTAATTGCCCAAGCACAAGTTCGATTCTTTGTACTTTTTCTTCTGTTTGGGTAAATTCTTTTTTTGTAATAAAATTATTTTGCAAATATAAACTGGCGACCATAAATGCCAAGATTGCCAATTTCCATATATTATCAAACGATAAAAAATCTGATAAATGTACGGGCTTTGGATTATTTGCTACAATTTTTTTAGTATTTTTATTAGAAGTAAGCATGGTAAAAACGTATGATATTATATATTACACGCAAATGAGTTATATTAATACAGATATTCCTTTATTTACGTCATATTTAGATACAAGTTTTTTATATAATAAAAATCCGAGAGAGACTAAAGAGTTTTTACCTGTTGAAGTTTTTGGGTTTACTTCTATTAATAGAAGGTGTGGACTTTTTTCAGTGATGACTGAAATGGGGAGTATTCATACTAGAGTACCAATCCATTACTTAAATGATAAGCTTCCAGAGAAAAACTTGACCACTTATCCTTTAGATTGGCTTCAGTTATGGGATAGTTTTTCTCCATATGTATCATGTATTAAGTATGAATATTTAAAAAATAGTGCTTGCAAAATAGTTTTAAAAGATAAGACTTGGCATAATGCAATTTATTTAATGACATTCGATTGGATTTATGGCCCAGAATTTAGAACTGGTCAGAGTGAAAATCCTGGTGGTCATAAGCAAGGTCATTTATTAATAGGCGAAGGTGGTCAATATTTTATTCAACCTGGTAATCGTATTGTTTGGCGTGATGGTGGCGCTTGGATTGGTTCTGAATTAAAAGGTCACGAAAAATGGAAAGTATTTGGTAAAGAATTCTCTTGCGAACAAACTGGTAGTCGCTGGTTTGCTGGTGAAGAAGAGCTTTATTTTTATCAATTTGAACCTAATAAAGATAAGTCTTGAGTTTTAATTAATTTAATTATATCATTCATTCATAATGAATAATACTGTGGAATTAATTGGTTATTATGGTTCAGATGACGTTCACGCTTGTTCAGCTTGGACTTCAACGAGTAGAGAAATTACAGAAGAAAAGCGTGCGCGGATCCCCAGTCTATTAAGAATGCTTGCTACTGCTGGCCATCATACCCCATTTGAAAAATCTTCACTGCATTTTCTCGTTAACTGCGATATCGCTAGCCATATTCATTTGATAAAACATAGGGTCGGAGTTTCTGTTAACGGTGAAAGCGCAAGATATAAAGAAATTAAAGAAGATAAATATTTAATTCCAGAAGATTGGCCTGTTAATAGTTGGGCAAATATACTTAAAGAATATACCGAACAAGGGAATAATTATTATCATCAATGTCTTGAAGAACTTACCCCTATTCTTGGACGCAAACGCGCCAAAGAAAGTGCAAGATATTTTAAAGGTTATAATTCACAGATTCAAGCAGATGTAATGTTTAATTGGAGATCATTCTATCATTTTTTAGAACTTCGCAATAAAGAGGACGCGCAAAAAGAGATCAGAGAAATAGCATCCACGATGCTAGAACTCGTAAAGAATATTGAAGGGAATCCTTTTAAATATACACTTGAAGCTTTTGGTTATTAAACGAAATCAACTTTAACTAAAGCGTAACCATTTTGGTCTAAGCTACTAAGGAATTTACCAATAACAACAACTCCATCAGTTGCCATTCGGCCACTATTTCCGACATAGGCGGCATCACCTATTGCTGGTAGTCCGCCGCCACCACCACGATCAGTCGTATCAATATCATTAGTAACTACTAATCCCCTAGTTAAAATTGGGGTAGACTGAATATCTTTAATTATTACATCCATTTCAGCTGCTTTTCTAGAGTTAAAAATTAATTTTTCACCATTTTCATCAAATTCACGAACATCTTTTAACAATATTCCGATAGCAGTTGGAACCCCTGAATAATTAACTACTGGAGTTACAGTTCCAATTAAATCAAAATTATTCGTTACAGAATTTGGATATATAGCTCCAGGAGCATTAGATGATAAATTTAATGGTCCAGATCCGCTTATTGGATTAGTAACTGGAGCAACAAGGGTTCCTTTATTTGCCACTGTATTACAGGCAAAAAAGTTTAAAACTTCATGTTCACTATAGTCTCTAAACGGAAGTAAATTAGGCATAAGTTATATTACACTCGAAAATTTATATTTCTACTTTTTTTATATTTTAATAACATTATTAATTATAATAATTTATAATCATGGATTTAGAACAACTTTTAAATATTGAACAGCTAGACGGGTTACATCTTGATGTAATGTTTGGTGCAGTACCTAAGCGTTTAGTCGGAGATATTTCAAAAAAATTTAATAAACGTAAAACAAAAAATTTATTTTACATTATATTTGGTGTTTATTTAAAAGAGTCTAAACAATATATTGTATTTAGTAGTGTATTTAAATCATCTAAAAAAAAGATCGATAATCAGTGGTTTTCTGAAGTAATGGTTGACTCTGCGGTATTTGAAGATAAACAAAAAGTTCTTGATTACTTATATGACTTCATGGGTCATTTTGAAGAGCATGAGCGTATTATTAATGAAGAAATTATGAGTATGGGAATGATAGAAGCAATTGAAGCTTTTCATTATTTATTAGTATGGAATAAAGGAATTTTTGATTATTTTAATGTGTTTATTGAAAGCGAGAATAAAAAAAAGACTGGACTTTTTAAAAAATTATTAGGATAATAAGTATTATGTATTGGCCATCTATGCAAGTATTAAAAAGTAGCGAGCTTTGGAAAAAGCTTGATAAAAAAATGAAATGGACTTTTATGGGAATGTGGTCTGTAGAAGACTCACAAATGCACAGTGATCATCCAGATTATAAAGTTGAGCCAAATATGGCTTATCTTAATAAAAGAAAATCTGGGTTCAAACCTCGTCTCCAGCGAGAAGAAGAATCAGAAGATTAGTTTTGGTAAGTTATATAAGCAAATACTGGGGCATTACCAGCCGTAGCTGCTAATCTAATTTCTGCGATTGGCGAGTCAAAAAATATTGGATCTCCATATCCAGCCCCGATTCCCGTAGCTGTATAAAAAGATACAGCTTCGGCACTGCCCCCATTTAGAAAAATGGGGTGTTGATTTAATTGCGTTTTGGCTTGTAAATCAATACTTATGCTTGATCCGCTAGCATAAACTACAATAAAACCGTTTTTACAGAGGGCGGTATTAACCCATTGACCAGTGAAAGGAGCGGTTTGGCCTGTTGCTAAATATTCTGTTTTAATAAGAGACGGATTCATTAACATTATTTACACATAAAATGGATAGTTTATATTTTAAAAATTAAAATAATAACATGAATAGAGAAAAAACAATACGTTTTTTACGACAAATTTGCCTACAATATGAGGTTAAAGTTGTATTTCGTACTCGTTTTGATAAAGAGTTAGATGGAGAAGTAGACGTAGAAAAAGAAATTATTTATATAGATAAAAAATTGCCTCGGAAGGGAATGGCCGAAGCGGTATTCCATGAATTGGGGCATATTTATTGCGTACGAAAAGGTTTATGGAAAAAATTTCATCGAGAGCATGATTATTCCGCAATTAAATCGTTTAAAGCTGAAAACTGGGTAGAGCATTGGGCAAAGCGTGAATGGGACTCATGGGGGATGAGAAAAATATTTGGACAATATCGTTTCGCATATTTAAAAAGCGAAAGAAAAAAACTTATAAAATGGTTTGAAAAGAAATTTAAATTACCCCGAATTTACTTATGAAAGAAACATTGGCACAAATATTTGGTATAATAATGACAATTAGTTTTATGTTTTGTTATATACCTCAAATTTTAAAGATTTTTAAGAATCAATCATCTAAAGATGTATCTTTGGCATTGATATTAATGTCAATTTGTGGTTATATATCCGGAATGGTGTACATGTTCTTAACTCAGTTCGGAATTTGGTGGTTTGCAAATTACTCAGTTGGGTTAGTAATGTGTATAATATTAGTTTACGCTTGGTTTAAATTTCAAAAAGGAGTACGGTAAAGTTGGAGAGTTACGAAAGACTGTAAATCTTTTGCCTATCGGCTGAGTAGGTTCGAATCCTATTGCTCCTAGTTCTTTAAAATTTTATGCACGGTTAGCTCAGTGGTAGAGCGGCTGCTTTACACGCAGTTGGTCGGGGGTTCAAATCCCTCACCGTGTACGTTTTGGGATTATCTCATAAAAGGAGCCGACTTTCCACTGGTTGTGGTTTTCCCTGAGCAGTCGCGGGTAAACTGCTCACATTTAAGGGGGTGTAGCTCATCTGGTAGAGCAGGACCTTTGCAAGGTCAAGGTAGCAGGTTCGAGCCCTGTCACCTCCAAAATGCTGATGTGGCGTAATTGGCAGCCGCGACAGACTTAGGATCTGTTTTCTTCGGAAGTGTAGGTTCGACTCCTATCATCAGCACTTTCTTCTTGATTATTAATTAATTATATGTATAATAAATAAAGCGTGTGAAGCAAGTTCTCTTATGAGCAAATTCAAAAAACCAACAAAAAAAGAAATTAAACGCATGGCGGAACTTTTAGTTAAATATTACTCAAATGATTCAACTCGTCAGCGTGAAAACGAATTGCATCTTGCTTTAGGCGCCCGTTTACATAAACGGGCATGTGTAGAAGTAGTTCTTTCTATATTTTTTGGTTTAGATCCTTTTTAATATGAACTCATATAGAATTCCAAAATCTAAATTACCCGAATTAACTCTAGCTGGATTATTCCATTCTGAATTCCTCAATCCAATCGCTTTAATTACTTCCTTGTATGAGGGGGACATGCCATCATATAAAAGATATAGAGAAAATTTCTTTAAAGATAAAATTATTGACTATCTTAATAAAAATGGCGGTCAACTTGTTCAAATTGGTGAAGAAGTTTTAATTTCAAAAACTATCGAAGAATTAGAACAAGAAGAAGGCGAAGAACCATTCATGATTGGTGGGGAGGTTATTCTTCCTAGCTTTGATTATGAAGACGGTTCAATTTACTTCTATAAAGATAATTTTATACAAATTAATTCTGAAAGTGGGCGTGATAAAGATAAATGCAAATTAATGTTTTATTATCCTACCAGCAAACAATGTGTAGATGAAGAATTTAGAGAGTTTATGGATACAGATAAACGTCCAAATATTTTCATGGTCAACCAAGATTATGGTAATTTTAATTTTTCAAAATTCAATATTAACTTACCAGAAACTTTTGATATTGGATTGAACTATGGAGAAGGCTTTGAGTCAGTAAGTGAAAAAATGATTAAATCACTTCATGAAAATTCATCTGGACTTTACATGCTTCATGGCAGACCTGGGACTGGAAAAACAACTTACATAAGATACTTGGCATCAATTCTTAAGAAAGACGTTATTTTCTTTCCAACTTCTTTTGTGGATGAAATTACTAATCCGTCGATCTTAAGCCTACTGAAGAAAAAAACTGATTGTGTTATGATTCTTGAAGATGCCGAAAAAGCACTTACCAAGCGTCATCTTTCAGATCAACCCTCTCTTGTATCAACTCTTCTAAATATGACCGATGGTATTCTGGGCGACGTTCTTAAATTGAATGTGATTGTCACCTATAATTGTGATCGTCAAGATATTGATGAAGCCCTTCTAAGAAAGGGGCGTTTAAAAGCAGAGTATTCATTCCAAGGTCTTAACGAGAAACAGGCTGCGAAACTTATTAAAAAACTTGACATTGATATCAAAGCAGAAGATAATATGACTCTTGCAGATATTTATTATGCAAAAAGTGACGAAGAACTTATTAGTAATATTAAAAGTTTAGAAAAACCAAAGATAGGATTTATGCCATGAAAAAGAAGCAAGTAAAAATTAAACCAAATAAAACTGTTCAAACTACTCGCAAGGTAGAAAAAATAAAAACAGATGTTAAAGATTTCGCAGCAAGTGTCAAAAAAATTAATATAATTGACCCTCTTGAATACAAATCTACTTGGAAAAGTTGGTTTAATATTAATATTTGGCTTAGATGGCTAATGTTTAAAAAAGATATTAGTCTTTATATTCCATATCAAATTCGTAATGCTTGGTATGAATTTAAATGTTTTATTAAGCCCAAAAATAAAAAATATCGTGCAGCGATTCCTAATACTTGGGTAGATGTTTGCATGCTTATTGAAGACGTAAATTTCGCCTTTATTAAAGGGTTTTACGAAGATGAATATAAAAACGGAATTGTTGATTGGAAAGCGAGTGGAGATGAATGTTCAAAATTTGCAAAATGGCTAGAAAAAGCTTATCATTATGTAACCGTTGAAAGGCCGCAACTCCAAAAAGATTTGGATGCAGCCTATCCACCTTTAAGTCTGAAACGTCTTACTGAAGTAACTCGAGATTCATATGAAAAAGAATATGCTGAAGTTCACCGTATTGAAGATTTAATCAGGAATAAAGACACAAAAATCTTGACAGAAACTATAAAATATAGACAATATTTTTGGACATGAGTGAAGATTCTCCAAAGTACGAAGTTCTTTATAATCACAATACGCTTCTAGAAACTCGTCAGTTTGATAATAAATCAGAATCAATTTATACAATTACAATGGTTCCAGAAAAATCTGGAGAGCGTTGTCGGTGCATTGGTTTTTATACTCGGTATAGTGATGCCCTGCATTTTATAGAAAAATTTGGAATTAATGGTCTTGATGAGGGTGGCTTGTATAAATATTTAATAATTGAAAAAGTATCTGAAGGTATTTATGCTATGTCTGATGAATTTGAAGAGTCATGGTTTGAAGCTGATTTTGAAACCATGAAATGGAAAGAAATAAAAAAGCCAGAAAAGTTTAAAGGTGTAATTAACTTTGGGCTTGGATGATATGGCTAAATACGAAAATTTTATTGTTACAAAAGATTTTTTAGACAAAAATCCGAATGCTGTATTTGTCTTTGGTGATAATCTTCGTCGGGTAGGTTATGGTGGCGCGGCGGCTTTAAGAGATCACCCACAAACATACGGGTTTATAACTAAAAAAAATCCAGATAATATGGATGAATCTTTTTTTCGCCCTGAAAGTTACAGGATTGATTTTACCGTTCAATCTATTGAGTTACAACTGGTTATTGAAAAAAATCCCGATAAAATTTATTATATTTCCCAATTAGGCGGTGGGTTAGCCAATAGGTATAAAATATGGGAACAAGTTTTAAAGCCCGGATTAGAAAAAGATTTCTCACATTACGAAAATGTTATATTCCTTTGGGGTAAAGATTGATGTAATTATATGAATGCAATGTAAAATATTGGCATTCTCTGATATTCACCTTGGCGATCCTGATTGTCAACCCAAAAAAGTAATTAACGTTTTAAGAAAGATTAAAGCCGAAAAAATAATTATTGTAGGCGATCTTTTTGATTCTAAACATCTTTCGAGATTAAAGAAAAATCATTGGCGTGTTTTGTCTACTATACGTAGCGTTAGTAAAAAATGTGAAGTAATTTATTTATTAGGTAACCATTGTTTTCTTAATATGGAACACATGACCCATCTTTTGGGAATTAAAACTGGTTTGGAGCATGAGGAAACAATTAATGGGAAAAAATTTATTTTTTTACATGGTGATATTTTTGATTTTTTTGTTTCAACAAAACGCTGGAGAACTGATTTAACAACTGATTTTTATTACTGGCTGAGAACAAATTTTCCTGATTTAGCCCGTTGGGTTCGCCATGCTTGTCACAAATTAGTATGTAAAGCAACTTATTATAAGGATAATGCAAAAAAGTATTGTACATTAAATAAAAAAGACTATATAATATGTGGACATTCGCATTTTCCAGCTATAGAAGGATGTTACGTTAATACGGGGTCTTTCTGTGAGAGAAAATTGTGTTCATACATAACAATTGACGAAAACGCAGAAATCAGACTAAACTATATTTAACCATGAAAACTCTTATAATTCCGGACATTCATCAAGATTTAGCTGGACTTAATAAGATTTTTAAAATTGAAAAATTAGATTCATTTGATGAAATAGTTTTTCTAGGCGACTGGTTTGATTCTTTCCATGAGCCACCTAAAGTAGCAAGTTTTAAGGATACCTGTTTATTTTTGCGAGACCTTGTCTGGGAAAACGAAAAAACTGGTAAAATGGTTTTTCTTGTCGGAAACCATGATCTTGCTTATATTTATAATAATAAAAAAGGCGGCTATACTAGCGTTGCGCCAAGTATAACCTATTGGTGTTCAGGAGTTACTAAAAGTAAAATTGGTACTTTCCGTCAAGTCTTTTACGATAAAGGTCTTAAAGATGATTGGTTTGTAAAAAACTTTAAAATTGCACACCGTTCGCAGGGATGGATTTTTTCTCATGCTGGAATGATTAATCGTCAAATTCCATATGGTCACACCGTAAATCAAGTAATTGATGAGGTTATACCAGATGTTTGGCTTAACTTTAGAAACGTTGCTTACCGTCAGAACGCATTAATTTCTGCGGTAGGTATTGCTCGCGGGGGTCAAGATAATACTGGTGGACTTTTATGGCTTGATTACTATAATGAGTTTTTTGCTTCTCCGGATATTGGTAAGCAGGTTTTTGGGCATAGTTATGTGCCAGAGCCAACCGCTACGGCATTGAATACCGAATATGAAAGCTGGAATTTAGATACTAATCTTAAAGACTACGCAATCATTCGTGACGGCCGCTTAACAACATATAGAATACGATGAATAAAAATATACAAAAATTAATATCTGATATTATGACTCAATGTATTAGTCATGGGATTAATTTTCGTTTAGAATATACGGACCAAGTTGATCAAGAAAATATTCCATGTAGTGGGTACTTTGATGAACAAACGCTTGCAGTCGCCACAAAAAAAGAAAAAATGCAGGACTGGCTTGATATTCTTGTTCACGAATCTTGTCACTTGGATCAAATGTTGGAGGGTCCACCAGTTTGGATTCCAGATAAAGATTCTTTATTTATTGTTGAAGACTGGATTCATGGTAAAAACTTGTCAAAAAAAACCCTAGAAAAAGGTTTCAAAAATGCGATCAATCTTGAGATGGATTGTGAAAAAAGGACCGTTGCAAAAATGCAAAAATACAAAATTCGTTTTAATAAAAAACAATATATACAAAAGGCAAATTCATATCTTTTTTCTTATACTTATGCTTTTGTTAATAAGGCTTGGTATCCGAAGCCATATGAAAATCCAAAAATTTATAATAATATGCCGACAAAGTTCTTGACAGTTGATGAATATTTTGATATAAATAGTAAATACTTTCAGTATTTTCTATGAAAAAAATAACCCGACCTAAACAAGAAGAGCGTGCAGAATATTTTTCCGATTTTAGTGATAAATCTTTTGAAGGTTTTAATCCAGATGTAGAAATTAAATTTGAATTTAATTATGGTTCAAAGTTTGACGGTGGAAGAGTTGAGTTTCATTTAACAGATCAAGAGGCCGAACATGTTCTAGATTTTATTCGTATGAATTTGTCAGAAGGTAAGATTAACGAACTCAAGAATAAGTTGGAAGAACATGAAGAATTCTATGAGGAAAATGTAAATGCGCGTGATTGGCAATCAAGTGATCATTTTTATAATTGTATTGAAATGTATAAATATCTTTTGCCGCATGACTAAAATAATTAATCTTAAAAATTGTGATATCTTTGGATATCACATTCTTATCTGGTGGAATACACATTCCGAATTTAAATGTATAAAAGTTAATAATAGAATGTATCAAAAATACAGTTTATATGTAGGAAGGTTTATTTTTGAAATAGGAAAGCTTAAATATGGAACAAACAATAAATCTGTATCAACAATTAGTAGATAATTTAAAAAATGCCATCGACCCAAATTTTAAAAACCAACTCGCAAAAGAAACCAAAATCGAATCGCTTGACCCAAAATGGAAAGCGGCGCGACAAAATATCGAAAGATACTTGCAACAAATTGCCAATCAAAACGTGGGACTTGAGCCCATTCTTTTATCAGATAGGTTTTTTCTTTACGAAGATGTCGCGGCTCTTTTAGTTGATCTTCTCTGGCAAGAGTTTCATAATCAACTAGATATAAAAGAAACACTCTATTTTTATAGACATTATAAAATACAAATTAGCGATAAATATTTATTGACAGCGCCACAAAATTCATAGATAATAAGGTATGGAAAAATATAAAAAAGTCCAAGAAAAAAAAGAACTTTTCATCCAATTTTCGGATGAAGAAATGACCGAGCTTGGGTGGGAAGAAGGTCAAAAACTTTCTTTTAAATTCGATGAGGAAACTAAAGCTATTACTTTAGAGCCATTTGTTAAAATGGAATTAGATATAGATAGCTGGCCGAAAGAATTACTACTCTTTCTCATTCAAGAGTCTTGCGAAAAAGACATATCTGTGAATGAAGTTATTTCAAATACGTTAGAGGAGTCATTAAAATATTATGATAAATAAAAATAAGAAAGATCTTCATTGGTTTCATAGTTATAAAGTCGTTCAAAATATGAGCGATTTAACGCATAATAATTATCCCAATGTAAGCATGGAAATCAGTGAAGAGGCGACAATCGGAGATCATCTTTACGCCTTTGAAAGATTTTTACAAAGTATTGGGTTCGTTTTACCAGAAAATAGCCATCTTGATTTTGTGGAAGATGACCCTGAAGAGAGAACGTTCGAAGGTTTAGATGTAATTGAAGGTGAGAGTAAACAACAACAGAATGGAACTCATTAATATGAAAGAAGATCGTGTAACAATGTTTGCAATTTTATCTATCCTTATAATTCAATTAGGGGTATTAATGTCTAATGAATTTCGGTTTAATAGAATTGAAGAAAAAATCGATCAATATTTTTTACCAATTGTTGACTTGCCAGAATGGGAGGATAATAAATAATGGGCATGTTTGATTCAATAGAGTGCAATTATCCGCTTCCACTTCCATTGGAAGTAGTAGATGTTATGCCAGATCCTTATAATCAAGAATTTCAAACTAAAGATTTAGAAAATTTATTAGACCTTTATTATTTGAATGAAGATGGAGTTTTATACTGGCGTAAAAGAAAATACGAGTGGAAAGATGATGATGATGCCTATCTGAAAGGTTACATGGAGGTCGTTGAGGAAGAAGTTGTTCCAACTGATTTCCATGGTGTTCTTAATTTTTATTTCTATGAAACAGTTTATGAAGACGAATCTTCTGATAAAGCAAAAGACGTTACAATAGACTATCTTGCTAAATTTACGAACGGAAAGCTTGAAAATATAGAAGTTCTTTCTTATGAAATTCGTGATGCTACCGTGCGTATTATTGATTTAAAAAATACCATGAAAAAACACGAAGAGCGCCGCAATCGTTGGTATAATAAATATATTTTCCATACTAAATACTGGAGATTTATAAAAAATAAAATAATTTTAGCCCCTGTAGACTTATTGAGAAAATTTCTTGATAAAGTTTATTGGCTGGGTGTAAGATATCTATAATGAAACTAGGTTTTACAGAAATTAATGGAAGAGAACTCAAAGTCTCAGATATGGAATTTTTATATAATTATACAAATGATAAGGGTGAAAAAATTGCCGTATTTGAGTTTGAAGGGGAAAAAATAGAAAAAATTATTTTAGAAAATAATTAGCACTAAAACTTAGTATCCCAAGTATCATTATTGGCCCAAAATGTCCAATTCGTAATGTTATCATCATCATAAGATGAGATAAAATTGCAAATGAAATAGCAAATAATTGTGTCAAATTACACCAAAATAATATTGGCGCAAATAAATGAAAAAACATTACGCTATAACAAATGAGCCTAGATTGTAAAGTCTTCGGGTAAAATAATGTAAGCAATTTTTGTTTGCCATAGTTGCTATATATAACGGCATTAGAAATTGCAATACCTTTTTTCCAATCGGAAGATTTAATTTTATTTAATCCTGCGAAAAAATAACCAAAAGATATAGTAATTTGAATTAATCTTATAGCCCACCCAGAAGTATATTCTTCATAGTTATTAAAAATAATATTATCTATAGATAATCCCGCGCCAGATTTACATAAAACTAAACATAGTAACAACATATTACAAACAACATTTCCACCACTAGTTAAAATATAGAACATATTTTTTTGTATAATTATAAAAAATATTAAAAACAGTAAAATAGAAAATTGGGTTACGAAACCAATTAAGGATAAGAATCCGAACAAGTAGAATAAAATTATACATAAAGGGTAGTAATATTTATTGTGATAACCACCGATACCATTTTTCTTGCTAAAATTAATGATGTCTTTAATAATAAAAGTAATATAACCCAAAATTACAGATATCGTAGCTATTCTATATATACCAATAAAATTTGAAGATATATAATATTGGAAAAAAAAATTATTAATTGCCTCAATTATCCACATATGATTTTTCTATAATTGGGTAATACGTACCCGTATACATTTCTAAAGGGTTATTCTTGTCTGGTCTTAAAATTTGTAAATATGATGCAAAATGTTTTAAGTTATCACCAAATTTATGTTTAATTATTTCTTCTATATAATCAATTAATAAGAATCCGTGGTGATAATAATTATGAATTAAGCTTGCTAAAGATTTTGGTTTTAAATTTAATTCTGGTATAATTTCACTTATAGAATTATTTGTTTTTTCTGTATCTAAATAATAAATAAAGATTTCACCATTCTTTAATTCTATGATAAATTTAACTTTATGATGTCTTGCTGGAGATTTGCAAAACATATTCCAATTCATGAATAATCCAATCTTATATAAAAATTTAATTATTTTAATGTTAGATATTTTTTTTATAATCGAATATCTAATAAGTAATGGGCATTTTAAAATAAAACACAATAAATAAAATAATATAATTGAATATTCTATAATATGCATTACTAAATATTTTATTTTTTTATGAGAAAAATATCTAAATTAGATATAAACACAAAAAAGTGGAGTTGCTAAAATAATAGTGGAGTTGACTAAATTTTCATGTAATTATAGAGATGAAACGAAAAGATTGTATTGGTCAAACATTTGGATTCTTAACTATATTAGAAGTTCTTCCCAATGATAAAGTAAAATGTCAATGTAGCTGTGGAACTTTAAGATTATTTAATTGGAAAGATATTCGTCGGGGGCGAACAAAAGGATGTGGTTGTCGTCGTAATACCCCAGAGTTAAGAGTTTTAGCAAAAGAGCGTGCAATTCAATTTCAAAAAGAAGGCATTTTAAATCGTGGGTATATTAGAAAAGATGCTAAATGCCCATTTAAATATATTTTGAGAATGTTAAACCGACCAAATAGAAAACCATGTAATTTAACAATAGAAGATTTAAAAGAGGTATGGGAGGAAACTCATGGAGTTTGCCCATATACAAAAATTAAATTAATATTACCTATTGGGTCTACCAATCCGAATCCAGCAATTTCTTATAAGATGGCGTCTGTAGATAGAATTGATTCTTCAAAAGGATATCTTAAAGGAAATATTCAATATGTTAGCCGTAATATAAATTTAGCTAAAGGAATACTTTCTCATCAACAAATGTTAGATTTTATTAATCTTATAAAAAAAGATGGACGTGAGGGGCCAATTTAAAAAAGCTGATTTCTCAGCATATTCATTATATGAATACTAAATTGTGGACTATATCTTCATCTGATTGGTTAAATCAGAGCTGGACGCTAATCTGGTTATTAAGAGGACTTAACCTCTCCAGTAGTCTCTGAACCTTCTAAAAATGTATTTTTAGCTTGGCTGCTGATTGGCATATCATATTTTACGATTTAGCTTTCCAGCAATTCATCCAGTTTTAATCGAAGCATCACTGCTAAGTCAACCCATTGAGTTGAACCCCTGTCCATTTAATTTACATTAAAAAGTCTACATGTTTAAGTATCTTTAGCATTTCAGCTACCTACGGTAACGAAGACTCTAGGCTACTTGGTGATACTAACCGAGTTTACAGTCTGCCTATGCAGAGAATGTTCTGCATAACACCTAACAATGAATTTTATAAGTAAGTTAGGACTTCATAAACCTATTGCAGTTCCAACGCTTTTAATAGGATCCAGACATTGGTTCTTAGGCAGCCATCAAATACTCTTCTTCAGCGCCAACGAATTGGTCAGCGTTGTTGAAGATATATTCGGCTTCTGCCAAGATTGAGTCAGTGTTATCTGCTCTTAGTTTTTTAATCGATTTTTTACGAGGCCATCGATTAACCTCGACATGCGTTTTTAATTTCAACCAAATGTCGAAACCAGTACACGCCCAAAATTTCAAAGAATATATTTAATATTACAACTATATTACTCTTTTGTCAATAAAAATTGACTTTTTGTGTAAATAATCATAATATATTTTTATGGAAAATTCTCAAAATAATAATTCGCATGGAGCGGGTAAAGGAGATAAACCCAGAAATTGTTTTTCACAAAAATATCGTAAGAATTATGATGATATCAATTGGAGTAATAAACAGAAAGAAAATGAAAAAAATACTTATAATTCCGATAATACTACTGATCAATAGTTGCGAGCATTTGGATAAAGTTCAAGTAAAAGGAGAGGTAACTGGAACAAGGTATAGTAGTCAACAATTTACTAAAGGTAAACACATTATTTCAGCTACGTACCCCCTTTCAGAAAGAGTTAACATAAAAGGCAAGGTTGCCCAGCCTTACATTAGTAATCATTCAATGGATGTTGGTATGCCCGATTATGGAGAAACTGGATTAGAAATTTTATTTTAAAAATGGTTGACAAACTTATAAAATAAGTGTATAAGAGTAATAGTTCTTTGAAAAATTTGTTAGCAAACCGCTCGCTATGAGCAGAGATGCTAATGATGGTGGTGTGGCGATGTACAACCAGTAAAATAGGGGTCGCCTTTGAATAAGGTATGCAACTCTACCTCCATATGTGCCAAGCTTATCATGCTTGGCGGCTTCGAAGCCATATGGTTCCATAGTGAATAAGACATAGTTCAAAAAAGAAGAGTGTGGGTTCTGGGTTAACCAAGGCTATATGGGCCAAAACTCTTGTATAAATGGTTAGGTGTTCTGAGTCAAAGCAATAGCTTTGACAATGCCAGCAGGGGCGCAACTCTGATCTGGTCCAAAGTGCGATAAAAACACCAAATTTTAATTGCGGGATAGACTAGAGGACAAAGTCAGGGGTTTCATAAGCCTCAGGCAACACAATTGCCACGTAGGGTTCAATTCCCTCTCCCGCTACCTTTAATATACATACAAAATTTATTGAATTCTTTTTCAACAAAATTTTTATTAGCTTTTCCCATATCTTTAATAATATATGGTTCAAATTTATGTTTTATAATTTCTTTTATTTTAATTTTATCTCGATTTTGAACTTGCTTTACAGAATGTTTTTGTGTTATTTTTTTATAATGCCACACCCCATTCCAAAGTATGGCAATTTTCTGTTTCATTAAAATAATATCGGCGTCCCAGCCATTAAATATCGCCTTATTTACGACGACATTCTTAAATTCTTTTATACACAATTCTGCAAAATAAATTTCATTTTTACTTCTTCGGGTTCTTGATTGTGATTGAGCAGATTTTTTGCCCCCATTTCTGGCGCCTTTTAGTTTTGCTATTTGTGCGCAGTTAAAACTACAAGTTTTTCTATTATTTCCAATAAAATTGACTTGACAAATAGAGCAGCTAATTTCTTTTTTGGGTTTGGGAGCTTTTAATAAATTTTTACATGATTGACATTTGGAAGATTTATGGGAAGCGTTTTTACTAATACAAAGTTCTTTTTTACAAATAATACATTGTGATTTTTTAGTTAAGCCTTTCTTATAAAAAGAAGTCTCAAGTCTTAGTTTATTATGATATTTAGCAGAACAGGTTTTACTACAAAATTTTCGCTCTTCCCTAATAAATTTGGGGGCATATTCCAACTGTTTATTACAAAAATTACAATATTGTGGATTTAAATAATAATTTGTTAAATTTTTTTCATGTAAATCTTTATTATGTTTACCAGCGCCCACAATCCAACCATTTTTTCTTTTATCCATACAATTTATTACACAAAGGTTCGAAACCAGCCCCCGCTTTTTTATTTGACTATTCTTTAAAATTCAAATATTATTCTTTTCATGAACGAAACAGTTAATATTCACAGTCGTAATACCCCTACAATTCATCAACTTCGGCGCGCTGGTTGGAAAGTACGCGTAATTCATGGCGTAACTGACGAAGATAATATTTTGTCTGATCGCTTCACTCGTATTGAGCTAACAAGTCCAGATCAAAAAGATTCTATTGGAACTGCTTATTGTAGTCGTAAAGATCAGTGGAATCGCAAGCTGGGTAATCGTATTGCTCTTGGACGGGCTCTTAAAAATTATTAATCATTAATGCAAATGAAAAAAATTATTGTCATTCTATTAATGACCATTGTGAATATTAATGCTGATTATATTTCAAGTGGAAGTGCGGATTCAAAAGGTCAAGCATATGTTGAAGCAATGAGTAACGCCCCCAGTGGAAGTCATTGGGTTCTAAACAGTGTAACTTATAATCGCGGATATCTTGATAGATATGTTTGTACGGTTGTTTGGAAGCAGAAATGATTATTCCCTGCAAGTGTAGAAGTTGCACGATTGGCTTTGAACCAATTAGGCGTGGGGCAGTACCACGGTGGGGAGCTTTTTAAAACGTTGACTTTAAATTCAATAAACCATATCATCATCCTATGAAAGATAATATGAATATTTACTTCGCATTTATTATGTCACTTGGCTTTATGATTTGCCTTTTGGCTATCGTGTCTGTTAACAAAGAAAATCAAAATTTGCAAACACAAATTGATGAGCTTCGTTTGCTTTTTAATGAAAAATTTTTGCAAGAAATGGTTGTAAATAAACCTACGGTTAGATTTGAATTTTAAAACTCCTATAGTTCAATCGGTTAGAACGGTCTGTTTATAACGGACGAACCTTGGTTCGAATCCAAGTAGGAGTAATATATTATTTAAACTTCCATATTTTATGTTTTTTACAATGTTTTCTAATAGCGTTATCTGAAACACCTAATTTTTTAGCAATTGAAAAGCAACTATGAGTACTTAATAATAGTTCTAATTTAGAATTAGAAGGCCAAACTATTTTAGTTTTTTGTTGTTTTTCTCTATGAGCGCATTTAAAACAAAGATTTGTTTTTGTTTTTCTACTCAATTCTTTCTTACAAGAAAGACAGTAAAAAGATTCTTTACGTTTTTTACCACTAAAATTTGGCGTTTGACTATGACAATTTGGGCACAAAAATTGTAAATTATTTAATTTATTATTCCTAGCATCTCCATCTATATGATGTAATTGTAAAACTAAATTAGAATTCATCCATTGCCCTTGATTGCAACAGTTTTCGCATACATATTTTTTAAATTCAAATTTTTGAATATATTTCTTTAAAGAAGGCGTTTTTATATTAGAATTATTGATAAAGATGGTAGATAAAGCTTTATCTTTAGTCATTTTACTTTTTTCACCACTAATTATTGGACCAAGTTTAAAATGGTCAATATTTAAATTAAGCCTTTGTATTCTTTTATTTAAAGTGCGAAATTTGCCCCCAAATGGCGACATTTTCATTTTTCGAAAAAAATCTGTCCTGTTTAATGAACTGTCTATTGATTTAATAAATATTTTTTCAGGTATATCATTTATCGTTTTATAACCCATACTAACATTCATTACACGCAAACATGTTTAATTGGTTCGAATATTTTAAAAAAGTTAATTCATTTGACATTTAATTAAATCTTTACTATAATAATAGACTATGAAACATATCATTCTATCAATCATCGTAGTTGTCGCTTTCACGGCATGCGCTTCTAAAAAGCAATGCAAACCTTGCGGCAAAACTACAGTTTGTGCTATTAAATAAATTAATTTAAAAGCATAAACAAAAGTAGCAGACTAGTAATGGTCTGCTATTTTTTAGCGGAATTAGTTTAATGGTAAAACTAGAGATTTCCAATCTTTCGTTGAGAGTTCGATTCTCTCATTCCGCACCAATTAATTGTAAAAAATAGTGTAATAAATTAGATGATTAATACATATCAAGAAGGGGATGAAAAATTTCCCACATTATTTGGTTTTAAAACAGATAATAAGTTTGCAGCAAATGCTTTAAATATAGTCTACTCGATAGTAATGATTGTATCTATTGCTTTTGCATATTATGCTTTAAGTCTTATTTTAGTTGGATGGCCAATGATAATGACATTTTTAGCAGCTTTAGCTGTCGTCGGTCTTCCATATTGCATTAAAATTATTCTTTATGGCCGTAAAGAATTTACTCTTAAAATGGCATATCTTTGTATTGCTATTAGTATTTTGCCAACAATATTCGATTTTATTGGTTTCTATGCAAAGACTAGCGTAAGACAATCTCTTGTTGAAACAAAGTTCGAAGTTCTTGAAAAAATTAATTACTTTGATAAAGAAGCCAGGGATAGTATTACAAAAAATATTATACAATTAGATCAAAATTTTAATGCAAAATTAGTTGAAACCGATCAAAAATTTAATGAACAAAAAGCGGAGCTAAACAAACAAGTTTTAGATGCCGAACAAACTTATCTTGACGAAACACAAGGTGTACAAGGAAGATCAACAAGTGGTAGAATGGGGGTTGGACCGAAAGCAAAAGAATTGGAAGCAGAGTGGCGTAGAAAACAAGCCGAAGCAGGTTTAAATATAGAAACATTAGATTCGAATAAAAAGCGCGAGATTGATCGTATAACAAAAGATTACGAAACAGAAAAATCTTCTTTAGGACAAGGTATCGTTATTATAGACGAGTTAACAAAAACAGGAAAGGATTCCGGCATTGTTATAGAAGTAACAAAAGCGCAAACTTTTGATGAATTGGCCGAAACTTTGATTCGTTTAAATAGCTCTATCAATATTATTAGTTCAAAGTTAAAATTAGAGCCAGAATATATAAAGTTTTCAACAGAAAATATTATTCAATTATCTTTTGGCGCGCTAATGCGTTGGGAAATTACTGCCGTTATTTGTTTTGCTCTCGCAGTACTTTTGGAAATTGTTGATACTATTATTGTTTATATGATCCGTGGGGTTAAAAAGAAAGTAGAAGATATCGAAGAAGAATCTATCGAGCAACCGATTGTTAAACTTGACAATAATAAAAAAATTGTTAATGTAAGATAAATGCCAAGTAGCTCAATGGTGGAGCGTTCGCCTGTTAAGCGACTGGTTGTAGGTTCAAATCCTACCTTGGCAGTTTTTTCAAAAAACATTTGACAAGTTAATCAAAGTTTTATATTATGTGTTTATCCTATTGAATTAGGATTCGAAATATGAAAACTAAAATTAACGATAAGCTCCATAGCGAGCCAACAACCGTAACAATTGATTGCGGTCAAAATGGTGCCACTATTTATGATGGCAATGAACAACGTAAAGCAGTAAAAATTCCTTTTGAGGAACTGTTTAATCTACCGAATACTTTGCCAAAAGGCTCCTCTATTTGGGGTGAAAGGGCTCACTACGGAGTCCCACAGGTAGAAAAATCTTTAGCGCAATATTTCACATCAGAACAATTGCTAAAATTTTATTCTGACTGTGAGAAAAATGGAATTAATCTTCGTTTTTACTCTGAGCGTTTGATTCCCAAAATGCTGAAGTACGCAGGATTCGAAGAAAAATCAGATTATAACGATCCAGTTGCTGCCTATGAATATATCATGGCTAGACCGAACGTTCGGGAGACTTTAATGAAGCCTCCAAAATCATTTGATCTTGATCCACTTCGTGATGAAGGTCATGCATTTCGGGAAGTTACGAACAAGCATCTAAATATCGCGCGTTTTAATGGATATAATAATCCAAACAGCGAATGGATTCAAGAAAACTTGGAAGAAATTGCCAACCAATTATCCGATACATCTAAATCAGTGTTTGGTCTTGACGAAAAATCTCACTTCAAGATCAAAGCCAAGAAGGGTAAAATCAATCTTAATAAAGTTAAGATGCCACAGATGTATTCCATCTTGGCGGTTTTAAAAGACTTGGATGGTAACTTGAGGTTGCGAGATAATCCTAAAATGTACAACAAAGAACTTCCAGGCTGGAAGTTTATTAAGAAGTACGTTATTCCAATGAGCCCATTCCATTTTCGTGGTGGGGTTGCAAGAAGTAATCTCTACCATCATGGAATGAAAAATTGGATTAACATGAAAATTAAAGAAACGCATGGGTACGATATTAAGAAGAAAGACCGTGGAAACTTTTCACGAGACGAAGATCAAATCTTCAACAAATACCGTACTCAGTATTGCAATTCAATACATGAACTATTTCATGTTTTTAAAGAAATGGTTACAAAATAATAAATCTAGAAGTATGTCGGAATTCAGGCTGTCATTCCATTTATTTGGATTTCACATCATTATTTCGAATATTTCTAACTTTAGAGGGGCGTTGGAATTCAAAGTGTTAACCTATTTAGGTGGGTTTCAGAGCATCATTACAAGGCCCTCTAATACTTTTTTTAATAATGTTGGAATTCAGTAGATCATTATATTTAATTATAATTCAGCCTCTCATTCCAAATTATTACCTTTATATAAATTTATTAATAGATGTTGGAATTCAAACGATCATTCTATTTAATTAGAATTCAGTGTCTCATTCCGAATCTATTAATAATTTTGTTCCCATAACTCAACTGGATAGAGTAACAGCCTTCTAAGCTGTAAGTTACAGGTTCGAGCCCTGTTGGGAACGCCATTTTTCTCTTGATTTTTTATCAAAAATACATATACTAAAAATATGGCGCAGTAGTCCAACGGCAGAGACAACAGACTTAAAATCTGTCAAGTGTGGGTTCGAGTCCCACCTGCGCTACCATACAAATTAAAATTGCTTTTTAATAAACTAAGTTGTAAAATATATTGTAGTAAAATGAAAAAGAAAAAAGAACCTCTAAAAATAACTCAACAGCAAATGTCTGGGTATCTTGGTGACTCACAATTTAATCAAGCTATTTTGTGGCTTCTTACGATTCCCAAAGAAGAACTTTCGGACTCTATGCTTTCCGCATATAATACAATGCAAAAAGAAGGCCAAAATGAAATATGGCTTATCGACCAATTTGAACAAAAATTGAGTGATGAAATTCGTGATTTTGTAAATTGGAATGATAACTTTCTTACCGTAAAATCTCTATGATACTATTAAACTCTAAATCAATTTACTATGATGATGTAAATTTGATTGCCCAACCAACCGAAGTTAAATCTAGGAAAGAAATTAATCAGGAATTAGAAAGAATTATTGTTAGTCCAATGCAATCTATTATTGGGCAAATTTTTGCTAACAAGGCTCTTGATCTCGGACTGACAGTATGTTTGCACCGTTTTGATTCGACTATTCAAGATCGTCTTAAATTAATTAACGACGTATTTCTTAATATGAAAAATCCAGAGACTTCTGTTAAAAGGCTTTGGGTTTCGGTTGGATTAAAAGATTTAGAAAATATTGAAGCTATTATTCATCAAGGTGTAGAAAATATTATTATTGATGTAGCTAATGGGTATATGTCAGAAGTATTAGAATTTACTTCTCAAATTTATCATAAATCTGGAAAACAAATCAAAAAAATAATGTTGGGAAATATACATAGTTCTAGTATTCTGCCAGATTATCAAGCACTATCTGATTATTTTGGTATTCCTATTTACTTTCGGTGTGGTATCGCAAGTGGTAGCGTTTGTAATACGAAAGGAATGACGGGCTATAACCGTGGACAAATAACAGAAATTAAAGAGTGTGCCGACTGGATCGAAGAAAATAATAGCAATTTAATTCTTGTGGCAGATGGTGGGGTTGCCAATCCAGCCTGTGCTGCAAAAGCTTTTGGCGCTGGCGCTGACTATGTGATGATGGGTGGATATTTTGCTCATGCAAAAGAAGCTCAACATGTTATTGATGAACTTTATAAGTTTTGGGGTGGAGCTTCTGAATTTCAGCAAATTCTCTCTAAAGGCGTTGCTGAAAGGCATAGCGAAGGAAAAGAAAAAGATATTAATCCTGAACATCTTGAAAGTTTGGATAAACTCGTATCTGACTTATGGGGTGGAATTAGTAGTGCTGTGAGCTATAGTGGACACCCAACTTTAACAAAATTTATTGGAAATGGAGTATTTGAAATTAAACAATAAGGAAGGGTGGCTGAGTGGTTTAAGGCAGGACTTTGCTAAAGCTCCGAGGTTTAAAAGCCTCCGTAGGTTCAAATCCTATTCCTTCCATAATTTTATATGAAAACTAAAGATAATACATATTATACAAAATTAACCTTTAAAGGGCGTCATTTTGATATAGGAATTCGCCCTGTTGGAAGTGATGGCTATGATATCGAAGTACGTGTAAAAGGAGCATTATCTGGTGACGATTTTCAAGCCTTAAGGCAGTATCTTGATAATGAAGGATATCTAGAGGCCGCCAGAGATTATTTTAATTATGAAAATTAAAGATTTAATTGAATTACTTGAAGAAGAAAACCCAAAAGCAAAAGTGATTTTTGAATATGATGGGGTAGAATTAACTTTAGATGAGTGGTCTATTGAATCTTTTGATAGTTTAATTACTATTAAGTTATTCGAAAAAGAATAATATATTTATATAATAATATTGATAAGTGTATTTAACTTTTTAATTCAAGATTCTGAGTGAATACCTACTACAAAAGCTTGTTTAACACATTGCCCATCTTTCGAGACTTTTAAATAAAATCTACCTGGTGTTTCCGGTGAGTCTAACGGTAAGGATGGCCCTATTACTAAGAATCTTTTTGTTTTTGTTTCACCATTAATAATACAAGGTAGTTCAAGAATATTAATTCCTAATTCATTTCCGTTTATTTGTTCATCTTTTTCATCTTGAACAAATAAAGTCATTTCTTTTGTTTGGCCATCTATACATATATTAAATCTTTCACAATGGGCATTTGGAATATCATCATGAAACGCATCACCTATTGTTATCGCTTCTATTTTATATCTTCCCAAAGATCCATATCGATCCTGCCCCTTATCATTTTGAGTTGGTTTTTCTTCGTCTTTATCAACTGGATTTTTATAATCACCCCTTACTCTTACATATAAAAGACTATCATACTCTGTATTAATTGACAAAGTAAGGCTAGAATTAGATTCGTCATCATGACCGCTTCTAGCTACATATTTATCATCATTATTTATAGCAATTTTTCTAACGATTTTATTTTCTCCTTCTGGGGTCCAGAATTCTTCAAATTTATTGTCCATTGTAATTTGAGATTTTTTCTTATCTAATTCACAATCACAATATAAGATATCAAAATCAAAATCCGCAGATCGATTTTTATTATTAACTGGTTTTATAGATATAGAAGAACCACCGGCTGGAACAAAAATTTTAATTATATCATAATCGTATGGAAAGCCAATTAAACCAGTTTGTGGATTTGAAGTATCTTTAAAAATCCTGGCCATTTTTTTATCTTTTTTTCTTTCTCTTACGTTATTAAAAAAGAGTGATTGGGCATTTTTATTTAATGGTGGTTTTTTAAAATCCGCATAATTTGATATAACATCTATATCATCCTGCCCACGACCCTTTGGCCAAATTGGTAAATAGTTACCATTAGACCATTGTATAGTTGGATTACCTAAAGGGAGTCCCATTATTGCCCCCCAATATGGATTAATTTGGTAGTAACTAGTATCACTTTTTTTCCAGGATTCTGGATGCCTTTCATCACCCCAATGGTCTAGGCCATAAAGATGTCCTAATTCGTGTACTACTCCTGGAGTGTATAAACTATCAAAAAGATTTTCAGAAAATATCCAAGCTAATCCGTGCCTCTTATTGGCCTGACCACCTCCAACAGGTATTAATGAACCACTATAATTCAACGGACCCCTTCTTTGTCTCCATACCCATCTTTTAAATGCCCAAAATTTTCGGCCTAATCCTTGAAAAGTGGAAGAGGTTGGGTCATAATTTTCTTTGCTTAATAATATAATATTTTTAACATCAAAATCAGAAGATATTTCTGTTGCTGTCGAGATATCTAAATAAAAAATTTCACTTAAATAGTCTTGAATTTGTGTTATAGCTGGTTGTGGATTTACTGCGCTAGCTGGCACGATAAAATCATCTGTTTCAGTTCCTTCGTCAATATATTGACTCCAATTAATAAATTCTTCTTCACTAGCCCAACTGTTCTTTTTGCTTATATTATCACTACCATCAGCTTGGCGATGAGTAAATGATACAGCATATAGTGATGAAAATCTACTAATGTTAGGTATTTTTACTTCACTTGTTATAATTCTTACTTTTAGATTTTTCATATAATTTTAATTAAAGTTACAACTATATTCAGAATTTAATAATGAATATTTAGTATAATTTGCGTTATTACCCCCAGTGTATAAAACCTCATATACGAAATCATTATAAATTATAGATAATACGTAATTACCACTTAAACTGCGCATTTGAAATGAAGATATGTTTAAAGTTTGAGTTGTATTACTATTTATAACACCGCCAATAAAACCTGTTGATTTTGCAGTTATTGTACCAGTCAAAGATAACCCTATATTAGAATCTGTGAAAATAAATGTCTTCCCTTTTGTTCCTGTTTGTAATCCAGAGAACAAAGCCGGATTAAAATCAGATTTATAGTCTAATATATAGTCCTCATTTAATCCGGAAAAATTAAATGATGGATTATGCGAATATAGTTTCGTAAATCTTAAATTTGAAAATCTATTGCCAATAAACCATGACCATACCCCTGTAAACCAATATTTTGATGGTAAAACTCCAGAATTTGTTGCACAGTTTTGAATACCAACGTAATTAAATTCGGAGTCTAAAACTGACCATATATTAGTTCCAGTCTGCCAGCATCTAGCTTCAGAAATATTAAATTGTGGGCTTGCAAAAATATAATTTTCGCCACTTAAACAGTGGAATAGGCCTGTGTTTTGAGAAGGATCTGGGGTTGAATAGGTAATAGAGACATTTATATTACCACTTCTATTAGCCCCTGTAATATTTTGAATTTTCAAATATTGATAAGGCGCAAAACCGCTATATGTAAATATTCCACTACCAATATTAAGGCTATTAATTCTATTATTACCAGAACCAGTTAATAGAAAATTCTCCCAATCAATTTGATCTGGACTTGATAGCCATTCGGCAGAAGTATTACGCCAATTACCAGAAACGCGAATTACAATGGGTTTATTAGTGATAATATCTGCAATATTTCCAGTTGGATTAATATTAAAAAGATTAGCATTATTAATTCCAGTAAATGGAGTGCTAATATTTTTAGAAAATACCGTATCTAAAGTTTGTGGAATACTATCGACAACTGTATATTTATATATATTATCAATATTTTCAAATCCTGATATATTTGGTTGTATATCTATATATATATTATCTCCAGAATTTAAAGTTGCAAGTTGTAAATCTGATTCTTCTCCAAATTTTTGATTTAAATACAATGGATTTAAATTAATAGATATATTTTTTAACCCACTAATATTATTTCCTACGGGAGTATAAACTTTACGAGCCTGTTGTAATGTATTGATGCCAGTATTAGGCACGTAATCAAAGCCCGCTTCCCAATAAAAATAACCACTGTTATAATTTTGTAAGGTTTTTGTTATATAGAAATTATCTACCTGTTTATTATTAATAGACTTAAATAATAAATATCTAGAACCTTTTACTAAATTTGTATAAAAAAATTGTTTATCAAAATAAACATTAATTAAATTTGGAAATATTATACTTAAATTTTCAGAAAATAAATCACTTGTCCCACTCGAACTCAATACCCCACCTGGGTAAAATTTTATATTATCTATTGTGGGGTCGGAACTATCCGCTTGATATGTGTAAATTGGATAAATTAGAGTATTGCCCGCACAATGGCCAAAGTTCATTTCTGGAAGTGGGAGCGCTTCATCTGTTACTGGCGGTGGCCTCATAACAGAATTATCGCCAAGTCTCCACCTATCTACTTGAGGATACTCACCTTGATCTTCTTGTACGCCCTGTGTACCTGTTCGGCTATACCATGTAAAAGCTGTATAAGCATAATCTGCTGGATATTCTACCGCTCTCCAAGCACTTGGCGAATCATTTTTATAAATATAAAAGTTAGGATTTTGATCATTTTGGAATCCAACTCTTGGAGTTCCTTGAATCATAAAAGTTCCACTCGTGTATGTTCCAGCAAAACCTGTAATTCCTGGAGTATTATAAACGCGCAGTTTATTGTCTATTTGTGTTATATTAATATTACCTTCCCAATTAGCCGTTCCGTTAAAATTATCTTGTAATGAACCGTTTTCTGGAGTAATAAATGAATTAACAGGGCTTGTTAAATTTAAACCAATTCTATTATAATCTGAAATAATCCATCTTCTCATTACCGGATTTCTCCATAATCCGTAATTTTTATCATTTGAAATATAATTTATAATTCCTGTTTTTGATGTATAACTGTAAAAATTTATACTAGCTGTATAAGATCCACCATCTCCAACTCTAGGAATTCTTAATGTAGCTATAGCTTCTCCATTTTTATTAATATCAACAGAGCCTCCAAATTGAGCATGTTGATCTTCTTGAAATTCTTTAAAAGAAGACCATCCTAAATTTTTTGATCCAGTATATAAATATATTTTACCAATATTTGGAGCAGAAGCTAATATCATATTATTTGTTATTTTTGAGCTTCGACCAAGTGATGCATTAAAATCCCCAGAAATAGTTTGTTTTAATACCCATTGTGCTTTTGAAGCGTCTCCGGTATAAATTTTGATTGATCCATCATTAAAATAATTATTAAGTAATATTATACTTCCATCTTCATTTATGCTTGTAGTGGTTAAATTTCCAGAAATGATATTCGCTAATCTCCATCCTATTTCTTTATATCCAGTATAAACAAAAGCTCTATTGTTTTGAACACCATCGCTTGCAACAATAGTCGAACCATCATTATTTATTGATAAATGCCCAAAATTAAAACCGAAGTTTCCAGTAACGACTTGTTTTAAAGACCAATTACTTGTGTTATTTCCAGTATAAATATAAATTTTTCTTTCGCTTGTGGAATTATCCTGAAATCCAGCGCTTACAGCAATTATATTTCCAGAACCATTTATAGCAGAAAAAAATCCATAACGAGAACCACTTCCAGTTATAACTTGTTTTAAATTCCATCCATTGTTTGATGATCCCGTATAAATAAATAAATATCCATTTCCATCATTGGAAGTTGTTAAAAATAATGACCCATTGTTGTTTATAGCCGTGGTTCTTCCAAAAAACCCTGGATTTGCTGGGTGGAGAATAGTTTGTTTTAGATTCCAATTACCTGTATTGCCAGTCCTAGTATAAATATATATACCAGTACCATTAAGAAATGTTTGCGTTGATCCTACTATAATAACAGTCCCATCTTCATTTAAGCTTGCAGAATCTAAACTACTATTTGTTCTTCCAAAGCCGGAAAGGCTTGATATATAATCATAATTAGTTAGGCCTGGAATTGAAATTTGAATATTTTGATTTTTAGCAAATCTTAATCCTGATAATTGTGGAATAGAATTTCCACTTGCAATTAAATCATAAATACCTGGAGTAACAAAAACTTTACTAGCGTCATCTGGTATTTGAACAATTGAACCAGCTAATAATTGATCCGAATTTAATCCGCTTGGTAGAGCTACACCTTTATCAGAGTAAATTGTAAAATCATTATTTTTAAGATTTTTTCCTAAATTTTGATATTTTATAAATACTGGTTTCATAATTTATTGTATTTCTTTTTTCTTTTCCCAGTCCCCACCAACAACAAATTCTTGTTTTACACATTTTTGAGTTGTGCTATCATAAACATCAAGACAAAATTTTCCCTCCTTAGCACAGTCGGTACTAATATTCAAAGGCCCTCCGTATACTAAAAATTTTTTAGTTTTTGGCTCACCATTCAACACGGCTGTATATTCTTTTATGTGCGCTCCAGCTGTATTGGACGTACCTTTTGCCTCGCCTTCCTCTTGCGTAAATAAGATTATTGTTTTATTATTTCCGCCATCACAATATGTATATTCTTCACAATTACATACTGGTAATGGTGCGGTACTAGATGATTGTAAGAACGCTTCTGGGTTATTATTTCCATTTTTTGTTATTTCTAAATAATACTTACCAACTGAACTATATACTGACCATCCATTTTCGATTGGGTTTTGTTTATCGCCTGCGATTCGTAAATACACAATTTGGGTATAAGGTAATGTTACTGTTACAGTTAAACCATTAAAATCATTATCTGGAGGGGTAGTGACCAAAAAATTATCATATTTATACTTATCCAAACAATTATCAAAAGATATGCATTGGAAATTTTCTGATGATATATTCTCTGGATAAGTAGTCGGTAAATCTTCTTTATTACAATTTACTGCGGAATCTTCTTTGGCCTTATGACAATGACAATTAAAAATTTGCATGTTAATATCTAGCATTGATTCGGGGTTATGCCAAATTGGGTCTATTGTAAAATTATATGTTCCACGTTGTAACACCATTTTTATTATTTCGAAGTCTCCTGGAAAACCAATCATACCTTCTATCACTTTTTTATTATTAAAAGTAACAACATCCGACTGGCTAATTACACGACTATAAACACCTAAATTATCCATATTATACCAACATGCATCTTGATTTGCTATAAGTTCATATTTTTCATAATCACTCGCGCGAACATTTGTTTTTGATATACTGTTTTTAGGAGATTTTATAAAACCGAGTTGACTTCCAATAATTATTAAATCATCTTGGGGAGATCCAAAAAAATTGTAGTTTATATTTCCTTGTCCACCAAGAGGTGCAACACTTTGAACGTGGCCAAAATACTCGCCTTTACTCCATTGCTGAAGTAGGCGTGTGCCTGGCCATCCCATTATTGGAGCCCAGTCATTATGACCATTATAATATTCTTTATCTGGCATTTGACTATCATGCCATAAACCAAAAAGATGACCAGCCTCATGAGCTGCTGTACGAGATATTTTTTGAGTATTGAATACTACGGCTGGACTGGAACTTTGAATGAAATTTGTTTCATACTGATTTTCATTTATTTTCTTCCTAACAGCATTTGGAGCATTAACCCAAAGAAATGCAATCATTGGTTTAAAAATATCAAAAGATAAATTTGAAGCGATTACGGTTCCTAAAATACTAGCTGTTCCTGCTAAACCAGCTGCTGACCAAAAAGAAAAACTATCATTTAAAGGATTGGAAATAAATCTTCTATAAGAATATGGCCATATAGTATTTTCTGATCGGTTATTTGCCGCAGTGAGTTGATTAAATTCGTTTATAGAAGGTCTTCCTGTAACGATTAGCATGCATTTGAATCCACTTGCGTTCTCATAAACCCCTCTTTCATCTGTGACATTTACGTCAAATATATCATATTTATTAGCCAATTGTTTTAAAATATTTTGAGTGTCAATTGTTAAGCCCGTAGCAGATGCGGGGGGCACTTTTATACTAGAAATTCTATTATTATCTGTAATTATCGTACCATCAATATCCCACTCATTTGCATAAGCCACCCATCCAATATAATTTGTTAATGATTGAGAACCTAAAATTGCATTATTTTGAATAGTTTCACCATTAAAATTTACATAAATTACATTTTTTGAATTTGGTTTTGATTGCATATTAAAATTATTCCCCGCAAATATGAATTGTATTATCAACTTGATAAGTAGTTGATTGATTATTTGATTTTGATTCTACATAATAGATGTTATTATCAGAGTTATTAAAAAATGTTATTAAATTTTGTCTATCTCCAGAAGTTTCTAATAAGAAAGTTCCGATAAGTTTCGATGGAGCGAGGCTAGATAAGGTAGCTAAAGGATTCAACGAGATTATATTACCAACAATGGCTATTTGATTTCCTGTTACTATTTTTTGTTTTACAGCAAATTCGTATTTACTTTTTTCAAAAAAACTTCCATCAATGACAGATGACATACCTGTGGATGTATTTAATAGGCTTTGAATTATATTATATCCAGAAATACCTGATGAAATTATATATGGTATAGACATACCTAATTCATTGATTCCTTTTAATTCTACCGGAAATTCAGATGCTAAAATTTCGTTATTAAAATATTCACATGGTTTTGGCCATTCAGACTCAAAATTTGAATTATCTGGACTATAATAAATTAAATTTCCATATATTGTACCACTACTTGTATAATTAGGTGGAGTCCAAGATGTTCTCGTACGAGCGCTTTCTTCTCTTCGGGTATCTGTAATTAAATCTATCTTATTTCGAAGATTTTGTAATCTTAAATATGGATAACCATTTGGTATATTACCACTGAATACAAAAACTCCACTATTAGTGAGAGAAGTTTGACCTGTTAGATTAAAATTTTCTCTTAAATTAAATCCTGTCCAATTAATTTTATCTTTGCTCGCTTCCCATTTAACTCCATTTCCACTCCATGCTCCAGATACTTTAATAATTAACGGCTCTGTTCCGACTTCAACAATATTTTCGTTATTTGGGTTAATTTGATATAAATTATCTAAAAAATTACCTGTATAAACAACAGTCCGGCCACTAATTCCACCTATTAAACTGTTAAAACCCCCAGCTATTAATATCATTGTTCCATCACTATTTATTGCAGTGCTGCGCCCCAAACGATCACCACTATTACCCGTAATTTTTTGCATGGGTTGCCACCCATTTTCAGGGGTGCCAGAATAAACAATCGCAGCTCCAGCATTATTTCCGCCATCATCATCAAGAGGCCCGCCCATAACTATAACAGACCCAAGATCATTTATAGAGACACTTGCTCCAAAATTATCATTAAGACTGTCTCCAATTAATTTTTGTTTAAGCCCCCAACCTATTTGAGAATTACCTGTAAAAACCATTACTGAACCGGGATCATTTGGGGCGTCATAAATACCACCCATTGCCAAAACTGTTCCATCTTTATTTATGGCAACACTTGTTCCGAATTCATCAGCAAAACTATCAGCACTCAATTTTTGTTTAAAGTTCCATCCTAATTGAGGATTTCCCGTATAAATAAGGGCTCCCCCAAATATAATGCCTCCTTCTGGCGGATATGAATCAGAAGGACCACCCATCATTAAAACAGTGGCATTATCGTTCATGGCTATACTGGTGCCGTAAGCCGCGCCGCTACCACTATTAATATTAATTTCTTGTTTTAATCGCCAACCTAATTGAGAATTACCAGTATAAATAGATGCGCCACCGACGCCACCATTATAAGTCGGACGACCTATCGCTAAAACATTCTCAGAATTATTTATCGTAAGATTGCGTGCAAATGAATCATTAACATTATTACCACTTAATGTTTGTTTTAGCACCCAATTTGATTGAGCGTTACCCGTATAAATAAGCGTAACCCCACTATTGGCATTCAGAACTATGACAGTTCCGGAAGTATTTATAGAAACACGTTCTCCGAAAACACCACTAAATGTATTATTTATTAATGACTGTTTTAATCGCCATGTATTATTTAAATTACCAGTATAAATTTCAGCGCCATTTAAAAGCGAATTACCAATAACAAAAACTGTCCCGTCTTTACTTGTAGCTATTGATCGACCAAGACCAATACCAGTTAATGATTGCTTTAAAGAAAAATTATTAGGTAAATTGCTACTATTAAAATTTATTATATTTTGTTTTGAAAAAATGTTGAACTGGTCAGAGATATTAGAAGTATTTCGTATTGAAGTAATTTTAAAAGTGTTGATTTCAGAATCAATCGCCGCACTAGCAGAATACAAAGGATTCATGTCTGGAGTACCGACAGGAACAATTCCTAATTTTCTATTAATATCTGACATTAATTTAAATTTCGTTTAGTGGAATTCTTTTCCAATTATTCGTTTCCGTACAGATATAAAAATATTCACTATCTATAGCGATATTCCCAGGTTTACCCGTTGATTGCGAGTCTTGTGGTACAGATGTAACAAAAGGAATAATAGATTGCAAAGTATTTAATCTTTCATACAAAGAGTTTGTATATAAATTAATTCTAGCAGCTTCATCAGATTGATCTATATAAGGAAGTCCAAGTTTTTTATAATCAGCGCGTGATAACATAAGCTATATTACACTTTTTTATATCAAGAATAATTTTTTAAATTAACTTATCTGGCAAAATTTGGCCAACTATAAATTCTTGTTTTTTACATTCATTGGTTGATGGATCTAAAATCGTAAGATAAAACTTGTTTACTCCTGCTGGCGGGTTATAAGTTAATGGTTTTGGCTCCCCATAAACTAAAAATTTTCGCTTTTCAGTCTCTCCGTTTAAAATAATATCATACTCCTTGGTGTGAATACCCTGCAAAGAACCTTGAATAGCTTCGTCTTTAGAATCTTGGACTAAAAGCGCAATTTTTTGATTATATTGCCCATTATCACAATATGTAAATATTTCACAGTGCGCATTTGGTATCGAATCATTTTTAGATCCTAGCGGAGCTTTACCTTCAAATTTTAAATAATATCTACCCATTGAACCGTATTGACCATAACCTTTTCCAACTTCGGTAGCCATTTTTGTTCCATCTACGGGATCTTTCCAATCGCCACAAACTTTAATATAAACAAGTGTGGTTTTATCTAAATTTAAATCAAATTTTGATGTTTTAAATTTAAAAGCATCTAGCCTTCCATCAAAACGAATATGCGTTTCGTCTCTATCAAATCCTATTTTTTTAAATACTGCATTTGTCGGCCATTCACCTTGAAAAGCGTCTGAATTAGAAATATTAATATTTTCTTTTTCTTTATTTAATTCGCATTCACAGTATAAATTAGTCATATTCGGATCTAATGTCACGCCAACTTTATTAGCCGCAATTGAACTATCTATAGAAAAAGAATATTGTCCAGCTTCTAATACGATTTTTAAAATATCATAATCATACGGATGTCCAATCATTCCTTCTATAGCTTTATCTCCATTCGGTGCGGATATAATATCTTCTTTTGTAATCATTCTAGCTAATCTTGGTAATTTTTGGGGTATTCCGTAATTTGTTTTAATATTATAATTAATATAAGGGGGACGTTTTTTTAATCCCCATGAAACCATCATAGTTTCTATATCATTTTGTTCTCCAACCGGACTCCATGCAGATGGATATAACCCATCAGTCCACTGGGATAGTCCTTGAACTGATCTTCTACTACGGCCCATCACAGGACACCAATCGCTTTCGTGTTGATATTCTCTTCCGTAATAATTAAGTCCGTCTCTAGATTTATTTCTTAAATCACCTTGATGTTGTAGCCCCAGTACGTGCCCAGCTTCATGGACAATAGCCGAAGCAATTTGTTCTGGAATAAATTGTTGATACGTAGAAACATCTTCATTTCGGTAAAAATCAGTAAGTACTAGACAGCATGGGGAATGGAGGCCCAAATCAGCTGGTATTTGAAAAGGATTTGCTTTTGGTACGAATGTAACACCAATAGCTTCTCCAGGCCATACACAAAAGAATTTTTTAAAACCTCTAAATAAATCGGGTATATCATTAAAATTTTTACTTCTATAAAAATCTTCAAAAACTTTTAAACTCATAACTTTTACCAAAACATTTGTTTCAGTATTAAACTCGTCAGATGAGAAACATGCTTCTTGCACTGTAATATCAAATATTTCGAAATATTGTTTGACTTGATCTATAATCAACGTTTTATTAATATTACCAGCGCTAGGAAAAACGATTAAATTCTCTAAGCTGCCACCTAATATCCAATTAACTTCGCTGCTGGGCGTACAATCAAGATTAAAATCTCTTAACATAATTTGATATTGGCGATTTGAATAGGCAAGTTGATCAAAACAAATTTTAATTATTGGTTTCATAAATTTTTAAGCTATACCGCAGAATATATAACATTTATCATAAGCCAGTTTACTAATAGATGAAGATGCGCCAGACCTAAATATATAATATATTGAATTTTTAGATTCATTATTAACAATAATTCTTGTTACATTTTCACTATTAATCTGACCCTCAAAAGTAGAATTAAAATTTGAATAACTATTTAAACGACCTAAAATATTATTACCAGATTTTTCAAAAATAATTCCAGTAAGACGCTGTTCGTTAAAAAATTGAAAAACAAACGATTGTCCAGTATTTAAATTAAAAATGCCACTAACTTGACTATAATTATATTGGGAATCTAATTTTAGCATTTTCCTATTATCAATAAGTTCATTATGTTTATAAACTGGAACGATTTCATAATTAAGATTAAGAAATGGATCTCCACTGACCACCCCAGTAGAAAAATAATTATATGGTAAAATATTAGCACTTGGTTGACAATTTTTAAAGTTAGTGAAACTATAATCAGAATTTAAAATTTTCCAAACAGCCGGAACCCCACGCATTCTAAAAAATAAATTTCCGCCACCGAGTTGGCTTAATGGTAAATAGAATTCTTCCCTTATAAATCCTGATGGCACATTAGATTGACTTGAAGATGGTACTAAAGTAATGCCCGTGGGATTCCATCCACTCTGTAAATTTCTCGTAAATTGTACTTCAAATTGGAAACCCTCTGTTGCTCTTACGAATTGCAGTCTTCCGCTACCATTAAATACGCTAGCAGATGGATTAAGTGTAAAAGCTTGATTTCCACATGTCACCCCAGAAAGATTAAAATTTGGATTTGCAAATATAAAAAATTGCCCACTAATTCCAGTTAACCCGTTAAATCTACCACTATTGATTTTTTGTAATTTATAAAAATCATTTACATAATTATTCCCCGTAGTTTTAATTAATAGTTCTCCAGAAAAATTTTGCAAATTAAAATCTTTTTTGTAAGGACTTTCTTTATTTAAAGAATCTTCTTGAATATCTATGGTAATATCTTTTAAATTATTTATTTGAGTTCCATGGGGTTTATAAATTTTTCTTGCACTATTAAAATAATTATTTCTGTCACCAGTAATATAATCATCTTGAGATACCCAGTAATAATAACCACTATTATTGTAACTAGATGGTGATTTTACTATATACCACAAATCTACTATTTCATACATACTTTTTGTATAAGTTTTAAATAGGAAATATCTATTATTCTTTTGAAGATCAGAATAAAAAAATTGTTTGTCAAAATATGTATTATACAAATCTGGAAACATATCAGATAAGTTTTCATTATTTGGGAAAAGATTACTTGTTCCGCTGGAACTCAATGTGCCACCAGAATAAAAATAAATTTTATTAATATCTGGATCTTGACTATAAGCTTTATATATATAATCTGGATATATTAAAGTATTTCCTGGGCATGTTCCAAAATTCATTTCTGGAGTTGGTAATGCATTAGATCCAACAATTACTGAAAATGGTGCGGAATTATCCCCCAATTGCCAACCTGTTACTGGTGGATATGCATCTGAATTTATTACGCTATACCAAGTTGTTGATGCTGGAAGAGCGCCTAAAGGCCATTCTAATCCAACCCACCTGTTTGGTGAATCGTCTTTAAGTATATAAAATCTCGAATTTTGATTATTTCTAAAACCTGTTTTCGATACCATACTAAAAGGGCCGCCACCAGCTAAACGCAAACCTACTGTAAATACTCCTGTAGTATAATCACCAGCAAAACCACTAAACCCAGGAGTGTTATAAACACGAAGTTTATTATCTATATTTAAAATTGAAAATGAGCCACTCCAATTTACTCCAGTATAGGATCCAGTAATAGGTTTAATAGAACCATTCGGTTGATAAAATCCAAACGACGGACCTGTAGTAAAAGTTCCAATTCTATCTTTTGTTGTGATGAACCAGGTATTGATTGTAGAAACTTTCCATAAAGCATATAAGTCTGTTTGGTCAAAATAAACTGGGTTAGAATTAAAAACCCCCGTTGTTTTATAAAATTTTAATCCAGATAATTGTGGATTAGAATTTCCACTAATTATAAAATCATAAACTTTTGGAATAACATAAATTTTCTTTACATCGTCATCTACATTAACTGTGGTGCCAAATTTTAATTGCGCGGGACTAATATTCGTAACAGGCGCGCCTCTTAAATCAAATGCATTGCCATTGTCTGAATAAATTTCATAATTATTTTCAGTATTTAAATTTCTATATTGTATAAATGCCGGTTTCATAATTTATTCTTCTTTTTTCTTTTCCCAATCGTTGCCAACAACAAATTCTTGTTTTTTACATTCACCATTTATAGGAATTGTTAAGAAAAATCTATCACTATATTCTGGAGTATCTGTGTTTGTTTTTGAATCAATTGGTTGTCCATATACAAGAAATTTTTTCTTTTCGATTTCGCCATTCTTTATAGTATCGATTTCTAAAAAATGCTCTTCATTTTGATTTCCAGACGAGCCAATTTCATCTTGGACATATAATAGTACTTGGTTAAAAGTATTATTATTACATACATTATATTCTTCACATCTAGCTTTCGGCAAAATATTATTAGATAAAAATGTAGAAGGATCATCTGAAAAACCATTTTTTGAATTTCTAGTGATTCTTAAATTGTATTTTCCTACAGAACCGTACCTACTCCAACCATCACTAGGTGTTAAATTTTTATCACCTCTAATCATTAAATATACAATGCTTCTTTTACTTAATGACGCAGTAGCTATTTTCATACTAAACCCATTGTCTGGAGAAAATTGTTGTATTGGTGTATAATTACCACCTATATCTGGATTAAATGCAACACATTGCATTTTATTTTGTGCTATATTATCTGGGTAGAAAGATGGTAAGTCATTTTGATTACAACTTGGATTTGCTTCTTCTTTTGATCTCTGACAGTGACAATTTAATAGTAGTATATCTGGATCAAACATTGATGGACTACTTGAATTGGCATTCCCTAATCCATAAGCAAGTGGATCTATCGAAAAATTGTACGTCCCTTCTGGTAATAAAATTTTGAAAACATCAAAATCATATTGAAAACCAATCATTCCTTTTATACTTTTTCTACCATCATCATCAGTAACAACATCAGATTTTGTAAGAGTTCTTACATTATATCCTAAATTTTGGTCCCATTTAGGAACGTCAGAATTATGTACCAGTTCAAAAGTTTTCACATCATTTGCATTTGCAGTATTTTTTGATTTTTTAGGTTTTTTTATAAATGGAATATATTCTTGTAATTTTAGTATATCATCTACATTATCTCTTGCTCCACGATATTCGCCTTTTGACCATTGAATTAGAGTCTCAAGCCCTTGTGTTGCCCGACTTTTATAAGGAAATCCCATAAGAGGTCCCCATGGGGTGTGTCCCATATAATATTCCTCATTAAAATAGCTTTCATGTTCTAAAATACCACAATTATGTCCTAATTCGTGTGCTACGGCCTGGGCTACAGTAGTGTTATATTTAACAATATCAGCGCTCTGCCCATACGGTATCATTTGAGGCGTTTGGAAAAAGTTGGCTGTTTGCAATACATACCTTCTAGATGTAGAATTTTCAAAAACAAAACATGGATAATTCATTGCTGGGTCACTCCATGGCAAAGCCCTATTCCCCAATAAATTACCGCCGCCTTCAGTAAACCCTCCATTTAGATGCCAATTCATGTTAATTTCAGAAAGCTGGATACCCAAGGCAGATGCAATCAATAAACCATAAGTATTGAAAGCCGTTCCAACCAAAAATCTTCTCCATGAATACGGATAAGAAGTATTTTCTTGAAAATTATTTAATAAATTGTTATAATTTTCAGCAGATGGACGACGAGTTACAATACATCTCCATCTCTTCTTTTTATTGGCTCCATTAAATATATTTATTTCGTCAGTTACATTAACATCAAATATTTCATAAAATTTTCCGACCCATTGTGTAATAAAAGTTTTCTGGGACTGCATTGAAATAGACGCTGGTACATTAATTTCATTAATATATTTACCTAACACAAGATCTCTCACCAAATCAATATATGTCCCATTTGTGTCAACAAAATTTGCAACATCAACCCAGCTAAACCCTTGTCCATAATAAGTGAATTGCGATGGTACTGGTGATGTTATTTTTCCACCATTAAATTCTATATAAAATACGTTTTCTGAACCTGGTTTCGTTTGCATATTATTAATGATTAATATTACTATAAAATGTTATGACTGTGTCTTGAGGATTTCCAGTAGACATTATTGAATAGCTATAGGTTCCAAAAAAAGACGTTGATCGATAAAAATTACCACTAATAAACGTTCCGTACAAGCCAAGGGGGTTATTGTCATTTGGAAAACTTATAACTCCCCGCGTCCCAGATGCATTGTTAATACCAGTTTTAAGATTGCATGTAAATTTATAATTATTATTATTTAATAAACCAGTAGTAAAATTACCACTGGTTAAACCATTTAAAGAATTCAATAAATTAAAATAATAAATTCCACTATCGGTGAATGATGGGTTTACATGCTCATCCAAGATAGGATTAGATAGATATGCACAATTTTCTGACCATTGTGAGTTTAAATTAATAGTTTTGGGAACATTTGCCATATTAATAAATTAATAAATTATCTTGTCCGGTTATCGGAATCGCTATAGTTACATTAGAAGCAACGCCGCTAATAAAACGAGTTCCAGTAAAATTTAAAAATCCAGATCCAGAAACATAATTATTGTAATTATTTGATAAAATTCCGCTAATTTCCTTTAATGGATTTAAATAAGGATTTTGAATAACAATTCCTAATTTTCTATTATTAAAGCTCATTTAAATCAATTCTTTTCCAAAAGTTAGTTTTTGTGCATATGTATAAAAATTCTTCATCTATAGCGATTGAACCGGGACTGCCTGGACTTAAAGTATCTATTGGGGGTGGTACGATAACAGGCAGTTTTGAATTTAAATTAGAAATTCTATCATTTAAATTATTTGCAAAAGTATCAATTTTAAAACTTTCTTCGCTTAAATCAATTGCCTGTATACCTAATTTTCTTAAATCGTTTCGCGTCAACATTCTTTTAATTACACTAATTTAAATATTAATATTTGACTTTTTTAAAAAAAATCTTAATATGGAGATATATGAAGCCATATTATCAAGTCTCCTACTGGAGTACTTTATTCAAATTGTGGATTCCACACGATTTTAAAAAATATTCATCTTTACAAGCCGCCCAAAAGACCGTAAGCTCCTATAAAGAACACAAATTAGGAGTCAAATTTAGAATCCAAAAAATAGAAACCCTAAAAATAAAATGAATATTAAAACCAAAATAGTCACAAAATTTATGGATATGCATAGTGGCGGTCATTTGAAGACTCCATATACTCATATTTACATAGATGAGCCACTTGGGGAAGCCATCCGAACTTTTAAAGAATTATTCAAACGTGATCCAGATAACGTTACTTGCAAATGTTGCGGAGAGGATTTTGTTTATGAACAGTATGATTCTCTAGAAGAGGCGACTGCATATGATCGTAAATGCGAATGGGTTGATGACAAATATAATGAAAATGGCAAAATGAGTGTTGAAGAATATTTTAGCGGCAATAATAAAGTTCTTTTGATTACAGAATGAAAACTGTACAAAAATTGCGTTCTATTATTAATAAAATTAATTTTAGAAAACATAAACAAACAGATAGCGCGACTGTCCGTTATTATGTCCAAATTACTGGACGATATGGTGTTAAATTTTTCACCAGAAAGCGCGCTTGCGAAGAATGTTTTTTTCGTCAAAATGCGGCGCACTTTGTAGGTTTTGGCCCGAAAGCTCTTTTTAAAGGAGTTAAAAAGGGCTACTATTATTATGTAACCGAACATGCAGAGCAAGGTACCGTTAACCGTGAAGAACTTTCACATATTAGGAAAAATGTTGCAAAAATGGGTTGGTCTACCTATGATCTTTTTAGTGACAATGTGGGTAAAGTAAATGGCAAGCCAGTACTAATTGATTTTGATACTTATACTATTGGATAATATGAAAAAACTAACTTGGAAAAAATATCAATATGATGATTTGACTATCTGGATGGCTAGCGTAAAGCCTGTCGGGTGGCAATTTTCAATCGAAAAAAACGCTAATGGTTATAAACCATTTGTTTATTATGGGGCTGGAGAAGATATTCCTCTTGTGTTTGAAGGTTTTGCTTCAAAAAGTTTACGAAATGCACAAGATATTTGTAATCGTTGGTTGCAGAATACAATTCTTGGGTTGAATAAATGGATTTAATAATATGAAAAATTTTATTGAATTAAGTATCACGTTTTTGGTCGGAGTCGCGGTTGTCATTATAACATCCTTTGTGATGGGTATTCCCGTCTCGTGGCTTTGGAACTTGTTTTGCCCAAAAGTGTTTGGACTCGCAAGAATTGACTGGCTAGACGGAGCAGTATTATATATTTTGTGCAATTTGTTATTTGCGAATGTTAAATCGACAAAAGAATGAATCAAAATAAAACAAGATATTTAATTCGGTTTCGTGCGTTTAATCGTGACGATAAAACTCTTTATACATGGGATATGTATGAAGGCTATCCGCTTAAAGGAATTAATGCTACAGCCCCGCAAGAATATACTGGGGTTTGTGATAAAAATTTAAAAGATGTTTACGTTGGAGATATCGTAAATTACAATGGTCAAAATTATCTTGTACGCTTTCGTTACGGCGCTTATATGCTCTGGAAACTTGAAAATATTTCAACGCTAAAATTTTGGTGGTTCCATGACGTTTTTGATAAATTCGGAGATATGGAAGTGGTTGGAAATACTTTCGAGAATACCCCCTATTTAGTCGAATGCCTTAACAAACAAAATGAGTTTGAAATGGGCTTGACAGATCGTTAAAAATCCATTAATATTCGGCTATGAATAAAAGTCATTATACCAAAGATGGTCGCCATCCCGAAGATGTTATCTATCAGGAGCGCCAGTTTATCCGTGAAATTAACAGTATTGTTAATAGTAAGTTTGAGAAGCTTGTAAAAGACTTGCGTCTTGATGAAGCTGGGTCAGATTGGTTGTTTGATTACATCTACAACTGTGACGACGAGACTATTTCATTCGACGAGTTCTTGAATGAGGCTGGCCTTGAGTACAATGATTTTGTAAAGTCACCAGTTCGCTCTTGTTGGTATCACAATGAATAAAAAATTGCCTTACGATTTAACGGAGGAAGAAATAAAAGAATTACGTAAAAGAAAAAAAGAAATAAGCGATTACGTTATGAAAGAATTTGAAAAAGAAAAACATTTAAAATCTGGCGAGCCACATGTTTTCAAGATGACTCTTGATGATGGATGGGCAAAATATGAATATGATCTGACACTAACTGAAAATTGGTGTATGTTTGATATTCAAAATGAAATGCGCCAAATTATGGAAAAGTACGGTGGCAAAATTTCTTGTGGGGAGCTTTGCGGCGCTGGATATAAAGACAATGAAAAAGAGAAAAATTAAATTTCGTTTCTGGTGCCCCGCTGGAAAATCGTTCGTCCGTGATTATAAATACAATGGTCTTGTAGATGAATTGTTTGATGAGAAAGATTTTGATACTCTCATCCCACAGCAATTTACAGGACTCGTTGACAAGAATGGTGTGGAAGTTTACGAGGGAGACATTATTAATTTTTCTTGTGACTATACTATGGAGTTAAGTGACAGAGATGTAATTGACTATAAAAATCAAGAAGTTTATTATGATGAACGTCTTGCTGGATTCTATTTTGGCAAAGATGGTTTTCAAATTCTTGACAAGATAATGGAAGAAACAATTGAGGTAGTTGGTAATACAAACCTTAAAAATGATATAATCAAAGAAGTAGAGTTGAGAAGATAATGTTAAAGTATAAAATTAAAGAAGTTCTTCCTAATATCTTTGCGGTTATCATCAAAGATAAGTATGATCGTGCCATGCTTTTCTGTCGAGCGCAAGAGTATTACGAGAGTCCAAGCACAAAATTTCGCGGAAAGAACTTTTCAATTTGGGACTACATGAAGTGGTATCACGAACAGAATGGTTGGGGATTTAGTTATGGCGCTGATTGGTCTGGATTCAACATTCCATTGAAAACTATTCGTGAGTGTTTTAATAAATTAAATAAAATAGAAACTCCATATGATAAAGTAATGGAGGAAATTGTAAACAAGATTTCTTCAAGTACTGGGTATGTAATTGGTTGTGGTAATACCGAAGGTGAAACATTCAAACACGAAGTGTGTCATGCTATGTATCATCTAAATAAAGATTATAAAAAACAAATGGATAATCTAACCAAAGGATTACCAAAAAAATATTATAATACGTTTAAAGATAATATCTTAAAAATGGGGTATGCTCAAAAAGTAGTGGATGATGAAATCCAGGCCTACCTCCAATATGGATATGCTACGGAATCTTTTATGAAAGGTCTTGACATTGCAGTACTACACCAATATAATGTGGCCTATAAAAAAGCTGCTAAAGCGTATGAACTTCACACAAAGAGACATTCTAGTTTGTGCAAGTAAACGTAGATATTTTACCGCAAGAGAAGCGCGGCAAAAAAACGTTACGCCATACAAGTGCAAAATCTGCTTTTGTTGGCATCGCTCTACAAAAAAGAAATTACATCAACAGCACCCTTTAAAAGATCAATATAGAAAATTGAGAATGTATATTTAATATGAAAACACTAATGTATATAATCCTAATAATCGCAACCGTTTTTGTTTCCGGTTGTTATAGTTCAAAATCAATGAGCGACAAAGAAAAAGCCGATAAGTATTTGATTGTTTATTAATGCATTTTAAAGATATTCATAATCAGCCTATCCGCGTTGGTGATAGAGTTTTGGTCTATGTCCAAAAGTATTCACGCACACTAGTCGGAGAAAACATTTATGAAGTCTATCAAGATGAACCCTATCCTGTAGCTGATGTTCCAATGGCGCGTGGGCGAGTAGAATGGAGTGAAGATGTGAACAGTTTTGTGGTGCGTTATGATTGGACTTGTGACTCTTGGAAAAATAAATCAGCTTCACAAATTGAGGGTGGCAATTATGCTTACGAAATCTTAAAAAATTGAAGTAGGAGACATTCACAATGAGAGATATTAAATTTAGAGTTTGGGATAATCTTAATAAAAGTTTTATATATTTTGATATTTATGATTATCCATCTGGTATCTATGGTGGGGTTTCTCACCCCCAACAATACATAGGGCTTAAAGACAAAGACGGAAAAGAGATTTACGAGGGCGACTTTATCAATTTCGCCTATACCCCAAAAACAACTTTCACTGGTCATGTAAGATGGTTTAACGACCGAGCATCGTTTGGGGTTACAGTTGATAACGCTTTCGTAATAATGGAAGAACTTCTTGATTATTGGGAATCTGTTGAAGTGGTTGGTAATATTTTTGAACAGAAAAGTGCGCTGGATGAACTAGCAAAGATAGCCCAGGAACACAATCTTTATTGACTTCCTTATAAAAATCATTTAATATGATGGGATGAAAGGTCTATTCTATCTGCCAGTGCGTGTTGAAGCCAAGAACCATGATGTTCTTTTTTGGGGCTGCCTACACTATGGCCACGATCCAAAGTGGGAAGTTCCCATCTGGAAGCGTAGGGGCTTTAATTCTTCTGAGGAGCACGACGAAGGTATCATTCGCAATTGGAACAGTAAAGCCACAGATAAAACTATTGGTTTCCTCCTTGGTGACATTATGTTTGGATATGGTGGCGAAGAGAAGTTTAAAAAGCTGATGAGCCGCCTTAATTTTAGTCGTGTATTTGTTATGAGTGGAAATCATCAGAGTGGTTGGAAACAGGCGTTTGAATCAGTCAAGTATAATACTCTTTACGTTGATGGCAACTATAGCAAAGAAGTAATTTTTGTGCCGAACTATCTTGAGGCAATGGTTAATGGACAGGCTATCGTGTGCTGCCACTACCCTGTCCTTTCGTGGAACGGTGCTGCAAAAGGCTCTTGGATGCTTTTTAGTCATGTTCATGGATCACTTGGTAATAGCGATCTAGGCGCAATGTATCTTAATAATGGCGGATCTAATCTAGAAGTCTCTGTTGAAATGAATAATTCTCCATTGACGTATGGAGAAATTTTTACTATTATGAAAGATAAATCAAAATTTAAAACTGACCATCATACATCAGAAACTAAAAATCCATTTTAATTATTTTTAGCAACTAGCTTGCACCATTCAGTAAATTCATCCATAGATAATTTATTTTTCATCATATTAATTGTCTTATGAACCCATTGGACGTTATCTTTAGCGTAGCCTTTGTTAGAATCTATCCTGTCCAAAGATGCGGAACCATCAAAAATTTTGCCAAAATTTGTATTAAAATTTATAGGAATATTTGTTATAGCACATTTTCTATCTTGCTTTAAGAATAAATCCCATAAAAACTCTACAGTGATTTTAAATTCTTTAGAAAGTCTTTTTCTTTTATTTGTTCCTCCATTGGCCGTTCGCTTGATATGGGAAAAAAATTTGCCAGAAATTTCTCCACATCCAGTAAAAAATGGAGAGGACTCACCTTTTAAATATTTTAAACATCCACAAGATTTAGTTTTGCCCGATTTTAAACCAGAAAGTCTATGTACTACACGATTACCACAATCACATTTACATAAAACCCATTTATGATATTTAGCCAATTTATCTTTAGTATCTTTTGGGGGAGAGGTATACTTTAAAACTGTTAATTTATTAAATTTTTTATTTATGTATAACTCTTTGCTACCATCTGTTTTTGCGTGTTTTAGCATCATGCATATACTTACACATGGAATACGCTTTTTCCCTTGACAAAAAAAATAAATTAAAGTATCCTTTTTAATACATGAAAGAACCTATTAAAATTTGGAGCTTTTATGATGCCCCTAAAGAATTGCAAGAACTCAGCGATAATGGTGGCGATGAGGACTGGATTGCTGTTGTTCCTGATTATCTTAAAGATGAGTGGCTACCTTGGATGGAAACAGGTTCAACATTTGGATGCTTCTGCGTCAATGAATATGACCACCCTCTTCATATAGACTACAAAGTTAGAATAGGATGTCATTCATGAATAAAACATTATTACAAACACATATTGATTTGCTTAATGAGTGCAAGCGCCAGCATAAAATGCTTGAGAAATTAATAGAATTAAATATGAATGATCTGCATGATATTGCTGATCAGCGCGATTGGTATTTTGAAGAATATCAGAAAATGAAAGATCGTAACGAAGAATTGAAAAAATTAATTGAACAGAAATGGTATAAGGAATAATATATTTATGAATATGAAAACAAACTATAATACATCAGAAGCAGAAAATCCAGTAAGAGAACCAGAAGTCACTAGGGAGCTTAACAAGCTTGAAGAAGAAATTAAAGTGCTTAATCATCTTGTTACAGATCTGCTTGCAAAAAGACTCAAACCTGTTATGAAACAAGTTGATAAAACTTTAAATGAAACAGCTACCCCCAGAGAAATTTGCTTATCATCTTTAGGTAAACAAATCCAAAATATGAGTAACTCAGTTGGATATGTTTCTGAAGTTGTTAATGAAATACTAGAAGATATTGAAATCTAATATGAATGAGAATGGTCCAGTATATATTCTGATGTTTATCTTTGTCCTAATAGCAACATTCATCTTTGGTGGTGCTATTAATGGATCTCAATGGCAAAAAGAAGCTATAAAGGCTGGAGTTGCTGAATGGGTTGCTGATAAAGATGGTAATGCTAAATTTCAATTTAAGACAAAATAGCTGTTGACTTTTGATTTAAAATTGATTAATATTCAGGAATGAAAACCATTAAATTACCAAAAAAAGCAGTATACCCTACCTATGAGTATGGTACTTTTGAATTTTCTACATCTGAGAAGAACTACGAAAATGAAATTGACGAGCACATTCAACTTCCCAAGTGGATGAGCGATGCTATTGAAGAGTATGCCGATAACAAGGCTCAAATCGCCGTTGATAGTCGCCTTAAGGAAATTCGCAAACTGCTTGGAATTTCCAATTAAAACATTTAACTCATAAAAAGTATGAAAAGAATTAAAATCAAAGAAGAAGATTCTTTTGGCATTTATGAACTATCTGGAGAGTTGACAGCAACTATCATATGGCTTGACCAATTAAAACATCAAGGATGGGAAAAAATTGATATTGAACATGATTATGAGGATCGACCTTGGATTGTAGTCTCTTGTTATCGTGAAGAAACCGACGAAGAGTTTGAGAAGCGCAAGAAAAAACTTGAAATAAACAAGAAGCTCAAGAAGAAATTAAAAACAGCACAAGAAAAAGAGCAAGAAGAAAAAGAACTTGCCTTGTATAAAAAACTCAAGCAAAAATATGAAACAGTTTAATGAACAAAATCTATTGACTCAAACAACAAAAACATATAACCTATAAACATGATGAAAACATGCATGGCACATAATACCAATGTTCAAATCTGCAAAGTTTTTCTTGCGTTCCGACAAATGACTAAAAAGAATGGAGACTTTGCCAAACAATTAGCAAATGTTAAAATTACTGAAAAGAAAACCAAAAAATGAAAACCCAAATCAAAAACAAACACGGAATGTCTTTTATTAAGTGTTCTGGTAAAACCCGACAGCTGAATTTTGTGGCAGAAGTTTTTTCTGATGGATCTGGAGAATTTATAGTGTTCCGAAATAAAAATGGATATGAAATTGCTGAAGATGATGGTCGTATTAATCATTGGATTCAAGACATTCGTAAAAAGAAAAAAATTTACGATAACGCAGAGCAAATTTTGATCAAGATTCAACAAGCTTACAAGAAAGCAAAAAAAGAAAAGAAATTTATTAATAAATAATGTTATGGTAACGGCGTAACGGACGACCAGAATTAGCTACAAAACAGTTCAATACGCTACAGCAGGAGGGACTGCACACTTTTAAAATTATGATCACAATACCTGTAATTGCTATTATTGCTGCTATATCTTTAGGATTTCTAATTCTTTCTGGTTATTTTTTAAGAGAGGCAAACAAAAATTATACTTTCCCTTATGGTCTTATTCTTGTAAGCTTTATATCATTTCTAGGAATGATTTTAACTTGGACAATTTACTTTAGTGTGCTATACTTTTTATCATGAAAATATTTAACAGAATCAAATCTTTTAAAACAAGACTAGAAAAAAGCTTTGCCTTCCCTCAAAGATGGCTTGGTCTGAGTTCTAGGCTTGATCAAAAATTCTTTGCTAAAAAACCTTCAGAGTTTAACTTTTATTGGTATGAGAGAAATGCTAATAGATTGATTGCTATAGCAAAAAGGAAAGGATATTTAAAATAATGAGTCCAATGGTTGAAATAAGAGTTTGGGATTATTGCACAATCAAGCAAACAGATCTTTGGGCTTGTCATAGAATGTCTGAAGATGAACTGTTAATGCTGAAAGATAATAAATTTGCCATTGGAGAGGTTTACCGAAAGCTTAAAAATGATATTGACGCGATAAAAGAACAAAATGAAATAGAAATGCTTAGTAATATTATGGCTAAAGCAGGAGTAAAAAGGGAAAATATTTCCGTAGCGAAACTATGACTAAAGAACAACTAGAACTATTACTCAAGTATATTGACATGAGAGCAGAACACGCCTGTCACTTCATCGACATGCATTATACAGATGAAGAACTAAACCTTAGACAAGATCTTAAATGGACAATAAAAGATGAAAAAGAAATCTAAAAAGCAAAAATGTGATTGTGCCGATGTTATAGGTCGCAATCAAGTGTGTGATATTTGTCAGGGTGTAAAAGAGTATCATTATGAAGGAAATCTAAAAATAACAGAATACCCTCCTATATCTTGGGAGCTTTATCCTTTCTGTAATGACAGTTATCTTACTATAAGGTTACCTAAAGCACCTAATATCTTCTATAGATGGATGATGACTTTGTTCTTTGGTTTTAGATGGAAAAGAATAAAATGAAAACACAAAAATTATACCTTGCAGTTATTCCAAGTTCTAGTATGGGAGGATCTTCTACATATAGATTGATAGGAAAGAGTGAAATCAAAAATATCAAATACTATGGAGAATATGTTAACTTATATGAATTAGCTTCTAGTAAACCTATTACTAAAGAAAAAGCAAAAAAATTAGGATTACAATTTGAAAAATAAAATGAAATATAGAATTAAAGCATATCATTATAAAAAAGAATCCAGATACTATCCTCAATATAAATTTCTTTGGTTCTGGAATGATTTTGGTGGCGCTTATCGGCCCACTCAATCTTTTTCTTCTAGAATAAAAGCGCAAAAATTTCTTGATGATTATGTTGACAAATGTAACCCTAAAATAGAAAATATTCCTTATGAAAAGTAAAATGTTAGCGATGATTGATGAGCAATATAAAAGCTCATATATAAAACAATTAGAAGAAGAATTGTTGGAATGTAATAAGTATAAAATCGGACATGATCGTTACGAAAAATTGCGCCGATTAAATCTACGAGAAATGAAAGAATTGTATTTAAAACACTTGCGAAGTCTCGAACATTTTGATACACTAGTCGATCAATTAAAATAACTTATGACAGCAGAAAAAAAACACGATAAAAAAGTTAAAGATTATATTCCTTACTCTGTTTGGATGAATGAAAAAATAGGAAATATCAATAAACTAATTGATGAGTGTCTTGATAGATATAAAGATGACAAAAAAACTAATAATGAGATTTTAATAATCCTATCGAAACTAAAAGATATTATTGAGAAAAAATATAAGAGTGAGTAAAGTAATCACAGTTGATTTTGACGAAACTTTAGCTGTTACTTCTTCAACAGCTTGGGGTGGCACTACGCTCGTGCCCATTGAACGTATCGTGAATTTTGTAAAATCAAAAATTGATTCTGGATTCCACGTTTACATTGTTACATTTCGTAATTGGGAGAATAAAAAAGAAGTCATTGACTTTTGTAAGAAACACCGTATTGATATAAAAGATGTTGTCTGTACAGAAGGAAAAACAAAAACAGAATTTATTAAACAATTAAATAGTTCTTTACATATTGATGATCATATTGAAACCTGTACGCTCCTAACGATGGCGGGAATTGAAGTTCTTCTTGTAGATTGGGGGCAAGAGGATACAAATTTAATGGCACAATTTTTTAATAAGATTTAATTTATATTAAACTTCAAAAGTAACTGCGCTAACGTGTACTAAACAATCCGATACATCTTTTTCTGAATTTAAAGTTATTGATGGAACGGGAATCTTGACTTCTCCTCCAGAACTTGTATTATTATAAGTTAACAAATTCTGTGTAAACTGTATATTAGGACAGTCGGGATTACTTGTATTGTCTTTTCTTCTTACGGTTTGTACATAAGTAATATAATTTTTAGGAGGATTTGGTTGTCCTTGATTATTTTTTCCAACATCTGGGGCTTGGAAAGAAGCTTCTATAGAAACTGTAGCTGTTCTCTTAATATCTTGATTATATGTTACATACCATGAGGCACAATTACTTTCATTTGGTGACGAAGAAATTAGCCAATCTTCTGTCTCCGCAGTATTAGAAAATTCTTCAATATATGTTGAAGACTGTTGTAATGAGGATGTTTCCGTCGAGCAAGATTTGCTATAAGAGCATGTGACACCAGTGCTTTGAATAGAGATACTCGTGGTCGTAGTACACTCTCCATCTATTTCATCGCACGCTCCACATTTACCGCCAGTCCATATCGTGGGAGGGCCATAGTCAAACTCGTAACAGCTTGCTGGCACTGCTGGTTCCGAATCCTCGGTAACTACTTCGCCGTTTAGTTCTATGCGACGATTTACAGTTCCAGACCATCCTTCATTAGTTAGACTTGATTTACAAGTTCTTGAATCAACAAGCCCGCCTATGTCACTAAACTGAGAAAAGTTATTGACGCTTCCGCTTTGTTCTTGTGTTTGGATTGTAGAGCAGTCGGAGTTATATTGTGTATTATCAGTTATTACTTGTGATGCAGAGTTTTCTTCTATAACTGTTTCATAAGTATTATTGTAGGACGAATTAAATAATGATGTAGAATTTGTTGTTGTTTTCGCGTTCCCAGAACAAGAATTATCAATTTGTGTTAAATTAGTAGACGAAGAAACCGTGGATGAATTTTCCTCGGTAAATTGTGCATTTGCAGTAGTGCCGTTTATATTTTGAGAGGATGTAGCACTACCGATTGTTGATGTTATTTTTTTATAACAAGATTGGTCTTCTTGATTTTGTTTGCCTAATGATTCGGATATTGTTTCTGTATATTGGCTTGATTCTTCTGTTGTGACTGTGCTTTTTATTATGCATTCGTCGCCTTCGTCGCCTATCGCCTTACTACATCCCTCGAGAAGATAATTATAGTTGTTTGTAGAAGTGTTGGAAGAGCCTGCTGTGGTTGTTCTGGTTTTTGTGTCATATTGCTTGCAATCTGGCCCAATAAAATACGTGCAGTTATTTTCGTTTGTATTGGTTTTAGTGGTTATAGTACCAGAACAAGAGGTCTTAATATTTGTAAATATAGACTTAGTTGAACAATATGGAATAAAATATATTCTGCCAGGTTCGTCTGGAGGGTCAAGGATAATGATTTGATCTTTGGTTACTGTAATTGCTTTTTTTTCTATAATATCACCATTCTCTGATTCAGTAATCTTTGTCAGAACACCATCTTTTAAAATTTTAATTTTAGCTTTTTGTTTATAAACGCCATCACGAACTCCTTGATCATTTAAAAAATAAGTAAATTTTGATTCTGGAGTGCCACTATTTGCCGACCATTTTAAAACTTTATTACCACCAGTTCCAAAATTTACAGTTCCAAAAGTTGCTTTTGGATTATTAAAATTAAATTGAGATAATGCTGAATCTACATTATCGGCAACATCATCTAAAGTATATGGGTTAGTTAAAGATTCTGTCAAAGTTTTTTGAAAATTTTCTTCTGTACAAAAATTTTCTTTTTCTTGTTCGGTTACGGGACCACAATTATATGTTTTTTGTGTGGCAGTACAGTTACTAAGAGCGTTACAAAGATAAGATATTGTTCCCTTGTCTCCATTATAACAAGTGGTTTTGGTAAAAGGATCTACTGTCCATGTTTGTGTGAGATTTTTCTTGTTTGCGTTCCAATTTCCACACGCATTGACAGTACCAATACCTTGTTTTTTTAATTGTAAATATTTAGTATCTGTATTAGAATTACCACCGCCACAATCAAAGGCTGCATATCCCACATGAAAAAGTGAAGCGGAAATAGTTTGGATATCTGCAAAGCAACACCCACAAGTTAATAATTCAGGAAGTTCGGAATTGGGATTTGACATTTATAGATATTACACTATTTTTTAAAAAAATTGACTTTAATTTAAAAATTGTTATATATTTAAATATATGTCAACCGAAAATGTCCCAAACCAAATTACAGAACTAACAGAAAAATGGTATTTTTTAATAGGCAAAGATCATCATAAAGATCGTGATTGCCACTTCTATATCAATACTGTTTGGAGTTACGGACAAAAACAAAAGTATCGTGTTGAGCATTATGGGTACATCTTCCGTGATATTGAAGAAGAATTTGAAACATACAATGAAGCTGCTATGTTTTTACTGAATAAAATAAAAGAGATGATTAAAATTGTAGAAAAAGATTTGGAGACAATGGATGAAAATGGTTGACATTATTATAAAAATTCATTAATATTCAAAATATGAAAAAACGTGGTAGAAAAGCTGGTAGTGGTAGTTTTGCACAAGTATCTTTGGAAGAACTCAATCGTGTTCTTAAACCAAATGCGCGAGTCATTGTTTGGGGTCGTTACGCTCAAATGCTTGGGCTTGATGGCAAAAAAGTCGAGGCAAAGCATGATACTCTCGTTGCTGCTGTTAATGGTGGAACGAGTGATGTAGAGCTTGAGACATTTGGGAACGCGAAACCTGAAAATAAGAAGGTGGAGCATCAAGAAGATTTGGTTCCAAAACCTCAAATTAGCTTAGAAGTTTTTTGATATATTATTATTTATTATTTCAGTAATAATATTCAAATATTTTTGTGATTTTTCTGGCTTACTATGACTATAAAAACCTGTAGAGATAACACAAAGAGAAATGCCTTTCGTATGACATGCTAAAAATTTTTGTTGATCATTATGTTGACTTCTCTTCAAACGTTCTTTACCGTAAATAGGTTCATAATGAAAAGGCCCATTCAATTCAAAAGCTAATTTTAATGATGGAATGTAAATATCTAGTTCAGAATTAATTTCTTGTTTAGAGTTAAACTTAAATTTAAGATTTGGGTATAGTTTAATTAATTGATCTTCAATCCAATATTCTAATTTTGATCTTTTTGTTCCATATTTTTTATGAGTATTTTGGTAACTTGAATTACATGATCGACTACAAAAATAATTTTTGTTTTTTGCTTTTTTATAATTTGATTTTACTATTTCTTTTCCACAATGGGCACAATTTGTTTTGAAACTTGTTGTCCGACCTATTGCAGAGCATTGCCTAGAACAATACAAAAATTTAAGGCTTTTTGGACGTAAATTATATAATAACACATCATTAATTCTCCTTTTTTCTTTAAAAAAAGACTTTTTGCATATTTTACACTGTAATTCTATTAAATCAAACCGATGAGCATTTTGATAATCGATTTCGGATGTAATTATTTTCACAAACTTAATTACACTAGAAAAATGTTTTAACTACAAATAAATTGGGTATTTTGATAAAAAAGATTGACCAAGACCACAAAGAATCATATAAATAGGGCTTATGAATTACTTCGACGAGATGATTGGACAAAAGAAAACTAAAAGCGTTCTCGGCTTTTATATCGACGCTTTTGAGAAAACAGAAATCTTGCCTCATATGTTCATCGTTGGCATGAGAGGCCAAGGTAAGACCATGCTTGCCACTCAAGTTGCCAAGAATTTGCGTAGCAAAACTCTTGGCCGCGTTAAGCCTATGTTGACTATCAACTGTTCGACACTCAAGAACGTGCGACAGTTTATTGAGGACATTGTTCTTCAATATGTTCGTGACCAGCATATTACCCTCTTCTTTGACGAGGTTCATGAAATGCCAGCCCCAATTCAAACGTGTTTGCTTACGGTTCTCAATCCTAACAAACACAACATGAATACTCTTCGTTTTGAAGATTATAATATTGAGTTTGATTTTACTAAGGTGAGTTTTATTTTTGCAACTACTGATCCGCAAAGGGTCATTACTCCTCTCAAAGATCGTTGCCGTATGATTCACATGGAAGAATATCAATACGATGAATTGGGTCAGATTGTCAAGAATAACAGTGAAGATCTGGAATTTGATGAAGAAACTTTGCGGGATATTGCCAGCGTTTGTCGCGGTAATGCTCGTAACGCTACTCTCATGGCCAAAGATAATATTATGCAATTTGCGCGTAGGCACAATGTTTCATACATTGATATGAATATTTGGGGTCGAATCAAAAGTGTCTTGGGTATTCTCCCTCTTGGGTTGGAAAATACCGAACTCCAAATTCTTAAAGTTCTTAAAGAGCGTAACATTTGCTCTCTTACAAATATCAGTGCGGTTACTGGCTTGTCAAGTCAAGCTCTGCGCGCAGAGTTTGAACTTTACCCGCTCAAACACAATCTCATGGAGATTGCCCAAGGCGGTCGTCGTTTGACCAAGCAAGGTCGTGAATATCTTGAGGCCATTGGAGAGTAATTTGTGGAATTAATTCTTGTGGCAATAGCTATGTACCTTATCTACAAGGCTATAGATAAACAATCAAATGCTTGACAAATTATAAAAATTCTAATAAACTATATAAATCATGAAAACTGATACAAACAAAAAGCTGGTTCATATCAATAATCTTCAACGCGGAGATAAGTTTCAGATTCCTTCTGTCCGTGATACGATGCGTGATATGAAGTTTATTTCTTCAACCGAAACTAGCTCCCTTATTGAGGGGCATAAGCGCGATTCTATTAACGATGCTTGGCGTCCATTTCGTATGCACGTTTCTAATGGCGTCATGGTTGAAGTGGTTGACGAATTTGAGAAAGATCTTATGGAAGAGAACAAACAAAACGCTACTGCTAGTGCAGGGCAAAACGAGGCTTCCGCTGCGCCTAAGCGCCGTGGTCGTCCTTCTAAAGCAAAGCTGGCCTTCAATCAACTCAAGGGTGTTGATGGCGAGTTCACGGTCAAGGATGTCGTCGAGAAGAACGACATTCGGGAGTATGAAGTTCACAACTTGATTCGCAGTGCCGTTCAGAGCGGTAAGGTGAATGTGGTGAAGGAGCTTGTTGGTGGGCGTGGTAAGCCGCGCAAGGTCTATCGCCTTGCGTAAGGTGTAAAAATAATTAATTCCAGTCAAGCATAGACGGCGATGCACGGGTTTTGTAAACCTGAGAGCAGGGTTCAAGTCCCTGGACTGGATTAATTTTATAAATAAAAAATGATTAGTAAACACGTAGAAGAAGTATTGGCCCTATTTAGGGAGAACTATCGTAATATTAAATGTGTTGAATCACAATATGATTCATACCATAAACTTGAAATCGAAGTAAGTAACCTTTATCCAGAACAAGATGGGGAAGAGATTTTTGGGCTTTCCAATAATAAGTCTTTCACTACTAATGATTTTGAGTTTGCAGACATCAAGAATATCAATGGAGCACAGGTAATATTTCTTGGTAGTTACAGGTTTTATTTTGAGGATAGTGTGTTTAAAATTTGATTAATATACGGGATGTAGCCCAATGGTTAAGGCGCCTGCTTTGGGAGCAGGAGATTGCGAGTTCGAGCCCCGCCATCCCGAAATTAAAATATTTCGATTTTTCTAAATTTAGAATTTATAATTAGCATATGAAAGAAGAAGCAGTGGAAATAAAACAAGACGCCGAGGTTCAAAAAGAAATTGAGATTAAACAGGAAACCCCTAAAGATCTCGGCCCTTTTGAAAGGGTATTAGAAAATACTTATTATCAACCTAAAAATGTTATTGTTAAACTTGCTAGTGCTGAGATGGGGTTGGGAGTTTTCGCCACAAGAGATATCAAAGAAGGCGAGTTAATCGAAAGATGCCCAATGATTCAAATGGCATGGAAATCTAATTATTTAAGAGATCCTCAAATTTTTAATTATTTATATAGCAATAGTAATTGTAAATGCGAAGATTGCGCGCGACATGGAAATTCTATGTTCATGGTTCTTGGTTATGGAATGTTGTATAATCATCAAGACCAACCAAATACCAAATGGCAATTCAATTTTAGAAATTTAATTGGAGATGTGATTGCAACTAAACCAATTAAAAAAGGTCAGGAAATATTTGTAACTTATGGGCAAAATTATTTCAAAGGTCGCCAAAAGTTAAATTAAATTATTAAGGTTTAATTTAATCCCCACAACGCCCCACTCTTACCCACAATTAACCATAAAAATACCTTGATTACAGATATAGGGTAGTGGATAGTCTTTATATGATTATTTTAAAGCCTTGGGAAGAAAAATTGTTGCAATGTCTTGCAACTATTGGTATGATATTCATAGTTGCGAACGAGGCGCTCTACAGAGTAAAATATAGGAAATAGACAGGTAGAAATACACAATGTAATAAAAATTACATTAGATGAATAAAAATTAATTAATATAAAAAAAGAACTATCCGATTTATATAAATAAAAAAATTTTCATATGACTAAAATAAATTATAAAAATAAATTCTTTGTATTACTCTCCAGTATTTTCCTATATGGTTGTGGTAGTGATGGTGGATACAAGGAGGCGTTTTATTACGTTCCTGATTACCCGCTGCAACGGGATATCAGGCACATCGAACAGCGTTCAGATCGTTTCTGGTATAGACAGAGTATGAGAAAAGATTGTTATGAATATCTATATCAAAATTGGTGGAATTTTTTAATGAGATAAATATATGAATCCTAAATATAAATCAATAATCGTTAAAGCAATTAGTACTATTATCTTTATAGTATTGTTTATTGTTATCTGTATGGTGTTTGAGACAACTTACCCCAAAAGCGTAACGAATCAAATAAATAGTTTGATACATAATATAGTTTGGTTTGGAGTAAAGTAAAATGAAATATTTATTTATTTTAATTAATTTAATTGCAATTAATTTTTTGGCCGGGTGCGCGGTCATGATGGAATGCGAATTGCGAATCAGCTCTCCCCAAATAAATGAAAATGAGTACTGGAAATCACCTTGTCTTGTCGATGGAACAGTAATGAAAAAGGAACCAAATCTAACCAAATAATTAAATTTGTGATTGACTTTTTGCGAAATAAGTAATAGTATAGCTTTATGAGAAAATTAAATGTTGGAGATCTTAGAAAGTTTATAAAGGATTTGCCAGACAACACCCCCATTAGTATTGATAACGGTTATGGCGATGAAAACATTAATATTTGGTCAGTTTACTCTAGTGAGGATAAAGATGGTAATACAGAAGTAATTTTTTCAATTGATTAATTAATTGGAAATGGCCAAATAATAATATATAATAAAAGATTATGAATAAATATAAAGTAAAAGTAACGCACTTCTTCTCTGAAATTATTGACGTTGAAGCCGAAAATAAAGAAGAAGCAAAGCAAAAAGTAGTTGAATTGATTCAGGCGGATGATTTTCAAGGTAACCCTGGTTATGAAACTACCGTACCGCCCGAACATTGGAATGTGATTACTGAAGAAGATTTCCAAGAAATGGTGAAGTCTTTTAAAGAAAAGATGGAAGAAGATACTCCTAGGATTATTACTCCTTAATTTGTGAACTAATATTTGCGAAATAAATAATTGCAAATAAAAATTAATTTTAATTGTATTTGTGAATGATATTTTGCGAAATAAGTAAATGATAATTGATAATCAATTTGCGAAAGCGAAATTGCGAAATAAGGAATCCGAAATAATCAAATAAGTACCCTGGTACAATTGATAACATTTTATCACATTTAAACACGGTCCTTTACTACGTAAAGGTGGCTTGACACATCGCCCAACAATTGATAACATAGGCAAATGTATAGAACAGGATATTGCTGCATTAATCTTTCCCTTGAGGAAAGATTTAGAACCATGACACTGGCATGGGCCAATAGGAATAGCAAAGAAGATGTAGAAGCTAAATGGAATAGTATAATAAAACATAATTTTGAATTGTTTTATAAAATTATTAATTGGAATATTACAAATAATATTTTTCTTTACCGTATTAGCAGTGATCTGGTTCCCTTTGCTGATCATGAGAAGTGGGGATATCTCTGGGAGGATTGGCGCAACACGATTGCCAACCACGGTTTGGTAGGCCCATTGCGCGAAATAATCAAACGTTATATTTCGTTGGGTGGGCGCCTAACGATACACCCTGGACAGTTTGTCTCTATTGGATCTGCGAAAGAAGAGGTTCGAAATAACTCTATTAAGAACCTGGAGTATCATGGTCAGCTCCTGGATTTGCTGGGTCTACCACAGAATCACAATTGCCCTATTAATATTCATGTGAGTAATGGAAGTAAAGATTGTAATGAGACTGCTAATAATATAAAAAATAGTATCCGTTTACTTTCAAATAGTGTAATTAGTAGATTAGTATTCGAAAACGAACAACATGGCTGCTGGAACCCTCAAAATCTGCGTAAGCTGTTTCCTCAAATACCCATTACATTTGACTACCATCATTTTAGGCTTAATGATGGTGGGATCACTCTGGATGAAGCAATCAGAATTACCAGCGAGAGTTGGTCAAATAATGACCCAGTCCAGCACTACAGCGAAGGACGCGACAATCCCGACGATCCAGCGCACAGCGACTATATACGGATTTTACCACAAAGTCAATTCGACATCGAGGTAGAAGCAAAGCAGAAAGACTTAGCAATAAAAGATTTTGTATTCGATAGGAATCAAAAGATTGAGGGAATTTTATATTAAAGGGGCTTGACACTTTCCTGAAGTAGTGGTATATTTTGGGACTATGCCTAATGACTGTTACAACTACTTGGAGGCTCCTGATGGAGACCTGTCACTGATCGCGGACTATATCTCTACCCAGAAGGTAGAGTGGAGTTCGCTTCCCGATACTTTTCTTGATTTCGAAAAGATCGCTCCCATGCCACCGGAGATTGAGGACTGGTATGGTTGGCGGAATGAGAATTGGGGAACGCGCTCAAACTCTTACGAGGGTCAGGCTCAGGATGAGGGTATTAGTTTCAATACTGCTTGGAGTCCTCCTGTAGGTGCTATCGTTGCGCTAGCTAAACGTATTGGAAAAAGTTTACGGTTAATCTATGATGAGCCGGGGATGGACTTCTGTGGCGAACTCAGCGTTGATGCCACGGGCAAACATTGCGATAAGTGTTATTCCCCACGCAGCGATGCGCCTCAGTATCTAAAGGACGATCTCATGATCGACGAAGAGGAGGAACTAGGATGAAACTCTCTGATAAAAAACTAAATTTTGTGATCGATTACGCCTTGTGCTATTTGCATGCGGCGTGGTGTCAGCATGAAAATACCTTTATACAAGAAGACCTCGACATGGAGTATGAAGAGTTCGTCAAGATCATAAATAAATTCTAAGGTAATAAAATCAAAGTAAAACAATACCCAAATGAATAAATATAAACGTTTAATTATAGATCTAGGATATGTTGTCCGTTCTGGAGATGACCAGATGGAACAACGCGCAAAAGAATGCTTCTACGAAGACATCATGAACATGGCAAAGTATAATGAGCTTTTCGATGCCATCGATATCGTAGACGCTCCTGACGCTGCAGAGGCGGACATTCCTGAATTCCTTCTGGAAGAGGAAGATCTCTAAACCCATAACTTGACAACTACCCACACAACTGCTAACATATGAACCCATTTAAATACAGTGAAACTTCAAGATCCAAAAGACGATATCAAATTTTATGTATGCATTGCAAGTGTAGCCATGCTACTACTAGCTCTTCTGGGGGGACATTAATATGAACCAAGACGATCCAATACGTTACGCTCAACAGAAGATCATCAAACAAATCGATAACATTAATAATATTAAATTATTGATCAAGGTATATTTCTCTGATGATGTGCAGAGGGATGAGTCTCCAAGCGGCGCTATGAGGCGCAACCAAATAAGAAAGGAACTGCTCCAGTTTGCCGACAAATAGTGTAAATAATAATATTCCAAAAGGCACTCGGTTGCCCCAGGAATCACACATGAATAGAAACCCTATAGAGGATGAACATATAGCCCCTCTAATAATAATAGCAGGATTGTTATTTATGATTGGTATGGGATTATTTTTATAATTAATCTTGGGAGGGCTCGTGAGAAGCTGGCGATCTGGAAACGGGTCGCCAGTTTTTTTATTTGACAGTGAACGCAAATAGTAATAATATAAATACATAGTCAGAATGCCTGCCAGGGTTAACTCCGACTGTATTGTTAGATTATTCATTTATCTATGTTTAGCTGGCGGTCTCGAAAGGGGCCGCCAGTTTTTTTATACAGGGGCGGGTAGAGTAGGATTCGAACCCACGGAGGCTTTCACCTCTCTCGATTTCAAGTCGAGCGCCTTAGACCAGCTCAGCCATCTACCCATAATTGTGAACCCCATATTTGCGAAATAGGGTGAAGCCAAATAGAGGTAGTAGGACTTGAACCTACAACCCCCGCCTTATCAAAGCGGTGCTCTGACCAGTTGAGCTATACCTCTGTAATGGCGGAACGGACGGGACTTGAACCCGCAACCTCTGCCGTGACAGGGCAGCGCTCTAACCAATTGAGCTACCATTCCGTGAAGCATCGCCACGGAGAATCGAACTCCGATTACTTGGATGAAAACCAAGTGTCCTAACCGTTAGACGATGGCGACTTTCTCCCTATATTATACACCATTATACCTATAGATCAAGAGAATAATTGATTTTATGTAAGTTGTTGATTATGAAGGACTTACGCCGCGCGGCCGGGCGCGCGGTTGTAAGTGGTTGATTTTCAACGTGCTACAATTTAATGCAAAAAAATGCGGGGCGCACCACACGGCACGCCCCGCACCCACCACTACACCACTAACAATTATACTCCTGCGAGCAGATGGTCGCGGGTCTGAATATAATCCAGACAAGCCTCACGATGCTCTTTGTGACCTTCACGATAGGTCTGGAGATTGTAGGAGTCAATCGCTTGCAGCAAGCGCATGGAGTGAGCAAGTTTGGTCGCCTTGACTTCCATAGCGTCGAGCTTGGCACTACGTTTGGAACGGACATTCTTTGAAGGAACCCCGATGTATCCGCAGATGCTTTCGATGCAAGACTTGATCGTAAGGTCATTAGATTGCGCTTGCAGGGTAACAACTTCTTCCAAGATGCGATGCGTGTTCGGCGCATTGTTGGCGTTGACCAGTTTGCGGAGTTCTCCGCGCAAGCATTGGTTCTTGCTGGCAAACTTGTTGTAGATTTCGTCGGAGTAGAGAACCTCACCGACATTGGCTTGAGCTTCGATCTCCTTCAACGCATTGGTGAAGAAAGTTTTGAAGTCCATGAGTTTGCTCATCTTGGCTTTGTTAAGCGTAGTGCCGCCACCTTTGATACCGACGATGATAGGAGCAACGATACCTTTAGCTTTGGTAAGTTTGGCAAGAGTTTCAATCTTGGCACAGCAAGACATTAGACTTGTCGGGTTGATTTCATGTCCGTCGATCTTACCCATGAATCGCTCAATCTCAACGTAGCAGTATTTCTTGGGATCGAGCGAGGACAGGTCGAGATCATCTTCCATCCAGTAGTCACTCTTGACCTTGTGATAGGACGAGAGACTTTTGGAGTTAGGATCAATCGAAAACACTTTGCTGGTGTGTTTGCTGCGATTAACCATGAGGGCATTGTTGCTCGCACGACGAGTTGCGCGAGGCAGCAACACCTTGGGCAAGGTTGCCATGTCAACGATGTCAGAGTCAGCAAGGCCAAGAGCGTCCATCTGTTTCTTACGATCAGCAGCATTAAGCGGCTCAAACACGATCACCTTACCATCATTCTGAAGCATGGGGAAGATGTGGTTGACGATCTGCGTCTTGATCTTCTTCGTGTTCTCCACGATGACCATGCCGCTGTCGAGCGTAACAAGGTGAGTCAAGTCCTCGTTCTTACTGCCTTTCACAATGTAAGAACCATTCATGTAACCTTTGCGCGGAGTGTAAAGTTTGAAACCGCGAGAGTTATTGAAGTTGATGGTATAGTCTTTGACAGATTTGCCGTTGTAATCGTAACCATTTTTGCCGCGCATAGCGTTACACACAACATAGTAGGGACTATTGAAGTTGTGCATTTCACCAAGCATACGCTTGAACGACCACAGACTTTGTGCGCCTTTGAGTTGCTTGGTAATGTCAGCAACGAGGAAGTCACGAATGACAAGGATGCGCTTTTTGATATTGTCAATGGTGCGATCCGTGTATTGCAAACCTTCACGCGAGGCCGCGATGTCGAGTTCGCCAATCGGAACGTCGAGTTGAATGTCGCAGTTAGACAGCAAGCGTTCGATAGTTGCCTCGGCATCATTGTTCTCATCGAGTTTGAGAGCAGACGAGGAAATGGTGTAGCCGATATTGCCCATGACAGCAACGCAGTTACGACCATAGGAGTTACGATCTGCCTTGAAGATGCGCCAATCCGCGCCACTATAAATGGAAGGCTTTTCTTCGTAAGTGAAGTTAGCAGCACCGCGCACGATAGGCTTGACCTTGAAGAAGGTGAACAAGCTACGAGCAGTATTGACGAAATTTTCGCAGTCGGCGGGTTTGACCGGAATCACAATTTCAACACCATTCGCTTCGTTAGTCGAAGCAGATGCGAGTTTAGCGATTTGACCGATCTGCGAGGGATCAATGTAAGCGTTGTAGATAGTCTTGACGCCGTTGTAGTAGCTATTGATGACAAAGTTGTCACCATAGGCAAAAGCGGACTTACTGCCAAGACCTAACTGCCCGATGAGGGAGTTGCTCTTACGCTTCGTTGATTCACCATAGAAAGCATAAATCTCTTGAATGTCAGTTTCGGAAAGGCCCGTGCCATAGTCACGAATCTTGAGTTCCAGAGACAGACGAGAAGGAAGCGTGACCTCAATCGGGCGATTGTGTCCTGCTTCCGTGTGAGCGTCAACAGCGTTACAGGAATACTCGCGCAAGACTGCAAGAATCTTGTCCGAATACAACTGGTTGCGGAGGACGTTGAAGATGTGGGCAAGACCTTCTTGTTTGATGCCGAAAGAAACAGCACCTTGAACACCTTGCGTGACGACATTAGCTTTGGTTTGTGTAACGATCATTGTAGTAGTAGGTTGAGTTTTTAGAATAGCGGTATTTGAGTGATATGGCAAGCAGTTTTTGCAAAAAAATTTAACACGTTGAATACCAACGACTTACGCGGCGCGGCGGGGCGCGGCGATGCAAGTAGTTGAATAAGAACAACTTACAACAAACACAATGCCTACAAAAAGTTGGGGGTGAGGCCCACCACAAGCCTCACCCCCTTTTGTCGCACCACCGACTACCGCTTCCGCATGAAGCGGCCTTTGCTATCCCTCACATTATGGTAGTTGCAGTTTTTGTCCGTGCAACCAGAATCCTCATCCTCGTAGTCCTCGTCATCGTATTCGCTACGATGCCAGTCTGGAGTGAACTCCGTATTGAGTGGACTACGATACACACGCTCAAAGTCCTTGACAACCTCGTAGCGTGAAGTCCGCAACTTCTGACAGTTGCAATCTTTCGGAACCGACACAACATCGGCAGGATTGATCTTGACGATCACAAGGCGCGAGTCGCCGCCACCGAAAGTGCTGGCATACGCATGACTACCAGCATGGAAGCCGTAAGAGCAACCCACATCGGCATCGTCGCAGACAGCGTTGCGAGGCATTTCCAAGACCTCACCAACACCATTGAAGAACTTGCCGCTATGGTGATCCATATAGTCTTGGCGAACACTCTTGTAAGCAAGGAAGTCGCCATCCTCACAGATCGGAAGATGCTTGTGTTCAAGGAACGTGTAAAGCTCCGAAACCGCACGGCGAGAAGGATTCTCCATGAGTTTGCCAAGGAACTTCGCAAGCGGTTGGAACGGCAAGCCCTCGTCCATGAAGTCGAAGATACGATCAACGACATAGTTGTGGACAGGTTCGCCTTGGTAGTAGATCACACCATCGGTGATCTCCACACCGCCGACATTATCGGCATTGAACTTGCGGGTGATAGACTCGGAAACATCGAACAAGGTGTCGAGAGTTTCGTAGTCTCCAGTAGCGAGGCAAGTGATCGCCTCGGTGAAAGACGGATGGTTACAACTCATCGTCTTGGGAACTCCATCAAGAACTGCGGTGATGGACTCGTCGGTTTTGATTAGTGCGTTTAGCGTTTTCATCATTTATGATCTTACTTGGTTTTGGTTGGGTTGTCAATAGGTTATCTTGAAAACATTACATTGTCCGTAGGTTTTTTTGTCTTGAAAGCTCCAACACAATGCAGGATGTCATTGTTGACAGCCGTAGTAGTGCGAATAACTTTCATGTATTCAGAAAAAATTTGGCGTTTGGTCATACCAGCGTCAACGAGCATATCCCACAAGCCTCTGTGCATCTGTGTTCCGTAGTGTGCAACGGCAAAGTGCAACTCGTCATAGCGAGCGGAGGAGTAGGTGTCTTTGGGCAATTTGTAATCTTGCATACCTAAATACTATGGGGTTTTGTGATCTGTGTCAAGTATTTTTGTAAGTGCTTGATCGCCAAATAGTTACGGCGGCGCGCCCGACTCGCATCTGTAAGTCATTGATATTCAAATAGATGTGGGGCGGGTCGGATTCGAACCGACAACCAAGCGATTATGAGCCGCACGCTCTAACCATTGAGCTACCACCCCAAAAAATTAATCACACCATAAATAGCAAACGACCAAACCAAAATAGTAACAGGTAGGGCGACAAATAGAACAATAGCTTTCATAATTCAAAATATAATTGTTGATGTTCAGTTTGCTCAACTTCATAATCCTCTATCCAAATATTTTCACCTTCTTGGGATCTTGGACTCAATAACAGGCTCGCGTGTTCTTCGTAGTCGTCGTCCCAGTATTTTCCGCTTCCATCTTCAAAATCGACTATCTCCCATACAATATCATTGTATTTAACATAGTCTCCAATGACGAGCATTTCTCCTCTTGTGTCTGATGGCGTGATGGTTTTCATAGTTTGAATATTGAGTGAGGTTCAGGATAAACTTTTTTGCGTTGAATGTAAAGCCCCCAAAATTTTAGTGCGCGATCTTCGACTTGACAAAATAGTTTGCCGTGATCTAATGTCCCTCCATAGAAGTGACAGACTTCGTGGACAACGTAGTAGATGACAAACTTTTCTCCGTGCTTGAAGGCCCACTCTGGAATGTTGAAGCGGCCCTGCGTGGTGTAGGCGCGGCCTCGTTTATTGGTAGTAATTTCGGCCTTGGGTTTGATTGAGAGTCCGAGAAATTTTGCGGTGAGGTTGGCAATGGCTTGGATTTCATTTAGTGTCATGGTGAAGCCTCAAGGTAACTTGTTTTGTGCGCGGCGTCAAGATATTTTTGCATTAAAATGTAAGTGGCTGATACTCAACGAGTTACGCACGGCGGCGGGGCGCGGCGGCGTAAGTGCCTGGAAATGAACGACTTACATAACAATGAATTTTTACAAAGAAAAAAGCTTGACAGGTTGCCCTGTCAAGCCCTTTTGTGCGTCTCAGAATTTAGACCGTGATGGCCTCGGCGTCTTCCGCCCTCGCCAGCGCTACGCCAGCGATAGGGTCGAGAAGTCCGTGAAGCGCATCGCTACGCTTGGGCAACGCGAGCACGTTTCCGCGCATGACGTTGGTGAAGGAGTTGTGAAGACCCCAGAGGTTCTTCTGCTCCGACCACTCGGCGTGTTCGGGGTTGTGCCACTGGTCGAGAACGTCCGCCAGAGCGGTCTTGCTCACTGCGCCACAGCGGTAAGCCTTGGCGATGAGGTCGTGCGCTTGAACGTCCTTGAGCGCGCAAGACTGGTAAGCCTCGATGCGCTTGGCGTTGTTGCCCCAAGTGTTGAGCAACTTTCCGAACGCGCCCGAAAGCAGCGAAGGAAGGTCGCGCATGATGAACTTGGTGTGACGACGAGCGATTTTGATCTCGTTGTGGAACGCGAGGTTATCGCACACGAAAGGCGCAGAACCAGCATTGATGCCAGCGGGAAACGACTTGTCGTGCGAGTTACGCAAGCCGATCACAGTCCCGATGTTGGACTCCTGTGAGAAGTTGGGGATTCCCGCGACTTGGAAAAGTCCGAAGTAGCGGAGACCGTTACGAGCAAGGGCGTGAGCCTCCTGCGTGATGGTCAAGCCAGCACTACCGACGATCTCGCGCAGACGCTCGATGAGCGCGAAGTGCGGGATGGGCATCCACGAATCCGTGGGTGCGGGAGTAGGGGTTTGCTGAACTTGGGTGGATTCCACGGCGTGACCGCCGCAGTGCAGTGTTAGGTTTAGGTTTCTCATACTTCATAAGAATACGTTGTTTTGTATGGGAGAGCAAACCCTTTTTTGCAATTTGATTGAAAATATTTTTCTGGGAGTTGGCACGGTTCCTGAAAGCATAAACGCGCAAGTGGTTGATATTCAACGACTTACGCAGCGCGGCGGGGCGCGCCCTCGTAACCCCATGATTACGAGAGCTTTACGCTTATTTGAGGAACTTGGCGACTTGCGTCTTGTTAGCCTTCTTCAAGAGGTCTGTGCGACCCAAGAAACCAGACTTTTTACGACGCGACAAGAGCGAGACCACTCCGACTTCCTTACGGAATCGAACGGATTCCCCTTTGTAATTATAGATAGCACCTTCGATTAGTTTCATTATATTTCCCTCCTTTCTATATTAGTCTTCTCCAAACATCTGTTCCCACTCTTCGGGAGTGATACCAGTTTTGATGAACTCGCGCTGATCAGCGTCGAGCATCGGAAAGGCATCTTGGATGAGCATCCCAGACTGCCAAAGAATTGCCCTCTTCTCAAACTCCGAATGGGAGAGAGGAATCTCCATCCTGTTAACTTTTTGGGTGAAGGGTGAACGGCGGGTGATGATGGTAGTGGTTTTGTTCATGTTCTTAATGTATTGGATTTTGAGATTTATTGCAAGGATTATTTTACGCCTCAAAAACATACGACCAGTAGCGCGAATCCTGTTTGTTCTGGATTGCGTCCCAGTAAAGGCAACGCGCAATGTAGCAAGGAACGTCATAGGCACGGCACATTGTGATCCAATGGGCTTCGATGTTATCGTAATGTTTTTCGTCTTTGGTTTGGTCGAGCGAGTAGGCTTGGAACATATGAGTGTCCATGCAAACAACTTCGCACTTGTCGGGATGAATCATCTCCAACGAGAAAGAGACTTTTGCTTTGCCAAGGCCAAGCACTTCGCTAACCAACTCGTCACGATGACCGCGCCAATCCGTAGGAGCGTGAGAATACTTTTTGACATCACCCCAAAAGTTTTTCTGGAATTGCCAGACAAATTTTGTGCGATTGTTGTGCAAGCCAACGCCACTATGCTTGAGCTTGTTTAACAAGACCATCTGGTCTTGTAACCAATCCATAGTCTTGATTGCATTGTAGCCATTGACGTTGGACTTCCAACTCGTATGGACTGACATAAAAGCAAAGAGCCAGCGCAACATTGCATCTTCTGTTTTTTGAGGGGCAACAGAGTTCCAGTAGTCGGTGTATGACACAACACGCGAACGATCCAAAGAATCAAAGAAGCGTTCGACGCGAGAGTAGGAAGGATTGCGCGTAGGTTTGAGTTCAAGCTCTGGCTGAACGAGAGCATCAGAGGAGCAGCGCATGGGTAGTGGTAGTTGTGTGGTGATCATGTTGTAAGAATAACCCTATTTGATTTTATTGTCAACTGACTTTTTGATAAATATTTTTGTTGATGGTTCTAAATGATTTTTGTTACAAATACATCTTCTGGGGCTTGTTGTCGAAATTTGGCGTGAACTATTGCACGTTTTCTACTCCTTGGACAGCTTTTTCCATGTTGAAAATGTAAGCCGTTGATATTCAAGCACTTAGGCGGTGCGGCGGGGCGCGTTGTTGTAAGTTATTGATTAGTAATCATATAGGATACTTTTTTGTTCGTCGCACACGCGAACATTTTTTGTATTTTTGGGCAACTCTTTTATTTCAAAGTGAGAAGTTCCTTCTATTTCCTTATTAATAAATTCCCAAACAGCATAGGTTTTAGGACAAACATAAACTTGATTACTAAACTTAACAGACCTAATGCCAGCAACCCATTGATAAGTATCAAGCCTTCTCATTATTTTATTAACATCAAATTGCTCTAATGTATAACCATAAGGATGTTTATTTGTAAAATGATTTTCTCCAGCATAACATGGGAAAGCAGGGTAGGGAGGATCATAACATCCATAACTAGATGAATTGTCATAGTATTTTTTACCTGTTTCGTCGGTAGCTTCAATTTGGAAATGAATCCATGACTTCTTTAGAATTGGATGCAGAATAACATCAAATAGTTTAATGAGTGGTGTTTCCATTTTTTATATTTTATCACATCTTAAAAGATTGTCAATAGTCTTTTTATTATTTATAAGTTCTTAGTCTTCAACGACTTGCGGCGCGCGGCGGGGCGCGCCACTGTAACTCGTTGATAATGAGCACCTTGCTGGATTCGAACCAGCGTATAAGAGTTTTGCAGACTCTGGCCTTACCACTTGGCGAAAGGTGCGAAAGTGTCGGCTGCCATGCTTCCCATCATCGTCTCCTTGCGGATCAAATGGGGGCTAATACTTTGCAGCACTAACCAGCTAACGCAAGCCGCTTGCGGGTCGGCGGTGACCATCCCCTTTATTGCTGTCACGAACAGCTTACTCTTATTCATCAGTAGGTTCTGACTAGTGGACCGTTACTCCACGGCGATTTTTTTCAAAGAAAGTGTTGACAGGGAGGCCAGAACTCCCTGCCTATGACTCCGTGCCTTCTGGCGGCACCGACATCGAATCGCCTTTCGACGACTAGCTCACAAGGTAAACGGAGATGTATCCGCCAGAGCTTGGGAGAGTATTATGAGACGGAAGGCCGTGTGCTGTGGCACTCTAAGCTATATGCTTAGCACCGTAACCAGCTACCCGAAGCACTGCACCTTCACCCATTCGGGCAACTCGGTTCTGAAAGTCTGATGCGTCCATCAATCCATTCAAACGTCTCAAAGTTGTGGGCTGGAGGTTAATTCCTCTGGTTTTCTTCTGCGCGCTCTCCCCCTTCTGGGAGGAGTCAGCCCTCAAGATGTAAAAGAACTAAAATTGTGGGAGTTTATTCTCTACGCGTGGGCGCCAGTTCCCTCTGGCATTTACCTCGTAGATATTTAAAGTCAAGCCTCGGTGCGTTTTGTATATGATGACAGACGCTATTCTGTCCTGCTTTTGTTTCCGATATTTTTTCGGGCTACTTGTAAATGTTTATCTGCCTCGGCGGATGTTTTATTTTCGCTTTCGCGCCACCGCAAAGATCCGGTTAACTTTGCTTCTTTTATTTCCGATATTGATTGTCGGGCAGATTGTTATTCGTGGCTTTACGCCACAGATTTTCCAAAGAGCGATACGACTTCACGCTCAACGATTTCGTCGAAGCGGAACCTACGAACACCTTTGCCGAAGCAGTAGGCGGTGATACCATTGGCAAACCCATCGAAGGGTCGGGAAACGTAGTAGGTGTGAACCTCATCATTTCCGTGATCCGTGTAAGGACGATATTTCAGACGATACACAGGGTTGGTCAGAACTCCAAGTTTAGAGTCTGCGATTGCCAGTTTGACTTTGTTTAGTAGTGCTTTCATGTTTTAAGAATAAATCTTTTTGAGGATTTTGTCAACGGGTTTTTTGAAATTTTTTCAGAAAGTTTTGTGGGATGGGAGGGTCTTGAAACATTAACAAATATATTTTTTAGGCTTCTTCTTTTCGAATATGTGTAAGTATATGTATGAAATGTTTTAATTGTGATAAAGAACTCTTGGGTAGAGAACAGAAAAAATTTTGTTCACAAAGTTGTGCCGCATCTTTTAATAATAGGATAACCCCAAAAAGGAAAGCTGGATATAGAGCTTGCAAAAGTTGTAAAAAATTATTTCTTAAAAAAGATCTTGCTATAAATTGTTACTGTCTTGATTGCAAAACAAAAAACAAGAATAATTTATTATATAATAGAAATCCGACTAAAAAAGAAATGATCTATGAAAAGCATACTCATGGAGCAGCGTATGCTTACATTAGATGGCATTCACGCAAAGTTGTAATGAAAGATATGCCAAAAATTTGTCAATTCTGTGGCTATTCGAATCATGTTGAAGTCGCTCATAAAAAATCTATTGCAGATTTTGCAGATGATTGCAAATTATCAGAGATTAATAATATAGATAATCTAATGTTGCTTTGTCCTAATCATCATTGGGAATTTGATAATGGGGTGGGGATGGAGGGTAACGCGCCCTCTTCTACGGATTAAAAGTCCGTTGCATCACTTTAATGCTTCACCCCCATATTCATCTAGAATAGCACAAAATACAAAAGAATCAAGGTAAATAGTAATGTCGAAGCCATCGACACGTTTTTTTGTCGTGTCGAAATTATCCAGATTTTTCGACAAATAGTGAAATATCAAATTGCTAAATAGTAAAATAATAAATACACAAATAGTCTTGACTAAATAGTGAAATAGTAATAGGCTAAATAGTAATAATATGGATAAAGAAACTCTAGAATTAATAATTAATAATAAAAATGCAATTCGTGATTTGGACAGATTCATGATAGATAGTGGAGAATTACATCTCATATGTGACAAAATAGGTAGGGAGCGGGATCTTGAGAACAGGGAACAGCTTATCAGTAAGATGAAGGGTAAGAATAAAGCATTTGCAGAATCAATTGTCAAATTGGCTTCAATGATGAGCACCCTAAAGCATAATCCACAAAGTCCTGTGGCTCAATGACTTACGACGATTCGCGGGGCGCGCCGCCGTAAGTGCTTGATGTTCAACGAGTTACACAACTTTTGATTTGGGCAAAAAGTCAAACGCCCGTTTGAAGGGGCGTTGACTATGACACGACTATGACACGACTATGACAGAGCGAGTCCTCTGTTTCGTTCCTCCTTCAAGAGCCTGCGCGCTTCGTCCCGCTCTTGCTCAAGTCTTTCGCATAAGGAGATTGCTTTTTGCGTGTCCACTTCGATTGGGTAGCCGTGGCGGTAGAAAAATGCATCCGTTTCCGGTGTCGGTTGGTCGTTCTGTGCGTGTTTGTTAGTCGTCATAATTTTTGGATAAGGGTTGTTAAGTAAAGTAGATCTTGGCCTCTTCTTTGAAAAAGGTCAAGATATTTTTTGGAAAAAAGTTGGGTGAAAAATTCTGCATCCATCATCCAAGGACGATAAGACCTTTCTACAAATCCCATGTCTTGTGCTTCTTTGTAAGATATTTTCATTATATTAGTCCTCCGTTTCGCTCCTCCACGAAGGCGCACCGCCGTCGAGTTGCTGGTAGATGTGTGAGGGCGATTTCATTTGGAGCATGAAACTTTCACGCGGGAAAGATTCGTATTCGGCAGTCGCAGCGGCGACAGCATCACGACGAAACTTTTCGCCATTCGGTTTCTTGTGGAAGCGCGGACGCGCTTTGTATTGATCGCTCACTGGAGAGTCTTGCCAGCGTGTCATAGTTTCGTATGTCATAGCGCGAAGCATATCAGCTTCCGTGGATAGAAAGTAAGAGAAGTTATCAGAGAGTTCGTGCAAGTAGCTACCGAGTTCTCCTTGACCAGTTGCGCCCCAGTTGAAGAAGCGGTTGAAGTTTTTTTCGATCTCTTCGCGTGTGCCGTGAAGACCAACGGCGATGCCGTTTCCGTATGCGCTAATGATGATGTTTGCTTGGTTCATAGATTGATGATGTTAGGTGTTAGGGTTAAGAGTGTCAACGGATTAATTTCCGCGAGCGTCGATTTGACGCCAATAATTTTTTTCCTGCTCGTCGATGTAAGCCTCGTATTCCGAGGCAAACTCGTCGCTTTGGATTTGCGTGTTGAAGTCGTCGGTGATGGTGTTCGCTTGCATGGGTAAAGAATAGCACCATGCGCGCATGATGCACGATTTTTTTTGCATTTTTAAAAAGTATTTTTGTTTACGAAAAAAAGTTTTCTGAGTTGGCACGCTTCCTGAATGTGGTTCTGCATAAGTCGTTGGTTTTCAAGCACTTACGCCGCGCGGCGGGGCGCGCCGCCGTAACTCGTTGATTTACAACGCTTTACGTTATCGCAGTTTGTCGCGGATGTCAAGCATTTTTTCCCATGCAGCCAGAAGAATTTTTGCGCGCGCATCGCGGCCACGGCGTGATGCAGCATCAGCGCGGCGTTTGAAAAATTGCGACAAGCGGAACAGATTTTTTCGTGCGATTAGATTTAGTGTCATAGTTTTTGATTTTGATGAATTGCACAAGCGCAAGCCGCTACTACTACAAGCAAGCAAATGATTTCCATAGGTGTTCATTATACGCCAACTTGCACCACGAATCCAGACTTGTCTTTGAGAGCTTTGCCCTTTGCTTTCAATCCGACGATCACGCCTTGCGCGTCGAGAAAACGCAAATCGCTTTCGTCGCCGTTTATGACAGGCTTGCCGAGATAGGTTTCGGGCAACTCACTAAAGACAGCCGCCACGTTACCGCCAGCAGCAACAACAGCGTGGACACGATGTTGATTGTCCTCTTTGCGCGAGAAGGTCAGATGATAATTTTTAGGCAACTCGCCGTTTAGAAACTGCATCATGCGTTGAAGGTTCGGCGTGTAATCGTAAAACTGAATTGACGGAAAGCGCGCCATGTCGATCAGCTTATGGAAAGGCAGATCAGAAAGCACGTTCGGACGAACAGCAACGGGCGTATTATTTTTTGCGCTCCACTTTTCTGCATTGTGCAATTCTTTATGCAACTGAGAAAGAAACTCGTTGCGGTTGTCGATGAAGAAACGCGACTTTGCAAGGCGTGCGTCTTGCACGTTTGAGAAGATACCCATGCCCGAAGTGTCGAGACAAGCAAACTCACAGCCAGCCGAGCGATGCGGACAGAATTGTTTTCCACTTTTGCCAGCGGGTGAAAGTGAAAGGCCGTAAGTGCGCCAGCCGAGCTTTTCGCCTTTTTTGATTTTGGTATTATTGGTGCTTAGTAGTTTCATGGTGGTGATTTTGTCAGAGATTGCGTTACTTGGCAAGAGCTTTTTTAACGTGACGCAGGGAGCGTTTGTCCGAGTAGCTTTCCGCGTTGATCGTGGAGAGGTTAGAGAGTAGCCGGTAGGCCGCGATTTTTTCGCGGATGGATTTCCGCGAGAAGTCTTGAACGTAGGAGAGGTGGCGACCGCGCAAGGTTTCGCGGATGTCTTTCGACAAGGCGACACGCGCTTGGATGAGGGCTTCGTAGAGGTCAACTTTGGTGATGTTCATATTTTTATTTTCTGTGATTTTGCGTTCGGTTGCAAGGATTATTCTGCGACGAGAGCGTTTATTTTTTCGCGCACTTTTCTCATTGCACGCAGTAAAACGGTCGTTTGATCGTCCAGCATGGGGTCAATCAAGTCGTTTGCGATTTGTTCGAGTTTTTCCTCGAGGGCTTGGATTTCTTTTTCTTTCTCTGTCATGCTTAAAGAATAGCACAGCCGCGCAAAAATGCAAGGGATTTTTTTGCAATTAAAAAATATTTTTTTTGTGCTTGACAAGACACTTGGCACGGCATCTGAACAGTATATTCTGTAAGTGCTTAATTTGCAAGGGGTTACGCCGCGCGGCGGGGCGCGCCGCCGTAAGTCGTTGATATTCAACGCTTTACTCGTCTCGCCAACCAGAAAAAAACTTTGCTTTACGTGCGAATTTTTTCTTGACACGCATGGCGAAGGAGGGCTTACAAGTTGTCCTGCGAACGCTTCGCTCAATCGCGCGCGCGAGTGGGCGCGTGTCGATTGTCATAATGATTCTGCTCATGTTAGTTGACTCCGAAAGAAAACTTTTTGTCGCGTAGTTTTTCCAGTTCGCTTGCCATCGTGATGTTCATGCCGCAAAGCATATTCATTTTGTGCTCGTGCATGGTGATCGTGTGCAAGGCTTGCGCTAAAAGGTTTTTGAGTTGGATGATGTCGCACTCCTGCGCCTGCATAGTCTTCTCATGCTTGATGAGAGTTTCCAGCGACTTGATGATGCCGTCTTGTTGTGTCATAATCTTAGTTGTCCCAGCCTTCCTGTTCGCCCAAGTCCGCGAGGTCATCCAGACCCGACCCATCCCCAGGCCATTGGCCTTCGCACCCATCATAGGGTTCCGGCGCAGGATGCGCGCACGGATCGTTGCGGTGACGCTCCTCGGCGTAGCCGAACAGGATGTCAAACTCCTGCGCGGGTGTGAGGTTGTCCTCGTTGGCGGGTTCAGCCGCGAACGTGCCGCGCACTTCCTCGTGCTCGGTCGCGTATTCGTCGGATTGCGGTTGCGTGTTGTAGTCGTCGTGGATGCTGTTCATATTGTTAGGATATGTGATGTTGAGGTTAAACGCAAGAGTTTTTTTATGCGGCCAAGCGAACGCGAAAGACCAGTTCGATCTTGCCGCCTTCGGCGTGTTCGTAACCAGACAGGTAGCGCGAGAGCATCTCGCTGTCAAAGTTGAAGCGAGAAGAAGGGTGAGAGTTAGCCCAACGCAAGCCATTAGGCAAGCCGAGGTCGATGATCTGCTGCACCTCCTCATTAGAGGGGCAAGAGTAGGGCGACCAGTCGAGGGTCGCAACGACCTTGCCAGTGTCAACGCTGACGAGGTCATGCCAAAGCTTCGTGCAATCATCCTCCCGATCTTCCGAGACGACGAGCGTGCAGAAGGTTCCGTTGACGTTGAACGTGGTGTTTTCTTTATCTTTCATACATACAATCTATCACAGATCATGGAAAAAGCAAGGGATTTTTTTACGATTGTGTGAATTATTTTTGTTGATGTTTTTTCAAACGAGCATTTTATTCTGCAAGTTGGCATGACATCTGCGTAGCAGATTGTCTAAGTGCCTCATTTTCAACGACTTACGCTGCGCGGCGGGGCGCGCCGCTGTAAGTGCTTGATTATTAGCACTTTACATTATCGCGGCTTGTAGTCCATGATTGTGCCGTTGCAGACGGCGCGCTCGAGCCATGTCGCGGTGTTCAGGTGCGCGAGACTATGACAAAGAAGCGAGGCTTTGCGGGGCTTTATGTCAAACAACTGTTTGACTTTTTTTATGACATCGTGCGAGAAGTCGCACACGGCTTTGACTTGGTCTTTACTCATTTGTTTCTGTTTCTGGATAAGTTGGAGTGAGTGAGAGAATGACTTCCATGCGTTCGCGCAGTAAGTCATAAACGAGCTTTGCATCATGCACGGCGTCAACGCAGTCTTTCCGCATACCTTCCATGAGAAAGTCTTTTGCAAAGAAACGGACTCCGTTTGACTCAAGAGCCTTTTGGATGTTGGGGGTAATCATAGAGGTTTCTCGATGTTCTCAAACATTGCGCGAACTTCGTCGTGCATTTGTTTTTGGTTTTTGTTCGTTCTGTCTTGCAAGTCAACGCAAGCAGCGCAAAGCGTCACGGCGATGAAGATGAATGTGGAGAGGGACATTGCGTAGGCAATCTTGTCGAATGTGATGTATTTTTTCATGTGATTATTTTTTTCTGGAATCGGCCCAGAGGATTAAGAATCCGCAAGCGGCTGGCATGATGCACAGGTAGAAGAGTGGAACCCAGATTGACATAGTTTATTTATATGATCCCACGGGAATGTTAGGGGTGTGATTAGAGACAGCTTCCAAAAAGCGACTTTCGTCGAAACGAGGATTTTGTTCGGCAAAGTATTTCGCCAAGTCAAAAGCGAGGACTTCGACAGCTTCGTATTCTCCGATGGGAGCGTGTTGTTTTTCAGCGAGACGCTTGCCCAAGATGTGAGCGATGGCGGTGAATTGTTTTTTTGTCATGTTGTTATTCTGTTTGTTTTTGTGGTGATTGTCAAACTATTTTCCCAAGTATTCCGCGACTTGGGAAGGGGTCGCAATCTTCAGATTGCGCGTGTAGAACAGGCTCATTTTACCATGATGATGAGCGTGGGTCTTATCGCCTTCGTTACGGATGACGCGGTAGACTGTTGCGCCGCTCACCCAGAGCTGGCCTTTTTGTGGTGTGTTTTCTTTCATGTATTTAATCTATCAGAGTGGTGCGAAAAGTCAAGGGATTATTTTCTGACGATTCTTTTCTGCCACACGCAAGGCTCGACCCTATGGAACTTGACCTCATAAGAACCCTTGGCCGTCCATCCTTTGAACACTCGCAGACCGAGCGAGGCGAAGGTGCAGACTGCGCCGACCTGTTCGGCGTATTCGATGATCTCTGTGCTGGTGTAGTATTTCTTCTTCATGTATACACTCTACCACGGATCACGCAAAACGCAAGGGATTTTTTTGCGATTCTGCAAATTATTTTTGTTGATACCCCCTCCCCATTTTTGAAAAAATTCGAACAGGCGTTTTAATTTTTAGAGCCGGGGGGGTGAAATTTCAATCTCCTCATCATTTATTTTAATTAATTTAATTTAACTAGTCTATCTTATAATTCTATTATAATCTATATATATCCTTATTCTTATATATAGAGAAGTGGATATTTCTTTATATATACCACCCCCTACCCTTTTTTAAAACTTTAAGAGTAAAATAGCCTAAATAATAATAATCAAATCTAAAAATTCGGCGGGGTTTTTATTTTTCTAGATTTTAATTTAATCTTCTTGTTTATGAAGATTATTAAAAGACTTGTAGTGTTCTTTACAAAGGAACATATCTGTATGATTACCTAATGTTAGTATTTCGGTAGCTTCTTCTGGGCATGGAACAAGACATTCGGGCGCTGGGGATATGTGCATTTGACACTGTTTCATATAAACATTATATTAATAATTAAAAAAAAGAATAAAAAAATGTGTAATGGTATATAAGTGATCCGAACAATACATAAAGCCGAACAAGAAGGCCAAAATACACCCGTAGAAGTTTCGGTTATTGGTGGAGTTTTAGTAAACAATTTCCCAGCGGTTCAAAACGTAACTGGTAACGTTACGGGCAACGTCACTGTTGCGAATTTTCCAGCGGTTCAAAACGTAACTGGTAACGTTACGGGCAACGTCACTGTTGCGAATTTTCCAGCGGTTCAAAACGTAACTGGTAGCGTATCTGTAACCAATCCAGTTAATGTTAATGTAACTAATTTTTCAAGTCAATCAGCACAAATAGATGCATTTGGTCGCCAAAGAATATCTAATCCATTTACCCTCGCTGACTATTCCCATGTTTATGGAGAAGAAACAGAACTATTAACTAAAACTAGTGGGGTGAATTCTTCTGTATCATTCAATGTTAATCAAGCAAAAGCAATATTGCAAGTTGGGACTGGCGCAAATGATTTTACCATTCACCAAAGCCGCATGTATCATCACTACATGCCAGGTAAAAGTGAACTAACTTTCCAAAGTTTTAATTTTACAGGATATCGTAATGGCACAAATAAAAGAATTGGTCTTTTTGATGACCATAATGGAATCTTTTTTGAACAAAGCGGCGATGGGACTTTATCACTTGTTTTAAGAGGTGATGTTTCTGGATTTGTATCGGAAGAAAGAATCGCCCAAAACAATTGGAACATTGATAAATGTAATGGAAGTGGTGCGTCCAGTTTTAATTTAGACCCTACTAAAACTCAATTATTTACATCAGATTTTCAATGGCTTGGGGTTGGAAGAGTGCGCGCTGGGTTTGTTCATAATGGCGAAAGTGTGATTGCTCACGAATTTTATAATAGTAATAATAAACCAACTGTTTATTGGAGTAACCCAAATCTTCCAGTCAGATGTGAAATTAGAAATTATAGCAGCGCAGTTGGTACAGATACGATGGATCAAATTTGTGCAACGGTTATTAGTGAGGGCGGCTACAATGAAGCAGGGGTAGATTTTTCAGCAAGAAATACAGTGGCAAGATCTGTAACTACAACCAGTCGTCTTCCTTTAGTCGCAATAGCATTAAAAACTGGATATTACGGAAAACCAAACCGTAGTGTTGTCAGAGCAAACATGGCCAATATTTACACTTTAACAGATGCAATAACTTATGAGGTTTGGAGACTTCCAAGCACAGGGCAAATAGTTGGCGGTACTTGGGTGAGCGCAAATGATGAAAGTGTTGTTCAATATAATATTAGTGCAACAAGCGTTAATTTTACAAGTGGAATGCTAGTAGACGCAGGATATTGCATTGCTGGCGGTCAGGGTGCTGGAAAATTTAGCGCACAATCTCAAATAGCAGCTTTATCAAGCGCAAAAAGAGGATATATTAGTCAAAATTTCGATAGTACGAATAGTAATGTTTTTGTTATAATTGGATCTGGAATTGGCACTAATGCAAGTAATACTTTTGCTAGTTTACAGTGGCGCGAAACTAGGTAACAATATTGTAACTTGATTGGCACCATTTCTGCTGTAATATATAGTATGAAAGGAGGTGTTATTAATGATGTTATTTGTTACTATAATGACTATGGTCAATTTAAGTTTTATATTTCTTGGGTATGGAGCAATGCTTACAGAGTTTTTTCCCAGCCGCACTCGTTAATGAATGTGGCTAGGCAATAATTTTGAATAAGTTTTCTACTTAAGGATTATATAATAATACATTCTCAGCATATTCTGCCCAGAGTACTTTACTTAAAGGGTGCATCAATTGCACTATTTTATAAGGATTATAAATTGGAAATTCACTTAGTTGATAACTGGCAAAGGCTGGATCGTACACATATGTTTTATTTTTATAAACATAAAGAGTAACAGCATGTCCCGATTTTGCGCCTTTCAATCTATATAAAAGTATTTTTGCCCAAACATCTGAATCTCCTAATATTTTTTTAGCTATTAAGGCGTGTTGATATTGTATAGAATATATTAAACAACCATTATTTAATATAATATCTTCTTCTATTGGTTTAGTAGAATAATTAGGTAAAATACCTAAAATTATTATTAAAGATAAGCAAGCGTATAAAATATTCCGCACCCATTTATTTACATCTTAATTTATTTAATTTGAATTGTTTTTTGTTTAGCTTGCTCAGCTTTTTGAGCTAAAACCGTGAGTACACCATGATCGAGTTTAGCTTCAATTGTATTAGTATCTAAAGTTGAAGGAATACTTACAGAATGATAAAATTTAAGATTATCCTGTTCGGCACTAATATGTAAAATATTATTTTCAGCAGAGAGTTTAATATTTTCTTTACGAAAACGTGGAAGTTCAATTTCTAAACTAAAAGAATCTTTATTATCTTTAAAGCCAATAGTTTGGGTAAAACTATATTTGGGACTTGCCACTATATCAAACATGCTATCCCAAGCTGGCCATGCACGAGTTACAGTATCAACAAGATCCCATGTATAATTGGTTCCACTATAAGAATTTGTTTTTGGTACAAGAGTTGCATTAATATTCATAGTGAAAAATTAGACTCACGGTTTTTAAAAATGTTCAAAAAATTTTTAATAAGAATGAAATAAAAGTGTCCAGATTATATACAGTGTAAATATAGGTGTTCTTTCATGAAGTCAAAAAAAGAAAAACCTCGTGACGTTTCTCCGTATACGGAGAAGAAAAAAACAAAAACAACCATAGATTTAAACATTCGTGAATTACCATGGACAAATAAACAAAAAGAGTTTATAAACCTAGCCCTAGATAAAAACACGAAAGTAATTATTGTTAAAGGTGTTGCAGGAACCGCCAAAACAATTTTGGCCGTTTACTGCGCGCTAAGAAAAATAAAAGACAAAAAATCTAGTGAAATATATTACAGCCGCGTTCCGGTAGAAGCTTCTGTTCATGGAATTGGGTATATTAAAGGCACATCTGAAGAAAAAATGTCACCTTATACACAACCATTGGTTGATAAATTAAATGAATTACTTCCCATTCCTCATGTTAAAGCTTTAATGGCGGACGAAAGAATTGTTGGCGTTCCGCTGGGTTTCTTGAGAGGTTTAAATATTTCAAATGCCAGTTTTATAATGGATGAGGCACAAAATTGTCGCGTTGAGGACTTTTTACTAGTAATGACACGTATGGCTAATTTTTCCACATTGTTTATTTGTGGAGACGCCCAACAATCAGACATCAAACAGAGTGGGTTTAATAAAGTATTTGAACTATTCGATAAAGATTGCGCCAAAGAACGGGGTATCCATACTTTTGAATTTGGCCGGGAGGATATCGTAAGATCAGAAATTTTATCTTATATAATAGAATCTTTCGAAAATTTAAAAAAATAAAGTGTAATTAATTAAATGGCCATTCAAAACATAATTAGAAAAGCAGAGCAGGAATACCCACCCTCTTTAAAACAAGAGGTGGATCCAATAGCTGGTGCGGATTTAAATCTTTTAAGCGGATATATTAACTCGACAGCTAGTAATATTGTTTTTACTACCGGAAACCAAATAAAAAGTGGTCGTTTAATAATTGGAAATGATGCAAATAGTATCGTAGATCCAAATTCTCAATATACATTAAGTCTTCAAACAAATAGCCCCGCCACATGGCTAGAAATTTTAAATAATAGCGGGGTTGATCGAGGGGTATTTTTTGGAATACAAGATAATGATTTTGAACAATATAATTGGCAAGGTGGAGATATAAGATTTTTTACTTCTAAAAATCCTGGTGATGGAACTGAGAGGTTAATAATTAAAAACGATGGCAAAATTGGAATTGATACGCATTCCCCATCTGAAAAATTAGAAGTAGCTGGGAATATAAAAGCTAGTGGGGCAAGTTTTAATACGCGCCCAACAGTTAATGGGACTGGGGTTATATTAAACGGAGAAGGAATTGACGCAAATCAAATCTCTGATTCTACTTCATTTGGAAGAACTCTTTTAACTGCGGCTACTGTTCAAGCACAAAGAACGGCATTGGATATTTTTTCCACAGTTACGAATTTTGAAACACTTACGGGGACCAGTGGAAATTTCCAAAGAGTTTATGTTACAAATAATGACGGAAGAATTTATGTATGGAACGGGGTTGGATACACAGAAGTTAGCCGAACCCCAACTGGTGAATTAGATAATCGTTACACTCAAAACTTCGGAAACGTAAGTGGAATTCGTGCAATGACTACTGGACAGTATAATGCTATTACTCCGATTAGCGGGGTGGTATATATCTTAACATAATGAGACTTGACCAAGCCACTGATATTAAATATAATGGATTATCAGCCAGACAGGTTTATTATAATAATAAATTAATTTGGCCACAAACGTCTATTGTTAGTGGCTTATTTTGGGATTTTATTGTTAACCCATCTGGTAAAACATTGACCGCTTTTAACGTTCATTTTGGAAATGGTCAAGTCACCGCCAATTGGGGTGATGGAAGTTCACAAATCTTAACTTCTAGTGTAAACTATAACAAAACATTCTCTTAATATGGCTGGAATTAATTTAATTTTACAAAATAATCCAACGGTTACACAAATTAACTGTGGAACAAGCTCTCCAAGACTGGGTGGAACTGTTAATATTTCTGCTTTTCCTAATTTAACATTATTTACATGTAATAATAATGACATTACAGCAATTAGCGGATACGCAAATAATGTAAACCTCAAAGAGTTAATATATCTTGACAATAAAGTGTCAGGAACGCTTCCATCCTTAAGTGGAATGACAAGTTTGGAAGTTTTTAATTGCGCCATAAATTTACACACAGGTTCTATTCCAAGTCTAAGTGGGTTGGAGAATTTGCAACTGTTTCATTGCGCCATAAACCAACTTACAGGCTCTATTCCAATTTTAAGTGGGTTGAGCAATTTACATACTTTTTATTGCCATCAAAACCAGCTCACAGGGCAGATTCCAAGTCTGAGTGGGCTGAGTAATTTGCGACGTTTCTCTTGCCATCAAAACCAGCTCACAGGGCAGATTCCAAGTCTGAGTGGGCTGAGTAGTTTGGAAAACTTTTATTGTAATAGTCAACAGGGAGTAAGTAAATTAACAGGTCCGATCGCGAGTCTTATCGGGTTGAATAATTTGCGAGAGTTTCACTGTCAATCAAACCAACTGACAGGTTCTATTCCAAGTGTAAGTGGGTTGAATAATTTGCGAGATTTTCGCTGCGCTGACAACCAACTCACAGGTTCTATTCCAAGTCTAAGTGGATTGAGCAATTTGCAAACTTTTCGTTGCGAATCAAACCAACTCACAGATTCTATTCCAAGTCTGAGTGGACTGACTGGTTTGCAAACTTTTGTTTGTTTTATAAATCAATTAACTGGATTTGCTGGCGGTTCTGTTTCTAATAGATTGGGCAACTTTCAAGCACAAACAAATCAATTAAGAGCTAGTGCGGTCAATTCGATTCTTGCATCTTTTGTTGCTGCCGGAAGAACAACGGGAACTCCAATATTAAATGGAGCATGCATATTAAATTTAGGTGGAACTAATTCACGCCCAACCGGTCAAGGCATAACAAATGTTGCGATTCTAACAGGTCGTGGTTGGACAGTATTTACGGGAATAAATTTATTATGATTAGAATATATTCAAATCAAGAACGTCCAGATGTCATTCCGGTGGTAGACGGAATATTAGTAAACGAAACTGAATGGTGGATGATTTATGATGCAGTTACTAATAAAGTAATTATATCCCCACTACAATGCGCTGGCGGAGCTTCAAGTCCATACACAATGGTTATCGCAGATAGCAAAGAAGAATTAAATCAATTTATTATAGAAAATGGGCTAATTATTCCCCTTGACGAATCTGACTCTATTTATAATATTGAATAACACGTTCTGGTATTTCCAGATATTCTTTATAAGATTTTAGAATTCTTTTTGGGCAAAATTCTTGTACTTTTTGATATTTTCTATTGTCATTCGGCCATTTTCCATATTTATATAACATTGCATATTTATATAGAATTGCATTTGCGGTTTGGGCATAATTCTTATAATCGAATAGCTTATTATTTTTTATAATACTTGTGGCACATTTTTCACAATCTATTTCTAGTTCCATTAATGCTTGTAATTCTTTTTTATATTTTTGTGGTTTTGATATAATTTGAGAATATGATATATCATAATCACAAAAACGATTCCATAATTTTGAATCATCTCTCCACTGTATAAAGTGGCAATACTCATGAATAAGAACGCCAAACCACTCTTCTTCTTCTAGGTTTCCTTTAGCTACTTTGATAACTGGATCATCATTAGAATCCATATAAAAAAGGCCAGAGCATTTGCTCTTACCACCGCAATAATTTCCTTTTAATAAAACAATACGACCATCAAGAGATTCGACATCTTCTTTGATGATATCGAACACCCGTGAATTAATTAAAGACGACATCAATAGTTATTTACACTATGATTTTTATAAAATGTTTATAGAAGAGATTTTGGAATTTTTTTGTGTAAACCTATAAAATACTAGTGTATGAAATATTTTTGCTCAAAATGTGGGAAGACCACTCAATATAATTTTGAACTACCAAAATTTTGCGCTTTTTGCGGGCAATCGTTTGCTAGTAAACCAGCTTCCGCGCGACCAGAAGATAACAGGAATAAATTTTTAAATGAATTAAAATTAAAGAAAAATATAAACTCCGTAGAAATTAATGATGAGAGTTATGATACAATAGATAGTAATATTGACTTTAAAAAAATTAAACCATCTTTTAAAGTAGATGTTTACCAACCTAAAGGGGAATCTTTTGGAAGTTTAATTGATAATCCATCTTCTCCTATCGAGGTAAATAATCAAAATAATATTCAAACAAAAACTAAAGAAGAAATTTTATCAGAATTTCAAAAAGAAGCTGGCTCGTTAAGATCTAAATAATATGCCACGTAAGAAAAAAGGCGTTGTTAGGCCATCTTTCGAAGACTCGATAGATATTATTAATTCTGAAATTCAAAAACGCAAACATCGTTGGCATTTAACTGCCATCGCATGGATGGATTTCGAAGATGTTGCTCAAAGATTAAGAATACATATTTATAAGAAATGGGAGAAATGGGATCCACTGCGCCCTATGAGGCCATGGCTTAATCAAGTTATTAACCACCAAATGACTAATATGCTTAGAAATCATTATTCTAATTTCTCGCGCCCATGTTTAAAATGTCCATTTAATACTGGTGATTATGGTTGTTCTATATATGGAACACAAAACAATTCTTGTAAAGATTACGCTAAGTGGGAGAAGAGTAAAAAATCTGCTTATGATGTAAAATTTCCATTAAGTATTCATAGTCCAAACCATGACAATCCTGAAACAACTTTAGAAAATGTTTTACATGATACGGAGAACATGATAGATATAGAAAATTTAATGCCACTTTTCCATGAAATCATGAAGAAGAATCTAAGTATCATTGAGTGGAAGGTTTATGACTATATGTTTTTACAGCATTTAGACGAGGCGGAAGTAGCAAAAAAAATGGGTTATAAATTAAGTTTAAAAGAAGGTCGGCCAGCATATAGACAAATTAGTAAAATCAAATCAAAAATTTTACAAAAAGCGCGCGAAGTAGTAAGGGAGGTATTATAATGGAAGAAATTCTTACATTAGAACAGCAAAATAGATTAAAAGAATTTTTGCAAAAAAATCCCGAAGCCACACTTACGGAGATTACTGTTTACACTTATAATAATGAAAATATTGATAGTCGTAGTAAAGAAGGGCGGATTTTAAAACAGTATTTATTAGATAATAATATTGAATACAAAAATCGTTCTGTCTTTCAAAGAGATCGAATTTCATTAACAACAGATCACGAAGAATTTATAAAAAATAATTATAAAAATCAGCATTACTTAGATATGGCAAAAATTTTATTTAAAAATAATAATTTGACCCATCTCAGTCTCGAATCGCGCGAAGTTAACAAATACGTTAATAAATTACAAAAGGCCGATCCTACATATTTAGATATGACTACTTATGTTCCAAAAGATTCCGAAACTTCTGCCCCAAGCCCTATTAGCGAATATTTTCCACCGCGCCGCATGGATCAAACATTATATCGAATTAATAAATATCTTAATTTAGGATGGGAAGAAAAAAAATTAAAAGCCGTTCAAATTAAACAGGTAGAAATGTTGCAAAGATATTTGAATACTTTTAGTTTTTGTTATCAAATTAATACTTATCGTCGTGACGATGACCGTAAATTATTTGAAGATGCTTTTATTCGTTATACTTATGATAAGGAAGATTTAACACAAGAAGAATTAGATCAATTTATTACCTTATGTACAGAAGTTGTTACGGCTTCTACAATTTTACAACAAGTTGAAGATTTGCGTCAATTATTACGTCAAGCATCTGAAGAGGACGAGGGGCGCAATATTAAAATGAGTCTTAATGAGGCCATTAGTAGCTTACAAACTGAATATAACCAATGTCGTAATAGGCAAAATAAATTATATAAATCGCTTGTTGATGATCGATCCAAAAAAATACAGGAGCGAAAACAGGAAAACGCTAGTATTCTTAATTTAGTGCAGGCGTGGAAAGATGAGGAACGTCGCAAAAGTATTATTCATCTAGCAGAAGCTCAAAAACAAAATTTAGAAGACGAAGCAAAACGTTTATCATCCATGGACGAACTAAAGGCAATAATTCGTGGAATTGATATAGATGAAATGGTTCATAGTTAATATAATATATTATGGATAAAAATAAAATGTATTTAAAATGTAAAGTTTGTGGAGAAGAATTTAATTATTTTGCCGAACTTCAAAAACATTTAAGATATTACCATAAGCTTTCCTGTAAAACTTATTTTGAAACTTATTGGAAACGCATTGATCGTTTTAATGGGACAAAATTAGAATATAAATCTTTTGACCAATATATTACTTGCGATTTTGTCGATAAGAAAAACTATAAAAACTGGTTAAAGACTCTTTCTCAAGAAGAGTACACTGATTATTTTAAAAGTAAATTGGGGCAATATTGTGATTTAAAAAACTTAGAAATTGCTCCTAGTCAAATAGAAGCTCAAAGTATAAATTGCTTATTACCGATCAGTACAATAGAAGCTTTTTCTGGAATGTGTTATAATGATTTATGCCAAAAGATTGGACTGCATTCCAGATTTAATTATCAAATTCCTGACGAAATTCCTTTTGCTCCTATTCCACAAATTATTGTAGATAGTCGTGAACAAAAACCATTTCATTTTGAAGAGCATACTTTAATTGAATCTAAATTAGAATATGGCGATTACTCTCTTCACCCTAACAATAAATTAGCAGTAGAGAGAAAAAGTTTATCTGATTTATATGGAACTTTGAGTGGTGGCCGCGAAAGATTTGAACGCGAAATTCAAAAGGCTAAAAAAATGGAAGGTTATATTGTCGTAGTTGTAGAATCGACTCTCAATAATATGATGTATCAAAAACAAAAATTTGGTAAAGCTTCTGGCGAGTTTATTGCTCATAACATGAGAAAATTATTACGTCAATATGATAATTTACAATTTGTTTTTTGTGATGGGCGCGAAGAAGCCAGAAATAAAACACTTCATATTTTAGGTATGAATGAAGAGGCTTGTAAAATAGATTTACAATATTACTTTGATACAAAATGGCACTCATCGTAGGAAATCAAAAAAAATCTAAACCATTAGCTAACGTTAATAAAGAGTTACTTAATTTAAAGGGCGATTTAACTGACGAAGAAGCGCGGGTTAGTCTTGCTAAATTTCTAAGATATAATCTTGGTTTTACTACGGAATTATCAATGGGCTTGACATTAGAAGCCTATCAAGAATTAACACTCAATTCTTTTTTTAACAGAAATTATTGTATGTTAGTTTGGGGTCGTGGTGGCGCTAAAAGTTTTTGCGCTGCGATCTATTGTATTCTTAAATGTATGTTAGAGCCTGGGACTAAAATACTTATTGCATCTATTAACTTTCGTACTAGTCGCCGCGTTTTTAATGAAATTGAAAAATTTTTAATGTCTCCAGGGGCGGCCTTAGCCCGACAATGTTTTGGTTTAAAAAGTAAGCGAAATGACCAATACGAATGGCAAATTAATGGCGGTAGTATCACAGCTATTCCGCTCACTGGAGAAAAAATTCGTGGTATTCGTGCTAACGTACTTATTTTGGATGAGTTTTTACTTTTACCTCCTGATATTATTGATAATGTTCTTATTCCATTCTTAAGTTCTCCAAGAGATGTGGGTGAACGTATTCGTATTAGAAAATTAGAAGAAGAATTAATAAAAAAGGGCTTGCTACATCCAGATAATAGGCATATCTTTGAGAATACTTCTCAAATGTTATGTTTAAGTTCTGCAAGTTATACCTTTGAACATTTATTTCGCGTTTATCAACAATGGTCACATTTAGTAGAACATCCAGACGAGCAAGAGTCTAAAGAGGGCGAGCTTCCTGGGACATATTTTATTTCCCAATTAAGTTATGAAGCCTTGCCTCAACACATGGTAGATCAAGGCGCGATTCAAGTTGCTAAAAGTGGTGGGAGTTCACACCATTCCTTCTTACGTGAATATTGTGCCCGTTTTATTGATGGTGGAGATAGTTATTTTTCACCTAAAAAAATGCATGAGTGTACGATTTCAGATGGGGAATATCCAACTACTAAGGTAATTGGCGATAGTGATAAAAAATATATTTTAGCAATTGACCCGAACTTTTCATCTTCTAAAGTTGCTGACTATTTTGCCATGAGTGTTATTGAGCTGGACGAAGAAAAAAAACAAGGCGTATTGGTTCATGGATACCAAGCCGCAGGATCATCTTTGCAAGATCATATAAAATATTTTTATTATTTATATAAAAACTTTAATATTGCCTTGATTATTATTGACCATGCGGGTGCAGATACTTTTATAGATGCGGTAAATAACTCTCAGTTTTTCAAAGATATGAATCGTAAGATTGGTTTTGTGGATTTTGATTCAGATAAAGAAAATGAGGATTATACTAAAATGTTAAAAGATTGCGCCCGTCAATATAACAAAGATTTCGGTAATATATGTATTAAACAATATTTTACAAGCTTCTTTTTGGGTCGCGCAAACTCTTATTTACAAACTTGCATTGATCATAAAAAAATATGGTTTGCCTCGCGCGCGAGCAACCATCCTGATATTTTAGAAAATATTTTTACAATGAATCTTCCGATGGAGTATATATATCCTAGAGGAATTGGGGAAAAGGCGGATAATGAATACGAAACAAAGAAATTGACCGTCCGCGAATTTATAGAAGAGCAGGATTTCATTGTTCAAGATACGAAAGATCAGTGTGCCAATGTTGAGGTCACCACAACATCTAGGGGTACCCAAAGTTTTGATTTGCCATCTCATTTAAGAAAATCTACAAGTATAAATAGAGCTAGAAAAGATAATTATACAACTCTTATGCTTGGCAATTGGGGTGTTAAAGCCTATTTTGATATAATGGCCCCAGAGAACTTTGCGAAAAAGAATACAACTTTTGTCGCAGAATTAATCTAATAAAATATCAGATTTTAGTGTAATAGACTATTATAATAAGTTATGGCGCGTGATACTAATAAAAATATTAAGTTCCCAGAACCACAGGTAATTGAAGGATCTATAAAATCAAAAGATACTATAGAAGTCAAAGCTAGTCGTGGGGAAGTGAATACTTCCGTAAGAAGAAATAGGTCATCCACAATCTCTAGGACTGATAAATATGCAAATATTGAAGGTGGGGTAATTCCTTTTATTTATGGTGGCGGCTATGGTAAATATACTTCTAATATAAGTATTAAGGACACTATTATTTTATGTCAAAAGGCTTATTATAATTTTTCTATTTTTAGAAATACTATTGATTTAATGACCGAGTTTAGTTGCTCGCCTATTTATTTTACTGGTGGTAACGAACAATCCCGTAAATTTTTCCAAGCATGGGGGGATCGTGTCAATTTATGGAAATTACAAGATATGTTTTTCCGTGAATTTTTCCGTAGTGGAAATGTATTTTTATATAAATTAAACGCACAATTTACAAAACAAGACATGCGCGTTCTTACGGATTTAATCACGACAGAAGCTCGCACCGGAGAAATTCCTGTTAGATATATTATTTTAAATCCTGCTGATATTCAAGCTATTGGATCAGCTTCATTTATTACTCCTCAATATATTAAAGTTTTAAACGATTTTGAAATGCAAGTTTTAACGAATCCAGATAATGAACAAGATAGAGAACTTGCTCAAAGAGTTAAAAATGTAAAAGATTTAAAAACTACTAGCAATATTACCCAATCAAATCAATACATGATATTTGAATTAGATCCAGAAAGATTTATTCCAGTATTTTATAAAAAACAAGACTATGAACCATTCAGTGTACCAATGGGTTTCCCAGTTCTCGAAGATATTAACTGGAAGCAAGAACTTAAAAACATGGATATGGCAATCAGTCGTACAATACAGCAAGCGGTCTTATTGGTTACAATGGGAAATGATGAAGTCGGTATGCCAACTAAAGAACAAATCGGAACGTTAAGAAAAATTTTCGAAAATGAAAGCGTGGGCCGTATTCTGGTAACTGACTATACAACCAATATTAAATTTATTATTCCAGAAATCAGTAATATTCTTGATCCTAAAAAATATGAAGTTGTAGATCGTGATATTCGTTATGGTTTAAATAACGTTCTTTTTGGCGAAGAAAAATATGCCAATACTAATACTAAAATAGAAGTATTTTTATCAAGATTAAAGCATGCGCGTGAAACATTTATGAATGAGTTCATTTTACCAGAAATGAAAAAAATTGGTAAAAATCTTGGTTTTAAAAATTTACCAGTCGCACGTTTTAAAGACTCTGACTTTAAGAGTGACGCAAATTTAACGCGCGTTTATTCGAGACTTATAGAATTAGGCGTTCTTACTCCAGAAGAGGGGATTACGGCTATAGATACTGGAAGATTACCCCTACCCGAAGAAAGTGTTGAATCTCAACAGGAATTTCGAAAACTTCAAGAAGACGGTTTGTACCAACCACTTTTAAATAAACCTCAACAACAAACTGGTCGCCCTACTGGAACCGGAACCCCCCAAACAACAAAAGCGCCTAGAACGGCGCCAACTGTTCAAGCATCGGAAGTAAAACCTAAAATTAACGCAGATCTTGTAGCCAAAAATCTAGTAAAATTTGATAATTTAGTTGAAGCGGTTGAAACAACTTTAAAAGAAAAGTATGATCGTAAAAGATTAACCAAAGAACAAAAAGAAATTATTCAAACAATCGCGGAAACAATTGCAACAAATGAATCTCCGAAAGACTGGGTGAATAAAATCAATGACTATATTAATAAACCCGTACAAATAAATGTAAATATGGAAAAAATTAATGAAATTGCCGCTGAATACGGGCTAGATTATAAAACAGCAATTTTATTATATCATAGTAAATTAAATTAATATGAGCAGGAGTTTAATAAGAAAAAATCAATTACATCCAGATATATCCGATTTAGTTAGCGGATATGGAACTGGATTTTTTGTTACTCCGCAACAATTAAATGAGGCTATAGATGTTTCTCAACAAATAATTACTCAAGGCGCGGTTCTAGTTAGCGGTAATCAAAATATTAGCGGAATTAAAAATTTTACGACAAGACCCACTTTAAATGGATCTGGTTTAGCAACAACTGGCGAATTAGGTGGATCAACAGTATTTAATGGAAATAGACAAATTACTGCAAATGTTCAGGGTTTTCTAGGGGTAAATCCTGGTGGAAATGATGTAGCATCTTTTCTTAATAATGTTTTTTATCCATTTATCCCTGGGTCTATTTCTTTAAATGGCTTCGCCATTCAAGAGCTTGGTACAACAACAATTTCTATTCCTTTTATTGGAACTATAAATACTGGAAGTTTAAATTTAAATCAATTTACAAATGTAGAAGGTTATGTAAATAATGTGGGTCGTCTTCCATTACTTCTTCCAGTTGTGCAAAATTTTAATTGGTCTGTTGGGATTAATTTAAATTCAACATCGAATAATGTTTATATAAAAGCAACCGGTCTAAATCAAAATAACACTCCAATACAAATTCAAAGTAACACACAGAGTATTACATTTGAAGCCCCTTACTATTGGGGGTCTGGGCAAGATAATTTAACGCCCACCCAAATTACTGGAGTGCCGAGAACTAAAGTTGTTTCAAGTCGTCCTAATCCCATTACATTAACATATAATACAGTTAATAGTCGTTTTTGGTTGGTATATCCTTCTGGATGGGGGGCTTTAACTTCTATAATAGATCCGAATAATTTTAACATAACATCAAGTTTCACTGGTTCGGGCATGTTGTTAAATTTGGTAAATGGGTCTACGCATCCATATTTAGTATATAAATCTTTAGTCAATTCAACAAATTCTAATTTTCAAATTAGATTTAATTTTTAACCTATGGGAATACAATTATCCACAAATTTTGACTTAGCATCACAAATCCCCTTGGATTCAAGGGCGATTGTTGCTACTACTGGTGAAAGGAACTCATTAGCAATAAATAATAAAGCTTATGCAGGACTTACTGTATATGTAACTGGAGAAAATAAATATTATTATTATGATATTAATAATTCCTGGGTAGAATTTGGCTCTTCTCAAAATCTAAATAATGTTGTTTATACAACTGGCAATCAAAATATAAACGGCGTAAAAACTTTTGTTGATAATTTTAATATTACGGGAAGTGGAATTATTGCAGATGTAACCAGTGGCGCACTTTTACAATTTAGTGGAAGAAATGTATTGACACGACCAGATTTGGCACAGTCGTTTAGAAATGTTTACATCTCCGATACTATTGGAAATCAGGCTTTTAATGCACAAATAGGTAATATAAATCGCCCGTTTAAAACGGCTCAAGATGCATGGAATGCTATTGTTACTGACGGTCTTTATTCAAATAATAGATCTTACATATTGAATTTTTATGAAGGATCGTACTCAATTATAACTACAAATAATTGGCCATCAAGAGTAGGTATTCGAGGGCTTGGTCCTGGCGATATTACATTAAATGTAACACATACAAGCCTTTTTGCTTCACAAGGCGATGGTTACAATTTCGATATAAAAGACTGGGGATATCAAAGTGTAAATCTCTCTATTACAAGCCAAGGTGGTTTTTGGGCAGGCGGCCTACCACAAAATGGTGGAAATGGTGGCGATATTACTTTATATAATTGTAGATTTTCAACAATCTCAAGTCGTGGTGGCCAGTCTTCATCGAGTGCATTTCTGGCTGGAACATATGGATCAATTTATTTAGAAAATTGTGTAGGCAATACTATTGACTTAGTCAATGGTACTCCAAGCCCATTAAAAATTAACACATCTACACAAACAATTATTAGTTCTAAAATGAATACCATAAATATTCAATCAAATACTAGTAATAGAACAATAAGATTAATAGATAGTGAATTAACGACTTCTTTTCCCACTACGAATGTATTTAATACAAATCGTATTATAAAAAATACTAGAATCAGCTCTTCTACGCCCTCGGAGGAAAAATATTATTTTGATTATCAAATAGTTTCTGGAGATAGGGTCATTAAAAACTTAGAACTTACTAATTTTGGTATTTTTTCTGGTGATTTAACTGGTATTATTCTGACAGATAACATAACAGGAAGAAATAAATTAAGATATAGAAATAATGCTTTTGTAGCCGATTTTGCTAATGGAATTTATTTATCACCATTTATTGAATCTCCAAATTTGGTTTATAATACTGGCGATCAAACGATTAGCGGTACGAAAAGTTTTGCGCTTCGCCCGTCCGTAAATGGAACTGGCGTTTTATTACAGGGAGAAGCTGCTGGCGCGTCTTTGCAAAACATTGTTTTTACCACTGGAGAT